CAACCATCTTGTAATCAGATACACTTGTTGCAAGTTCAGTGAATGTATGACCAGTCAATGTCGTTGCTGTATCGAACACATCAACATTTGCTGGTGTCTCTTTAAGAATCTTGATCTGATGTACAGGTTCGATTTTTAGATTCACATTGAATGATGTGCTTGCTTGTTCAGCACCAAATAACATCCCTCCAATACATAACAATACGATACTCAATTTTTTCATTGTCTTTTTCCTTTTCTAAATAAATAGTTTAATGACTGAATCAGAACTCAAGTTATCCACTGAAAGATCTATATCAGCTTCTGAAGGAGTCTCAACTATATCAATCACTGACATCTTTAACAAGTCTGTCAAAGTAAGATTTCTTTCAAACCTTTCCAACAAGTTCTTAATCAAGATCTTGTTTGTTTCAGAATTTTTTGCTGTTCTCCCAGATAAGGACTCAAGCTTCTGAAAATAGAATTTCTTATTCCCATCTTTCTGAATATAAATTCCCAAAGTCTTAGTCTTATTTTCTAGAGTGTCTGAATATTCAAATATTTTTGCTGAAGGAACAAAGATTCTATCTTTATCCTCTGAATTCATTTCTCCAATCAAGATAGAATATTTAGCTTTCTCTCCACAATCACAAGAATTATAATTATAATGATTGAGATTCAAAGTATAAGCCAAATCAGACTCTCCATTCACTCTAAAGAATTCAGTTGCTCCATCAGGTTCTGGAGCATGAGTAATATCTCCAGAAAACCAAAGTCCAAAATTCGAATTTCTATAATTGGCATCCCATCCAATCTTTTCATTCAAACTCATAAGAGATAAATCCAAATCTACTCTATAATCGTTAAGATTTGTCCAATGAACTCCAAGAAGAGCTGATTTCTTATTATCAATCTCTACATAGGATCCACAAGGAATACTTCCAACAAAGTCTTTTTCTGAAGTAGGAAGAGCATAAGTGATATTCTTTGGAATGTAGATCTTCTTTCCATACAAATTGTTAGTCACTCTCTTAACTAGAAGATTAATGAGAATATCTTCAATCTCAGTAACTTGTGGATAGAATGTTTCTGTTTCTTCTGTCTTTGCCCAGACTTTTCCATTTCTTATTCTATATATCTTGTTATCAATATAGAGATTATTAAGAGCTTTCAAGAGACTGATGATTCTGAAAGAGTTAAGAGTCTCCACTTTTGTCAAAAAGACATCAAAGTCTATATACCGATCATTCTTTATTCTCTCAGCAATAGAGCTGAAATAGTCTCTCTCCATGGGAACATGATTCTTTTTTGCAAGTCTTCTTATTCTATTGACATGATTAGCTGTTTTTTCATTCTTCATGGCAAGAATTAATGGCTTGAAACGATAGAAATATTTTGATAATTCAACCATGCTTCCTTCTACTTGAATACAATAAGAATTCAGCCAATCTTGTGCTTCTTCTGAATTTTTCAGAGCTTCTATTGTGTCTTTATCCTTAATAAGAAGAGTTTTTCCAGTAGCAATATAGACAACTTGTCTCAAAAAATCTAGAGGATGATTAGGGATAATATTAAATCTCTTTCTAACAAGACAAGAAAATTCTCTATTCTTAGAATTATCCAGAAGCATCATTGGATTTAAATCAACTTCTTCTAAAGAATTTAAGATGGTGCCAATCTTTTCTTGAGAAAGAGCAATTCCAGAAGAAACTAGATTGTCTATGATCTCTTCTACTTCTTCAATAGAGATTTCTTTGATGGCTCTGATTGGAGCGCTTAGGTATTCTCTCATAGAAAAATTTTCAATTTCTGTATTTGGAACATAGATCTCATCAGAATCCATAAGTCCTAAATCAGAGTAATAAGCATATAGATAATGGACCATCTGATCAAATGTAAAAGAAAAATCTGTTTTCTTTTCGATTATTTTCCAATTTTTATAAAATGTTTTTGTCCAGCTTTGTGAAGGAACATTTAAAGAATTGATTTGAAAGATAAGATTATTCAGATCTTCTTCATCTAGTTTCTTAATTAGTTCATTGCTCAGAATATATCCATAAGGAATAGTTTTCTCAATAGCTTCCTTAAATGAGCATGGAGAAATATTCTTTTTCACTTCTGACAGAAATATCTTATTTGTTAAAAGATATGTTGCTTTATTAAATATCATCTTTAGATCTCCTTGTTAAAAATAAAAGATGCGGGAAGTAGATTTCACCATAGATTAGTAGGAACTCCCTTTGCATCTTATATAAAAAGCGGAGAGTAAATTAATTTAACAGATTATTTTAGTAGGAACTCTCTTTGCTTTTCTTATATTTATAGTATACTAAAATCTCTAGAATGTTTTCTAAACATTTGAAAGATTTTTAAAGCCGACAGTCAGATTCGAACTGACGACAAACAGTTTACAGGACTGTGGATCTACCACTGATCTACATCGGCGATTGTAAGCTATAATCCTTATATATCTTATCAATATTATCTGGCTTACTATTCATAATAGTTACAATATCATCAAAAGAATATGGCATATAATTATTGAATTCTACATTTACATTGAAGCTCTTTCCATAATCTTTCTTCATCATCTCAATCTCTTTAGAGAACTTATGAACATGTCCATATAGATGATAGGTATTATCAAAACTTCTATGCCACAACCTCATTGGAAAATGGGATAGATGGATCACCTTCTTATCTTTCTTGAAAATATGAGTAAGTTCTATCTTCTCACAAAGATCAGAGAATTTCTCTATCTTATACTTCATATCATGATTTCCAACAATCCAAAAAAACTTGATTTGCTTTTCTTTGAACAATTCCAAAGTAGGAAGAATCAGATCTCTATTGAAAGCCAGATCTCCAAGAAAATATAGAGAATCATTTCTTTTCATTACAGATAACATATTAGACACAATAATATCATTCATTTCCTCTATAGAAGAAAACTCAGTTCTTCCTCCAAAAGAAAGAAGATTTCTATGTCCTAAATGCCAATCTGAAGTAAACCATTCCATATAAAGCTCCAATTATATCCCCTGCTGGAATTGAACCAGATACCTTCCTCCTGATTTTTAAGTGGATTGGTTTAGAAGACCAATATCAGGAACAGGGGACTTTCTTTTAAAACATTCTACATCATAAAAATCTTATATAATAGTTAACTAATTTGAACTAACTCTCTAAATTTTAAGCTTCTTACTCTTTCTTAGGAAAAGTGGAGGAACTGTCTAGCCAACAGCAAAAACAATTCCTCCCTACACCACACATTCGATAGTTAATTTCTTTCCCCAACTACCTCGGGGAATAGTCTCTAGGAGAATTGAACTCCTATCTGAAGAATGAAAATCTTCTGTCCTAACCATTAGACCAAGAGACCTAATATCCACAAAATCTATCTATTCTAAACTCTCAAAAGGAAGATGAAGATAATCTAATGCTTTCTTTGAATCTTCTTTTAGAACAAAATGTAGCTCCTTGTTTTCATCGTCTATAGCAATACCAATAATAGGAGCATCCATTATTCCAACTAGTCCCTCATCTTCATCCATTACAAAACAATGACTTAAACTTATTTCATAATTTTTAGGAACATCATAGATTCTTTCTAAAAAATTTTTTATATTCACCTTTATCCTCATTTTTAAACTTTTAACAAATTAAAGAAAAGTTTCAAATAGTTTTACCATGTTCTTCTTTTAACTTGCTCTATATCATAGATAATACTAGTAATATATTCAAATCTATCTACAGGCTTCTTTTCTACTAATGTCACAGTATCAGTACAAGTAAGAGCAATTGTATCTTCATCTTTGAATAAACCATCGATGTCAAAAAAGAATTTATCTTTATTCTTTTCTACACCATATAAATTTAGATACTCTCTAAAAGAGATAACCTTCTGAATATTATAGAATCCAGCACGTTCAATAATGTCTTGAGCGCAAAGCTTATATCCCATTCCTTCTGTAACATAAATTCCACCAGCTTCATTACATCTTTTTAGAAGTTGATATGTTTTTCCACTACCAATAGCACCTGTTAATATTTTCATTCTGTTTTCTCCTTTAGACTTTCTTCCCATCTATCTTTAAATTCTTTATACATACCCCCATTCATAGAGAATTCTATAGAATCTGTTCCACTATCTTTTACAGTAATCTTAATTTCTTTTCCTTTCTCTTTCATAAAAGACTGTAGACTCTCTACAAACCTCCAAAAATCAGAGTAAGATTTTATATTCTCTTCTATTATTTTATGGTCAAAAATAGAAAGCATTTCATTCTTCATTGAATCTCCTTTTTCTCTCCAACAAGAGCAATGATAGCGAGTCCAATAAGTCCTAAAAGAAATCCTAGAGCAAAACCTCCTAGCTTACTCATGTTTCTCTTTTTAGACATCTGAGTTCCAATAATTCCCATGATTATAAAGACTGCTAGTGATAATAATTCTATACCTTCCATTTTTGTTTTCCTTTTTAGATCTTAGTTATTTTAATTGAAGGAGCACCAACTCCGTCTTCTTCTTTTACTCTAAAAATCCTCTCCTCAATTAGACCTTCTGTTTCAGAATATTGATTAACAAGATATTCCCTAAGACTCTTTTCTGTAATAGAGGAGATCTCAAAAAGATCCTTCATTGGATATTCAGCCAACAACAATTCTTTTGAAAGCTTGTAGGACTTTCTTCCCTCTACATTACTGACAGTCTTCCCTAATTCTTCAAACTTTTCTATAAAGACCTTGGAAGAAAGATGCTTCTTTATCTTATTCATCTCACTAGAAATCTTCTTTGATAACTCATCTAGTTCAATATATTCTCTTGATAAAGAACGAACTTCATCTAGCTTTAGATTTTTCTTTACATCCTCAGAGATCTTTTTTAATTCAACTTTGATTGTATCATTCATAATAATCTTCTCCTTTTGGAATAAGATGGACTTGAACCACCGACCAGCAGTTTATAAGACTGCCACTCTAACCACTGAGTTATTATTCCATTGCTAGACGGAAGATGAGGGACTCGAACCCCCAAGGCTTTTACACCCACTTGTTTTCAAGACAAGCTGTTTACCAATTAACATAATCTTCCTTTTTCTACCAAGAGAGGATTTGAACCTCTGATAATAGATCCAAATTCTATTGTGTTTCCATTACACCACTTGGCAATTTAGCTGAGGAGGGAATCGAACCCTCATAGTCATGCTTATGAGACAGACCAGCAGCCTTGCTCCCAGCGATAAATCTTCTGTCCGGATTTTTCTGTTTTTTACATGGGACAATCCTATCACCATAACAAAAATATTTAGGACTGGCAGGATTCGAACCTGCACCCTAATCGTACCACCTTAACGGTAGCGTATACCATTCCGCCACAGTCCTACAGCCCTTCTATGGTGGCCACTCCTGCCGTTCTCCGAAAAGATACGGTGCGCTTGTAACAAATTATACCACAACTGCTTGCAAATGCAAGGGTTATGCTTTTACAACCTTGGTTGTAACCTCGCATAATCAAAGCGAGTCAACAAATTCCATGACTTTCAAAATATCCTTCTTGGCACAAGCAATACTTGTAGAAAGTTCACCCACTAATCCACCACCACTCAAAGCCTTCTCACCTTCTGATTCCTCATTTGCACCAAATAGCTTTGTAGCTTTGTCCATAGCAATACGCTTAGCCTTTGCACAGATGTCTCTAAATTCAAAGATTTCGCGTGCCAAGTCATCCACTCTTCCATCATTTCCGTTTCTAATTTCGTTCATAAAATCTCCTTTGTGCTTATAGCACTGATAAATCATACCCCCTTAACGGTAGCGTATTCCAATTCCTCCACAGTCCTACAAATACCATATCATGGTAAACAGTTTACCCCCATAGCTGGAGGGGGAATCGAGCCCCCATCCACGGCTTATGAGACCGTGTCGTCACCTTGACTTCCAGCGATAGTGCCACACTCCATTCTCTGTTGTGGCTTGGGGCTTACGTTCCCTCATGTAGTACGATTTGAGCATCGTTGAGAGGCTTGCACCACCTTACGTTCCACTCGTCAGTGGCTTTTTAGGGCTGGCAAAGATTTGAACTCTGCAATCGAACATTCAGCATTAGAACCATTCAAGCCTTCCTGTTCACATCGGTTCCTGTTGCGTCTACCATTCCGCCACAGTCCTAAATTTGCCTCGTGTAGGAATCGAACCTACCCAGCTATAAGCGATGGATTTACAGTCCACCCTCCGTCCTTAGAAGTATAACAAGGCATTTTTCGATGATACAGAGAATTGAACTCTGATATTCAGATCGACAGTCTGATGTAATAAGCCATTATACGATATCACCAAAAGAAAGACTAGCAGGATTCTAACCTGCATGACTATCTGACCTAATTATTTCATCCAGTAGGCTTCCAAGCTTTTTATCTGGCATACTTCTTCAATAGTCACCTCTGGTTGCAAGAGGCATGTCTAATTTTTCCATCATAGTCTTTCTTTAAAGTAAGAAAAGGGAATTGAACCCTTATCTGAAGGTTGGAAGCCTTCCATAATAAACCATTATACGATTCTTACAATATTTCTTTTCCTACACTCTATTTTCAATAATCTTCTATAATAATAGTATATCAAATTCCTAAATGTTTTTTCAAAGAAACAGGATGAAATTTTATATATCTGTCCCATTCAATTAGATGCTGATCACATCTTCTAGTGAAACATCTTAAGCAAAGGATCTCATCAGGTTTTGCCACAAGATTCCAAATACAATTTGGAACAGAAAAACCAACTGTTACATCTTCTCCACAAAAATCACAAATTTCTCTACTTGCTATCATCTCTTTTTCCTCTATGCTCCTGACGAGATTCGAACTCGTACTGTATTGATTTTAAATCAATTTCCTCGACCAAATTGGGATACAGGAGCTAGTTATTCAATCCCACCAAGTCTTACTATACTTATTAAGCATCTTACAAAGATATTCAATATAGAAATCATCATCTCTTTTTTGGTATTCAGCCCATTTTCTGTATTGTTCTCCTTCTTCTTCTGAAAATTCAATTCTAAAATCAAAGTTCTTATCTTCTATCTTGCATCCAAAGGCAGTCCTGTAGCTATTATCTGAAGAAAACCCTTCTGAGATTCTCTTACAAAGTTCAGCTACAATCAGAGTAGTTTTTGCTTCTTTTTTATGGTTTACATGAGATCCTTTTTCTTTAAAATTCTTAGAAGCATCAAAAAGCCATTCAGAAGCCATTTCATAAAAACAAGAATAGTCCCACCAAGGATAAGCTTTCTTCATTACATAATGATGAATCTTTTTCCAAAAAGAGGATTTTATATCACTCAATCTATATTTCCAATACATTCATTCTTCCTTTATCTATTCAATACTTTCCAGAATTCTTTTGGAAGACTTACATTTTCTAAAACTGTAGCTTCTAAGAACATAGGAGCAATATCTTCTGGAGTCCATCCCGCTAATCCACATCCAATAGCAGTCACAAGAAAATCTAGTTCTTTATGAGACCTCGCAAAATCAATGAATTCTTTTACATAGTCATTAATATCTCTTAATGGTAGCTTAGAAGTAATTGTAGCATTTACTGTAGGGATAGCATATGTTTTTCCATATAGACCAATTCCTCTTCCTAATTTAGCTCCCCATTTCAGAGCCTGTTTTGCAGCTCCTGCTCCATGTCTTCCTGAAAGATTGGATCCAAACACAAATACTTCATTATCAGTTAACTCTGTTATATTTCTTGTAAATCTCATAATCTATCCTCTTTAATACTCCTGAAGAGATTTGAACTCTTACTTGTCAGATCCTAAATCTGATGGCTCTACCGAATTGGCCTACAGGAGCAAAAACGGAATGACTGGGTTTCGAACCCAAATCAGAATTACTGATCGATTGGTTTAGCAAACCATCCTGACTCCTTGTCAGTTGTTCATTCCTCTATTTACAATAGTTTCAAGTCTTTTGTAATCTTATCTATCTTTTCTGAATCATCTGGACCAATAGCAATACAAGTAATAGTCTTTATTCCTCCAAATTCAGTCCATCCATTATCTTCAATCAATGCTACTGGAAGTTCAGCTTCCTCTGCTTTATCCTTTATTGCCAATAATTCTTCTAGTGAATTGACGCCAAGTACAATTTTAGTGAAAGCTCCTTCAATCCATTCAATCATTTCTGGTGTTACATTTTCTAATTCATAGGTGACTACTTCAGTAACATCATCCCCCATTGAAGAAAAAGGATAGCTCACTGACTGTCTCATTCTGTCAAAAAAGATCTTCATGGAAGAGTGACTACCTTGTGCAATCATTTTTCCCTTCCGCATATTCAGATCTTTTCTCATTATAATAACTTGCTTAATCATCTGTTATACCATAAAATATATTTTGCTTTTCTTGGTTTAAGTCCTCTATAATCAGAAGGAGAATATCCCTCTCTTATAGTATTGTAATTCTCATCAAGAAGGTCTCCCCAACCATCATCATCAATGAAACATTTGGTTTTTACACCTTCTTTCCACTTTTTAAAAGTCATCAGATGACCGATAGACTTCTTTATTTCATGACTAATCCAATTATCAGGATAATTCTTTTTTACCCAGTTCTCAGCTTCATCTAGCTGTTCAAATATTTCTTTTGCATATCTATTTCTGTTTTCAATCTTGATATGCCATCCATCTTTTCTTAATGACAAAGTAAAATATTCTGTTTCATACATATATAAATCCTCTTTTTGATCAGGATGAGAGTCGAACTCATCTAGGACACATTAAAAGTGTGTTGCAAAACCGATTTGCTACCTGACCATCTAAAAAGGAAAGCAGACTATACGAGTAGCTTTGCTCCTCTACAGATTGCTTGGCATTCTGCTAATCTGCTTTCCATGGACTATCAGAGATTCGAACTCTGGTCTTGATAAACCTCAGCTTTCGTTCAGGTTGGCCTTTCGTCGCTTCATCAATCTACCAATCGATACCAAATAATAGCCCAAAAATACTAATTCAACTTTGAAAGAAACTCTTGAAGTTTTTCTACTGAGTCAAAAGTAAAAGTAACAGACAAGTTCTTTGGAAGAACATCAGAGTCTTTCACATCTTCAACATCATCTAAAGTAATAGTTTCTGATTCATCTTCAGGATACAATTTCCTATAGCGACCATGTTCATACTTCAGGTTTCCCCCAAAATCTATATTATATCTAGAGACAAACTTAATTAAAGTTTTCCTAGAAATATCCAAATCCTCTCCAAGAAGATAGAGTGAAAGTAAAGAATTATATTCCATTTCTTCAACATAATTGAAAAACTTTTCCCAATTAGACATTTTCATAGGAATCTTGTCTAGCCTACGAATATAGTAAGTTCCATTATAGGAGTCAGAAAAAGTCCAAGAAATGTTATTTCTCCTATTGATTAATGGAATAATCTGTTTTCTAGAAATTTCCTGATTGTACTCTTTCCAAAAATGGTTCTGAATCATGTCAACATCAATAATGTCTCCAACAGACAAGCTCTCAATATACCGATTGAATCTCCTCCACATTGAATCTTCTCTAAAAGTAACATCTCTTCCAGTTCTAAAATTTTTCATCTTTGTATCTCCTAATATTTATATATTATCTACTTTTCTTCTCTTTTTTCTAAAATTCTTAAAAATACTCTTGTCCCTGATCTTATGTCAGCAAGAAGATTATACCAATTTAAGAATGATGCCTCTGAGTTATCAGAGTACTGATGGAGCTTCTCCAATGAATCTCTTAAATTCTTTGGTAGAATTATATCACTATCTTCTTTAAGAAGCTCCAGGAGTCCTTCTGTATAATTCCAGCATTCAGCACTGACTTTGACAATACTTCCCTCACCAAGCGTTTCAACAACTTTTCTCAACTGACTCTTAGAAAAGAACTCTGGTTTTGAAGGATATGTTTTTCCATCCCAGCAGAACCATTCACACCAAGCTTTACATTGAGAGTCTGTCCAATCTACTTCTTCCATCCATCTACAATTTCTTACATTTGAACAACTAAGCTCTAATACCAAATCGTCTAATCTTTCCTGTGTCATTTCTATAATTTCCTATTGTGTTGACTAAGTTCAAGAATTCTTCTCTATTTTCACTATGAGCAAGATCTTTTCTTTCTAATATATTTACAAGAGACCACTGGATAAAAGAATCATTCTCTTCATTGAATAACTTGTAAACAACAAATTCTGGTCCCAATTCATGGCTCACAAAGTCTGTAAGATCAGAGTCTGTTCTACTGTAGAACTTTCTCTTTTTCGTGTCTATATCTTTCATAAATTAAATATTCCTCTACATAATATGTTTTCATATGGTTGATAACTGATTCAAATGTCTCAAAAGGTCCAGAAGGAGTGTAATCAAAGAGCCAATACTTTCCTTCTTTTTCTTTAGCAATACAGACCACATGAGCAGTTTTGAAAGGTTCTCTAATGTCCAAAAAGACATACTCTTTTGCTTCCATTCTCTGATATTCTGCCCATAATCTCCATATTCTTGCAAAGTCATCACAGTCTCTTCCTCGTTCTAATGACTGAAAGAAATATTCTGGACAATCAGAAGGAAACGAAGCATCAAATAAGCCATACAAAGAATCATAATTATATGAATAAGAATTTATTTCTTTAGAGAATTCGTACAGACTATAAGACTTGATTCTATCCCATCTTTTGTTGATAATTGGAACCTCGTACATTTTCTTAAAAATGAAAGGAGAAGTGAATCTTCTTATTTCTAGATAGATCTTTAAAATTTTCTTTGCTAACTTTTTATTTTTCATACTCTATTTCTGACAACCTTTTGTCTTGATACTGTTTTCTTAACTTCCTCTTTTGGAGTTGATAATTCTTCAATCATTGTATTAGCATCTTCCTGGAGTCTTTTTCTTTCATTCACAGACTTCATAGCTTTTGCTAGATAATAGAAGAATAGATCTTCTCTAAAATAAGGACCTCTATCTACCTCTAATAAAATAGAAATCAGATTTTCTAGATCATAACTCCTAATCTTCTTAGCAAATCCTTCTTTCCAAGACTGATCTACAAATCCAGTTATAGAATATAAATATGCATCATTCAGAGTCTTCAATGCTTTATAATAGAAATCTTTTGTCCCAAAATCTTTGATTTCCTTAATACAAGACATATCTTTTTCTAGAATCTTGAAGATCAGACTAGTCAGTTTCTCATTAGAGATAAATTTGAATTCCTCTTCAATCTGTTTTTCAGTCCAGAATTCTCCATAAATACATCTTTCAAGATTCTGAACAGCCATTCTGACTGATCCTTCGCAATTTTCTGCAAGTAAGAATAACCCCTTTGTAAAAAATTCTTCAATCTCAGGAACATCTGGAAGATCTGTCTTAGAGGCAAGCTCAAATAGATATTCAGCTATGTCACTAGATACTGGAGATCGAAATTTGTATACATGTCCTCTAGACTGAACTGCTTTGTCAAATGACTCAATTGCCATTGTACAGAGAATGATGTAAGTTCCTTTTCTCTTCTTTTCAAGAAGTTCTAGTGTTACTCCTTTTCCTGCTTTTGAAAGTTCCTGTGCTTCATCAATGATTACAATCTTGTATTCATCAAACATAGGAGCATTAGATAGATTTCTTCCAAGATTCAAAACATCTTCTTTGCTCATACTAGAAGCATCATAGAGTTTTGTATCTCTATTGAACTTTTCTTCTCGAATAGCAATAGAAGAAGGAGAAGAAGGATTTGGACTCAGTGAACCATCTTCATTTACAATAGGATTAGGATCATTAAGAATTGCAGCAATGATGTAAGCAAGAGTAGTTTTCCCCGTTCCCGAATTTCCCTCAAAGATGATAACTTCTGGAAAATCTTTTGTTTTACTTCTTTTTCTCATTTCTGAGATAATACCTTTTTGTCCTATCATCTCATCAAATGAAAATGGTCTATTAGTTTGAGTTAGCAAGTTCCTTCCTCTCCTTCAAAAATTTAAGTTTACGCAGCAAATACAGTAGAAATCACATTATAAAAATGATTTCTTGTAAGCTCATTTCTAGATGTATGTGTAGCAACATCAGTAGTATCATTATACAAATTCCAAGCTGATTTTTCATTTACAACTTCAAGAACTGGATTTCCTTCAAGATCAAGAATAGCATCAGAGTCTAATTTGAATGCTAAGAAGTCATTATTCTTTATTGTCCTTTGAGTCAAAGGAACAATTGTTCCATCCCCTGCCCAAAAATCCATCATAGATTTCTTAAGAGCTACAGGAACAAATGGAGAATTAAAAATCTTCATCATATATTCCATCATATTCTCAGAAGCTAATTCCTGATATCTAGCTGATATTCTTGTCATAGAATCAATACCAGCAGAAATTTCATCTCTAAGAGATCTTCTCATCAGCCCATCAAGATCATTTGCTTTCAAAGAAATTGACTTGATAGTATTTCCTACAAGAGCACCATTAGAACAAACAAATCTGTATGTTCCAATATCAATCTTCAAAGGAACTGATACATGTGATCCCTTTAGAATTACCATAGGAGAAATATCAAGACCATCAGGATTTGTAATTGGAGAATCAAAAAGATACTGCTGAAAAAGATTATCTGATTTCGACACCAAAGTACTCTCTTTCAATTTATAGTTTACTCCTAGATTATCCATTTCACCAACAACCCAATCCATCATCTCTGAATAAGGAATGATCTTCCTCTTTGGAGACACTAGACCAAGAATCTTCTTTCCTTCTGGTGTAAACCTTGTAACTGCATTCTTACTAATTCTATCATCTTGTTCTGTAAGGACTGACTCCAGATTTACAGAAAATGATAGATCTCTCTTCACCTGATTTACGTCTAAACCGACGAAATTATCAAAACTCATATTTGTTCCCTCCATAATTTTAGAAACAATAATTTTCTTTACAATTAGAGTATACACAAAATTAGAAAATATTTTCTCATTCTATTTCTTTATAAGGGAATATCCGATATATTTCTGGTTCATACAGATACTTGATAATTTTTCCTGTCATTCCACTCGATTGCTTAATAATTGTCACAGCCATTACATCATCCATGAACTCTAATTGAGGATCATTAGGAAATAATTCTTCTGCATAATGCTTTTCCCTGAAGACAGACAACACAATTCTTGATCTTTCTCCAATAGCAGCAGTATTCTTTATTCCATGGAGAGATTTTGGTCTTAGTCTGTCTAACTGTTCTATTGTCTGTATTGAATGATTGTCAACTGCTCTATTAGCTTGAACAAGAAAGACAAAATGAATTCCTAATCTTTTTGCTATTCCACTCAACTTATTCATAGACCTTTCCATGTCCATCACTTGTTCACCAAAATCAGAAAGCATTGTAAGAAGATCTATGAAGCAGACCATATAAGTTGTTTTCATTTTCTTCATTGCTTCTTTACAAAGAACCTCAAGATCTACCACTCTTATTGTTGGATCATCTACAAGAAAAAACTTATCATACTTCATTAATTCCTGGAGTCCTTCTTCAAATATTCTGAATGTATCTTCAGAACAATCCTTGGATTCCTCATCTTTGAACTGAAGAAGTCTAGAAGGAATCTTCTTTCTATTTGAGATAAGACGATCCATTGTAGTGATCTCATCCATTTCTAAAGAGATCATCATAGTTGGAATTTGCTTATTGATCTGTTTAGAAAAGAGATTCAGAGCAAAAGCAGATTTGCCTACACCAGAAGATCCATAGATTGTAGTGATCTGTCCTGGGGCAAACCCCATTGTAAGATACTTGTCTAATTCAGAATCTCCTGTTGAAAAATTGTATTTACCAAGTTTCCTGTCAACAAGAGCACCACGATATCTAGTTCCTATTGTCTCAATAGATTGGAGAACAGACTCTTTTCCTCTGATGATATCAAGATTTTCCTGCATCAAATTAGTAAGATCTTGTAGCTTCTCTACATTGAGCTCACCTTTTGAGGACACCTCTAGAATTGTATCTTTGAGAATTTTTTCTTCAATCTTTATCTTTGCATAATTTTTCTTTAGATTAGAAAAGTAAAAATCAAATTCTTCAATATTGTATTCTTGGGATCTTAGAAAAACAAGGTTTTCTTTTGTGATCTCTGCATTTCTTGAACTACCATATGTCACTACATTATGAACAGAAAGCTCAATCTTATTCTCATAAAGATATTTTATAGTATGCAGAAGATCTTCTGAAATTGAGGATACAAAATATGGTCTATCAAATTTATAGATAAACTCAGGATTATCCCAAATACAATTGATGTTCTGATGCTCTATTCGAGTAATTGAAAGCATAAATTTATCTTTAACTCCAAAGTTCGTCTATATCAAAATCATTTCTAAGCTCAAAAGAAGAAGAAAAGAGAAAAGGATCAGGAACATTTCTTTTTACCAACATTTTGATAGATGTTCCGAACACTTCTTCATCAATACTATCAATAGAAAAATTAGAAGAAAAACAAATAGCTTTTCTTTGCACTTCTAGCCTAGTTCTCAAGAACTCATCCAAGAATGGAATCTGAAATCCACTTCTATAGATTGTTGCTTTTTTCTTGTCAAACGAATCATCTATAATCAAAAAATCACAATTTCTATATTTATCAATAAGCTCTGTTGTCTCTGGATTGAACTTCTCTTCTGAAAGAACTTTCAATAGATAACTCATCAGAACAAACTGAACAGAAAAACCTTTTTCTAAAAGCATCTTTCCAACTATAGAGGCAGTTGTAGTCTTCTGAGTTCCATTTTCCTTAGACCAGAAATAGAGATGAACAGCATGAAATTTCTCTTCAAACTTCTCTACATACAATTTCAGTTTATCTATTTTTTCTCTATCTTTTCCAATATAATCATCTAAAGAAAGAGAAGATACATGAGGAGGAATATTTGAATTTGAGAGAGAATGCAGTGTCCTCTTCTTATTCTTATATTCCTTCCATTCAGGAGTCTCTTTATATAGAGTTCCATCTTCTGTTTCTACTTGATCATATTTTCTTATTCTTAGCTTTTTCTCTAGATCTTTATAGTAGGATTCCATTTATTCTCTCTCATCTAGGAGATCATCTAAATTTTCTCTTATCTTGTCCTTCAAGAATCTTTCCAGATCTGATTCTTCTCTATCTTCTATTTGTCCAACAATTCTTTTCAGAAACTTGTTTGGAGAAAATGTGATATCTAGTTCTGCTTCTCTTCCATCATCAGTGATTGAATCTCTAATATAACGAATTTCCATCTCTCCAAAGAATGGAAGATATATTGGTTCTTTTTCTAGACAAGAAAGAACAATTGAGTAGAGAAAACCTTCATACACTTCCCTTACATCTTCATAGCTTTTACCTGATAGAAGATGTATTCGATGTAAAGCATCTTTCTCTTGTTTTGAGAATCTAAATTGCATTATTTCACCTCTTTTCTTATATATAGAGTATACTCTAGAAATGAGGTTTTTTACTCCTGTATTCTTGTTTTGTACTGATTAGGCTGAACTTCTACAACTTTGATTCCTTTCTGAGTCTCTAACTCTTTCTTTTCTTCTTGAAATTTTTCGACAGTTGTCTCTTTTCCATTGAATACAACTTTTTCTTCAGTCAATTTGTTCTGTGTCAAATCCATATCTTTCCTCCAAATCTGAATATAGTTTCTTTTTTATTGTCTCTTTTCGAGACACTTGTTTTTCTACTCTATCTTCCCAAACATATCTAGGAACTCCTACAAAAGAATGAATAGCATTCCAGATAGCACCACAATGGGAGTCTGAAACGTCTTTTGCAAATTTTCCCATATTAGATTGTTTCCAATCTCCACCATCATAATAAATCACTTTTCCTTTTGTATGGTCTACTTTCTTCTTCCCACTTCTCTCAGTTCTGATTTCCTGTAAAGATCTGATATTATTCTTTAAGAAAATATTCTTTCCACACTTGATTTTTCCAGAAGAAATAAGAGATACATAGGCAAAATAAGGCTTTACATCTGAGTCTACAGAAAGTCTTTCAACATTGAACTCCTTACTCTTTAGATATCCTATTGTGGAAGAAGACTGATACTGGTCAAATGTCACTTTCTCTACATTAATATGTCCAAGATCTCTTAAATCTTGAATGAAATATCGTATTGCATCTAGATTGATTCTTCCCTTTTCTGGAGATATTGCAATTGTAAAGTCTGTCACATAGATGACATCTCCAGTCTTCTTATCTACTTCAGGATGAACCATCGAAATTCCTGCCATATCTCCTGTCTCAGCTTGGTCAACATGAAGATATCTTTTTTCAAGAGGATTTCTATAGAACTCATACCCCCCACTGAATCTTACAAAGAACTGATTCTTTATTGTGTCCCAAATAAGATGTCTTGAATCCATATTCTCAGGAGCATAAATGCTTGAATATACATTCTTCAAGGAGTTATCAAACATTCTTTCTAGTATTGCATCATCTTTTACAAGAGACCCTTGAGAACCAGATGGCCAACCACAATAGTCCTTTACAGACTTTATGATATTTTCTTCAAATAGTTTTTTGACATCAATAGGAACATCATAAATTTCTATAGGATTATGATTAACAACTTCTTCTGGATAAAGAATCTTTGCAGGTTTTCCCTGAGATCCTCTGAATACAGGAAAAGTTTCTCCAGTTTCTTGCCACTTCTTGAATTTATGAGGAAGAAATTCCCATTGAGCACCAGTAATGATATAGTTTGATGGATCTTTTGAAGCATCACCATTAAATATATATTTGTCTATAGGAGACAATTCAATATCATTAGGAGAGGAATCAAGAACAGTACCAGCAAAATATTTGTCTTCAAAACGAGATCTTACACGTCCTTTTGAATCTTGATAGATTCTCCAGATATACTCTGTTGAAAACCCCTTGTCTACAAAGAAAGAAATCTCAGAAAGAATAGCAGTTATCATATTCAATCCAAGAAGTTGTGCTGGCTGAGAAGCAATGATATAGTGAATGTCATTATAAAATTGTAGAGATCCCATTCTACCAGCTGTAGTCCAACATATTGTATCAGGATTGTCTAGCTGATGTTTTATTAGATGATCTTCCTGTTTCACTCTTTTGAATCTAGGAGCAGAAGTGAGAATCTGAATAAAAGGCTGAAGAAGAAGCTGTGCCGCTTTTTCCATTGTGAAAGAGATCAACGCTTGTACAATAGAAGAGTTCTGAGCAAGACCAAAAAATTTCTTTGGATTTCTCATTGCCCAAAGATGTGCAGTAATAAACAAACTCCAAATTGCAGAAGTTTGCGACTTTCCTGTGCCTATAGCTGAACCTAAAATCAGATGTCTATACTGAGAATCAGGTTTCCAAAATTCATATAATGTTTTTCTTACATGAGGATATAAAGTGTCTGCTGTTGGTCCAATCCAATCAGATGTAAGAAATTCTTCTATTGTTGGAGGCTTGACTCGGTAGTTGATTCTCCAGGATTCTTGAAGAATCTGATATTTCTGTTTTGAAGACAATATTGGATCAGAAGCTATTTTTTCTAGAGCTGAAAGAATATCAGAAGAGCCCAATGACTCAAACTCTCTCATTGCTGAAACAGCTTCATCTCCTTGTATTAGATCTTTTACTAAGTGATAAGAATCATCTCTTTCCAAATTGTTCCTCTAAATCCACTAGCCATAAATCTTCTCTAGTGGCTTTAGTATAATAGTTCAATTCTTCTTTCTTATCCTTTATTTGTTTTTTGATATCTGCAACTTTTTCTGCAGTAAGATTATATATAGGCATCCTCAATAAATAATCATATGAATTTTCTTTTTTCAGTATAGAATCAAAAGTATCTAATTGTTCTTCTATCTTTTTTCTTGGAATATTATTCACTTTTATCTTACCAGATATCACATTAAAAATGAATTCTTTCATGGAATTCAAAAAAGACAAATCACTTTCAATCTTTGAAATAAGATAAAGTCTTCTTTTTTCATAGAATTTTTTTCTAATTTCAACATAATATTTTAGAATATCTTTTGCAGACTCAAATACTCTTATGCTGTTGTTTTCGTCTATACAAGTATAGTTCTCTGTCACTCTCTTTATTAATTTCAGTTTATCAAGGATTTCTCCTTTTGACAATTTAGTGAATGTTCTTGGAACACTGAGCTTGAACAGAAATTCATCATTCTCAGAAAGGTCTTCAAAGGACTTGATAATATTGTCTTCTACAAGTCTATTCAAAACTTTTGTATAAGAGGATAGAGAATAACCAATTGGAATCTCTGTTATTGTTATATTTGTGGTATTCTCTATATTAAAGGTTCCAACTATCTCCCAGGAGCCCACAGATGATCCTGGCTGAATCTTTCCCTTATAGTTAATATAATCAGGTATTAACTTATTCTTTGTATCTCCTGTAGCTAAAATTTCACGAATTGCTTTTGTAATATCTTTGATATTTCTTGGAAGAATCTTCTGAGCAAATCCTGTTCCCATTCCCTCAGATCCATTGATCAAAAGCAGAGGAACAATTGGAATATAAAATTTTGGCTCAATGGCATTTCCTTCAAATTCTTGATGTGACAATATAGCATCATCTAATTTGTTGAATATCTTGTCAAAATAATTTGACTTTTTAGAGAAAATATATCTCGGAGCTGAAGAAGCTGGAATTTGCCTTGAGCCAAAATTTCCCTTTGGCTCCAATATGGAAAAATTATTTGAGCCAACGAAATTCTGGCTCATGTTGATAATTACTCCTTGAAGAGAGGCTTCTCCATGGAGATATTCTGTTTCTTCTGCTACAGCAGGAGCAAGTCTTGAGACTTTTTGTTCTGTAATATTTCTCTTTCTTATTGTATAGACAACTTTCCTTGCAGAAGGCTTTAGTCCATCGACAGCAGATCCTATCATTCGATAACAATTATAGAGAGCAGAATTGCTGTATTCTCTATCATAGAATTCTTGAAAACTTATTTTTTCCATATTTGTAGTTTACTCACTTTTCAATTATATTTTCTTTAACCATCAGATATTCTTTTTTGTTATCTCTATCTATAGATGCAACTATTCTGAATCCTCTTTTAGAATAGAAGAAAACAAGATCTTCTCTACAAAACAGAGTTAGACCATCCAATTTGAATCTTCTTGACAGCTTGTTTATCTCTTCTAACAAGGAAGATGCAATCTTCTGACCTCTGAATTTTTCTCTTACTTCAAGAGGGGATATATAGAAAAAATTTCTATCCTCTAAAAGACAAGGTTCAAATCCTATGATTCCTGTAATATTTTTCTCATCATCCAAAGATACAAGATATGAAATCATATCAGGATATTCTTTGTACATTCTATCAGAATCTCTCTTCTCTAGATGCTTCCAAAGAAGAGGAAAATCTGATTTTGGTAATTTATGAGCAGACTTATAGCCAAGGATTATCATGTCCATATAAATAAATAGTACTCAAAAACAATAATTTTGATAACTAATAAAGTATACTTCTAAGAAGAGAGATTAGTCTTTTCATGAATGTTTTAGAGAGTGTCCAGTCCTTTATCTCTTCATAAAGACTAAGAGCATAATCTGTATCATCCTCAATCAGAGTGCTAGCATAATAGGTTGATACTTTCTGCCCAAGAGGTTCTCCTTCGTCTCTCTTCAGCTGACTTGGATATCTCTCATCATAAAATACCACAAGTGGTTTGTTCTCTTCTAGAAAAGTATCATCTGTGTAGCCACAAACTACAGCCCAAGGCTGATTTGTTTCAGGATCTACCATTTTCAAATTAAAGATAACATTTTTCAACATTTTTGTTTTTCTCCTTTTTTAAAAAGCTTCACCCAGAAGCTCTCTTTTGAAGAGCTTCCAGTCAAACTTCTAATACAGAACTTCAATCTCGCAAGGAATATCTAGAGTTCGAAAGAAAGCAACTCCAGCTTCTGCCTCTTCTTGGCTGTATTTTCTTGCATCCCAAGGATTTTCCATCCATTCCCATTCACTCCAATACTTTCCAGAATCTGTTCTTTTGATTACACACATTTTTGTTTTCTCCTTAAAATTTTCTGGGATATCCGTTTTTGACCAATTCTTTTTTGATATAGTTCTCAATGAACTCTCTTCCAGCAAACTTTCCATTGTTAGCTGTCCAGACTCTTGTCATTGAAGAAAGAGCTTCGTCAGCAACCATTTTTACCATCTGATCAAGAGGAAGACTAAGAACTTCTACTGCAATCTGATAGTCTTCTTCCTCAGGACCATAGTCTTCTAGAGAATTCTCATATGCCCAGATCATCTCCTGAAGAGCTTCGTTTGCCCACATTTTTGCTAACTTCTGATTTTTGTTTTCCATTTTTGGATCTCCTTTGAATTACCTTACATTAATATATTATACTATATAGAACATTTAGTAAACCCCTTTTTTATTATTTTTAAGAATTTTTCTTTTTTTAAGTTCTGCCTCTGTTGGTTCTCTAAATCTATCTCCTTTCAAAGCAAGTTCTAGATCTCTTATTCCTCTAACAAGTTTGATCAGTCCTGCAGGCTCTACACTAGAAGACTGATCAGTTCCCCAATCTCTATGATCTTCACAAATATGAACTTCTATCCAAGTTGCTCCAAGAGCCACAGCAGCAAAACATGGTGTAAGACCATAAAAATGATTGCTATATCCAATTTCTGTAGAGTAATATAATTTGTTTAGATGCTTTATATATTCTAACCTCAGATTTTCTACTTTTGAAGGATATTCAGAATCAGTATGCATAATTACATCAGGACCAAAAATTTTGACAGCTTCTCTTATTTCAGATTCCCAACTCATTCCTGTACTTAATATCTTATAGTCAAATTTTGTACTACAGAATTCTAAAAGTTCTAGATCAGTCACAAGAGCAGAAGGAATCTTTACAATGTCTGTAAGTTTACTCATTTCTTCTGCAGATTCAATATCCCAAATAGAAGCAAAAAGAATCATTCCTCTAGATAATGCATAATTGTAAAGATACTGATATTCATCAATTGAAAATTCAATATCTTTCTTGTACTGAAGATAAGTAGTTTCCTCTTCTCGCCATGGGACTTTTTTTGAAATATTCTTTTGCTCTTCTGGAACACATAGATCAGGATTTCTTTTTTGGAACTTAACATAGTTACAACCTGCAACAGAAGCAATATCAATTAATCTCTTTGCTTTGTCAATATCTCCATTATGATTCAGTCCCGCTTCAGCAATAATTTTGACAGGTTCATTCATAACCTATTCTCCTTTTCTCCTTTCACAAGATCAATAAGATCATTTTCTGAGATAATCTGAGTGCCAAACTTTTCTGCATTCTTCAATTTAGAACTTCCAGAAGTAGAATCATTAGTCACAAGAATATCAGTTTCTTTATTGACTCCAGAAACTGGGACTCCTCCATTAGTCTTTATAAATTCCTCAATTTCTTTTCGTTTGAAATTCTCAAGCTTCCCTGTAACACAAATCTTTCTTCCATCAAGAGAATATGTAGAAATCTCTTTCTCTTCTTTCTCTTTTATCTTTGTACCTACAGACTCAACAGCTTCTTTAGTATTGATGATAGCTAAAGAAAGTTTTTTGAGATTTTCTTTTAGAACTTTGATTCGCTCTATTCCAATCCCTTCAATCTTCAGAAGATCTTCTTCGTTAGTATCTGCAATAGAAAGAATCTTAGACAGAGAGTCATATCCAGAATTTATGATATTTTCAAATATTCTTTCTCCAATACCATCAATATCAAATCCAGCCATAAATTTAGAAAGAGAAATCTTTTTTATAGAGTGAAGCTGATTGAAAGCTTTTTCGAAATTCACTTTCAGATTTGTTGCATCATAAGCTTTCTTAATCAATTCTTCATCATATAAATCTTTTATGTCGTGGAATCCATTATCAAATAGATGTTCTTGAAGAGCAGAGCCAAAACCTTTTATTCCCATTAGAGACAACCATTTTCCAATACGATGCTCTGACCTTCCTGGACAACTTTCATTAGGACAATATAACTTCTTATTATCTCTAACCAAATAGTCTCCACAGCAACTACAGATAGTTGGTGGATCAATCTGGACTCTATTGAAAGGTCTAGAAATTACTTTTTCTATCTTAGGAATAATCATATTTCTCTTTGTGACAAGAATAGTATCTCCAATAGCAAGATTAAGATCTTTTATCAGACTCTCATTTGCAAGAGAAGCTCTGGAAACTGTAGATCCTTCAATTTCAATAGGATCAAAGATAGCAATAGGAGTATAGGTTATTCCTGATCTAGACCATTCAACATGTCTTAGAACAGTATCTTCTCCTTCATCTTCCCACTTGAAAGCTCTCTGAGTATCAGGTCGAATATTCTTCATATCCTCATGATCAATCTTATTCTGCTTTATTACAACTCCATCAATTGAGAAATTGAAAGACTCTCTTTGTCCTCTATAAAAATCCGCAATTTTGAGAATTTCTTGAACTGATGATGCTTCAATATAGTTGAAAAGATAGAATCCATTATCCTTTAAGAAAAAGAATTTTTCTTCTTCTGTATCAAAAGTTCTAGAAAGAGAATTTACATCATAAGAAATTACAGTTAGATCTTCACATCCTTTTCCCTCTTTACTTTTTGCCATTCCAGAAGCAAGATTTCTAGGATTAGCAAAATCATCTGCATACTTTTCTTTGAAAACATGTCTAGATAGTACAATTTCTCCTCTAACAGATCCAGTAAAACAAAGATCTTCCAAAGTCATTGGAACTCCATGCATCTTCTTTACATTATGAGAAATTTCATCTCCTATTCTTGAATCTCCTCTAGTGACAGCACTGACAAAAGCTCCGTTTTCATATTGAAGCTCAATTGATATTCCATCATACTTCCATTCAAGGATCACAGGAAATTGTATATTCTTTCTTTCTACCCAGTCAGAAAGCTGTTTCTCGGACTTTATCTTTTCTTGACTTCCCATGACCATTAGATGCTCTGCTTTTGGAAATCCATTTTTCATATCATTTCCAACAGAATTCAATACTTCACTTTCTGGAAATTCTTCTTTCAATTCATCATATAGCTTGTCAAATTGAACATCTGATATTGATGATTCTCCAAGAACATAATATTCATAATTGTATCTCTTAATCTGGTTTTCTAACAAAATTTTTCTATTCATTTTTCTATTCCTCTTTTACTCTAGGTGCTGGAAATCTGCTTCTTATCTTATTTCTTGTCACGCCTTCAGGATTAGAATTCATTCTAGAATCCAAAGACAGAGACTTCATTTCTGCTCTCATATTGTAAGATATTGTTGTGAGAATATTATCATATTTCTGAAGATTGTCAGAGAGTCTCAATAGAAATCTCATTCTTGCTTCTGATTCTGTAAGAGACATAGTCTTCTCTTTCCATTCGTCAGCAAACATGATTCTCATTCTTGTATCAAATTCTTTTACAGAAGGTTTGATCTTTGTGTCAGAATATTCCTGAAATACTGCTTTCTTTGCTTCTTCAAATCTTCTATCCTCCCAAGCTTTGAATTCAATTGATTCTGCTTCATAGTTGATTTTTTGTCTTTGATATTCAGCAGTCAGAGCAAGAGAAGTATTATAGTAAAGAGCAAGAGCAGAATTTATCTTTTCAGGAGTGATCTCTCCTGAATCTTCATTGATAAGATCTCCTATATTTTTATAAGAAGAAATCATCTTATCAACAAACTTTACATATCTCTCTACAAAATCTTTTATTTCTGTCATTCCTAATTCCTCTTATATAAAGAGTGTACTAAAAATTTCATATTATTTTCCATAAAAAAGCAGGAGTCACCTTAATGACTCCTGAACTCCTTCTACATCATGGTAGATGAATCTTTTTAAAATGTCTATACTATCATATAAATTATATTAGACTCTTTTTCATTCTTATTCTCAAAAATATGGAACAATAAGATCATCAACTTTTTTCTTTATTGACTTCAAAATTTTAGCAAAGCTTGCTGTTTGGTAATTATTGCCTGCAGTATCAATCATGTTAGACAATGTATTTGAAATACTAGAAATATCTTTCTCTAATGAATCTTTTGCAGGATTTACTTTCATCTTAGGAGCCCTAGCTTCTTTCAAAACCTTGATTCTATCTCCTTTTTCAAGGATAATCTTCTTGTCTTTTTGCTTAATAATAACGTCTTCTTGTATGTTAATCACATTTTCTTTCATTTTTCTTTTCCTTTTTAGCAGAATTTAATCTTAGTAATATCCATAAAAAACAGCGCCTAAAGCATCTAACTGAATTTTAAACCCATAGTTGAATTCTTCATAGATAGTTACAATATCAGAATTCTCCGGAGTTATAAGAAGAATGTTTCCTCTTGCTGGAACGATCCTCAATATTCCTGCAACAAGCTCAGCTTTAGCGTTAACGCCATTAAATTTAATTTTTTGATAAAAAACTTCAAGAACAAATTCTGACAAAGAATTGTGAAGAAGTTTTCTATTCTTAAATTCTTTCCATGTCAGAGTTTCATCCTCTTTCAAAATCTGAATTTTATCGCCTTTTTCGAGTATAATCTTCTTGTCGTCTTGTTTAAGACTAATGTCTTCTTTGATTTCAATAATTTTTTTCATTTTTACTTCCTTTTTTGAAGTTTTCTTTAAAATATTCTGTAACTCAGGACTATCAAACTTATAGCTAACCCAAAAGTTTTCAGATCCTATAAGATCATAGTCTTTTCCAGACTCAGCACCTTGTCTTTCAAGTTCCTTTACAACAGCATCCCAAGATTTACCTTTAGGAGCTTTATAAGTAGAAACATCTCTCTCCAAAACTCTGAGCCTGTCACCTTTTTCTAGAACGAGTTCCTGATCACCCTGAGGGATTCTGATTTCTTCCTGAATTTCAATTACATTTTCTTTCATTTTTTCTTGCCTCGTTCTAAAATATATTTTACTTGCCAGACTTTTCTAACTTCTTCAGCTCTTTCTCGTACATATCAATATCTTCAAGAGACAGCCACTCTGGTTTTTCTTTTACTAAGCTATACAGTCTTCTCATTTCTGCTATATGTGCATCAACAGTCTTTCCCCAAAGTTGTCTAGTACTTTTAGATTGATTAATTGCATAAACACAATCCTGTCTGAGTCTATCAAGCATCATGTAGTTGAATTTCTCATCCTCAAGAATTCTGATCTTATCTCCCTTCTCCAAGATGATGTCATGATCTTCTTGAGAAATCTTCACTGATTCGAAAACTTCAATTTCATAGGTATTGTGAGTTCTTCGATATTCATCCCTCTCAGCAATGAATGCCTCAATAGCATCAACATGAGAATTGAATCTTCTACCCTCAGCAACTTCATCACGAACCCAAATAAAGAGCTTGTTCTGAAATCTCTCGATGTCATTGTACTTGTTGCTTCCAGCATATCTTGCCAAGAATCCAGAACTCAGCGTAAGAATATCGTTTGGCTCGAATCGTTCTTTGATAACCATGATCTTATCACCTTTTTCTAAGATAATCTTTCTATCATCTTGTCTGATAACAATATCATCTTTCAAATCAATAATAGTCTCTTCTGTTTCAAGTTCAAAATCTTCTTCTAGTTCATACTCTTTAGAGTTCTTCATATCTTTTATCATCTGGTCTCTAGTACCTTCAGCGTCTTTTTTAGCTTCTTTACCATTACCTGCATAATAAGTCATATCATCATTAAATTTTCCATCTACATAGACAGGAACAATCCAGTCTTCTCCAGACTTATCTTTCTTAACTTTTCCAACTCTGACTTTTTTCTTTTCTTCTATTCTCATATTATTTTCCTCTATGAATCAGCTCCAATATAGCTTTTCTTTAATCTCCAATTTTTTGATGTGAAATGCTGACAGAATCTATGAGTATCCCATCAAGGGTTGTTATACTAATATAAGAATCTGATAGTTCTCTAGATCCTCTAAAGACAAAAACTTTATTCTCAAGGATATCAACATAGCTCTTAGTCATAGAAAAGTTGTCTCTTGAAAGAGTTTTAAGTAATTCTTTGAAGGAACACTTTTTTCTTGTTGGTAAAAGTGTATAATTATTTGGAAGAGCTGAACTTGTTTTTTTATATCCTTTTGAATAAAGAAAATTTATTGAAGATAAATCAGTATCTATATTCTCTAATAGAATTTTTATTCTATCACCCTTTTCTAGGATGATCTTTCTATCATCCTGTCTAATAACAATATCGTCTTCCAATTTGACTATGTTTTCTTCTATTCTCATTTCTTGCTCTCTTTCATTTTATAGGATGTCTACTGTCTTATCTTAATTTTAATTGGATAAATATAAAATTACCACGAGGATGATTTCCTTTTATTTTATAAAATCCATGATCTACAGATTTAATTTCTATAGACTTTTTTGTTATAGGAAAAGCTATGTTTCTATGACTTATTTTATCTAATCCACAAAATTCATATGTATCCCTCTTAATTTGAATAAAAGGTTTATCAAGAATAAATTCTGTTGTTTCTCCTCGTGGAGAACCAACATAATAACCTTCCATACTAGAAATTGTTTGATCTATCAAATTTTCTAAATCAAAATTATTTTCTTTTAGAATTTGTATTTTATCACCTTTCTCAAGAATGATTTCTTGATCATCTTGAAGAATTCGAACTTCTTCCTGTATCTCAACAATCTCTTTTTTCTTTTCTTCTTCCTCATCTAGATTTATAATTCTCATACCATCTTTCCTTGTTTTGACATTTCTATTTATCACCAATAAGAGTAAAGAAATCTTTATTACTAAGAACTAGTCTGTAATATTTATAAATATATCTCTTTACTCCTTCTATTGAAGCAAACTTTTTAATTTCTTGATTAAATTCATCCTCTATATTCACTTCAAATGGAAGATCAATATCATCTGCACCATAAGAAATTGTAATAAGAACATTTTCTACTTCTTTTTCAATAGTAGGATATCCACTCATTGCTTGATTTCTAGGATCATAGACCCAACCACTTTTGGTTATTATTGCTTCTTTTAAATTTTTGAAGGTTACTCTAGTTTTTTCATCTTTTTCTAAATGTATAATTCTCATAATTATCCTTTGCCTTGAAATTGCCAAGTATAGTCTAGAAGATCACACCAAGAAGTTGTAAATGAAATACCATTTTCTCCTTTATCTCTAGTCTCATACTCCATAGCCCAAGTTGTTACCCAAACAGGGTGTCCATACTTATTTTCTATAATTCTAGAGCCAAATGTTTTTAACTCAACTGAGTTTAGAACATAAGAAAATATTCCTAAGTCACGTCTGATCCATTTTCCAGCTGAAGCAGTTATCGTGTTATTTCTTAAATCCTCATCAAATACAATATCTTTAACAGGAATATTCAGATCATTAAAATATCTAATCAAGGGTTCATAGTGAAATTTTTGACTTACAAAATCGTTGAAGTCAACTTCACTAAGATCAACAGCTTCTTTTAAATCTTTAGAAACTATCTTGATTCTGTCTCCTTTTTCAAGAACAACATCATAATCGTCTTGTGGGATGATCATTGAATTTTCAAGTTCAAATTCATCTTCGTCTTCCATAGGATATTCTAGTCCCGCAGGCTCTTCAAAGTATTCATCTTCCATGGAATAACTAGGCTCTTCAAGATACTCATCTTCGTAATTATTTACCAAAAGATCAGACTCATCATCAATAAAATCTTCTATAATTCTCATATTAATCTATACTCCTAAAATTTTGTCTAGAGCTGTTCCCCATTCATCATCTGAAATGGATTCAACTTCTATCTTTTTCTCTTTTGTGATTTTTAGTTCTTCCTCTGGTTCTTCTTCATCTTCTTCAGGAGGAATAAGATTCTTGTCTAAAGAAGGAAATGATGAACTTGTAACAGTCTCTATAAATTCTCTAGCTGAAAGATCAGAATTTAGAAATTTTGAAGGATCTAAAAGTTCCTCTTTGATACCAAGCATATTTTTCACTATTCCAACTGTATAAGAATATTCTTTATCTTCAAAATCTTTTTCTTTCTTATTGAAAGTGTCAGAAGTGATATCTTTTGCTTTAGACCAAAGTTTCTCAATTTCAGATTCTGGCTTTCCTGTTTCCTTCGAAAGTGATTTTACATAAGGTGATGGCATATAATTTTATTCTCCATTCTATAATTAAATAGTTCCTGACATCTAAAAAAGGTTTAAAAGATAAGAAGATGTCTTTCTGTCTACATTGTTGATTGTTATATATTCATTCAACAGCTCTTTTATGGAGGATTCTGAGTCCATTCCTTCAGCAAGAGTTTCAGTTCTATTTTCTGAAAACCTCAGTTTTATATCATTGATGAAGATATGCCTGTCCTTAAATTTTTCATAGACAGAATCTACTGATGGAGCATCAGAAATATTTACAACAATCTTCTGCTCTTTAAATTCTAGCTTTGGACAATCAGAGTCAAAGTCTATCTTAAGATGTTTCACATAGTTTTTGAGTTCGTGAGATTTCAAATAATTATCTTCAACAGTATAATATCTTCCTACTTGTCCTAATTCATCGAATCTTGTCTGAAAAGGAGTTCCTAGATAATTGTCACTTTGAAGATGGATATGTCCTCCAATTCTCTTGATTCCAGGAATCATGGACTCTACAAAAGAAAAATCGATACCTCTATTTTCTCCTCCCATAAAGACAGTCTCATCCTCATAATGATATAGAAAATAGTCAATATCAGAAGACTCAAGATTGTTGATATAATTCTTTAACATCACACAAACATCTTCAAGCTTCAAAGATTTCACTCTACTTTCAGGAATCCAAGGAAGTACTAAGAATGAGATATTCTCTACAGTAAGCTTCTCAATATCTTTGATAAGAATCACATTGTCAAAACTATCTAAAGGATCAATAGCATATGTTTTCTGAAGATGATGATATTCATGAGCATTATTTCCTGCCATTATATACAATTTTACATTTTTAGAAGAAAGCTTTTCTATCCAATAGAAGGCAAGAGAATATTCTTTTGGAAATGGCTTGTATGTGTGAAAGAAATCTCCTAATTGAATAATAGTATCTCCTTCGTTACACTCTTCATAGATCTCTTTAAACACATTATTCACAGCAGAATAATAAGGCTCTTCTTTTCGTATATGTGTATCTCCTAGAATATAGATCATAATCCTAATACCTCTTTATATCTTTGAATGTCTTCTGGATTCTTAAGCTTCTCTGCTTCATAATAATTTCTATATGACTGAACAGGATCTCCCTCAACCTTGTATTCTTCTGGCATAGCAAGAGCTGGAGGAGTAAACTTTTTCTTTTTCATAGACTCAGGATATCTTCTAAGTATGTGTCCTAACTTGTTTTCTGATTCATGAATCTTTCCATATCGATTTCTATATTCCTGACATAGAGCAAGAAAATGCTTGTATAGCCAGTAATAATTCTCAAAGGACTCTCTTACCCAGACTGCACATGGATGATTATAATGAGTAGACTTATAGAGAGTATCATTTCTTTGTTTGTCTTCAAGAAGATAGGTTGTCCATCTTCCTTTTTTGACTGGATAACCATCAAGAACTCTATGAGCTGTAGACAGCAATTGAGCTGCCTCAATAATCATCTTGACAATATGTTTATTCGTCATTGCTTTAGCTGATAGAGTTGGATTTTCATGTAAATAAAATATATTCATATATTGAGTATACTCCTTTTTAGAACAATTTTTTAGTAGAATCTTCAGAGCTTCTATATCTAACCCTTGGTCTTCCTGTTTCATAATATGCTTTTAGATATTTTGATATTTCACAAAATGAGGATTCTAGACTCATTACATTCAGACATCTATCATATATAGTAAGATCATCAAATAATTCTATAGGATCTATATTAAATCTTTCAAAAAGACTTTTTTGATTATCTCTAATCCAAAAGATAATCTCTTCATAAGATAATCCATTTCTGTCTTTTACTACTTCATCAATTCCTCTTCTACATCCTGGACCACATACTGTAAATTCATTCTCACTAAAAGGAAAATCTTCTATATATGTAAGATCTACAAAAACCTGATATGCAAGAAATGTTGAGAATCCTCTGACTTCCTGAATGATGTTGAAACACTCAGGTTGGTCTTTAGAATTAAGAATTCTATTTACAATATCTTTCTTTTCCATCTGGGGAGGAATATGAAACATACGAATTGGAATACACTGTTCCCAATCCTTTTCCATTTTTGCTTTTTCTTCTTTATGAGCTCTTGCATATCCTTCACCATCTGGAAACTTTTGTGATGATTTCAATCCACCACAATTGAATGCTGCAGTATACCAGACATACTCAGGATGATCTGTAGAGTATCTTTCTACTACAGATCTATACCTTTCCTTATCCATAAAATCAGGATAGTTCCAAGGTCCTCCAAGGATCTCCATAGTTTTTGATTTATTCCATGCTCTGAATAAAAAAGTATTGTAAATCTTGTCTTCAATAGACAAAGAGCTATTTTTAGCAATATGTTCTATGTACCATTTTGTTTCTCTGTCGTGTTCTCTTCTAACATTTGTAAATCTATAATCTTGAAGAATTTTATCATCTGTCCAAGGAGAATCCAATTTTAGAACATCTTTCTTTTTATGAATTTTATATCTTTCTTCTATCCAATGAAATAGGAGAGAAAGATTCTTTTCATCAAAAATAGGAGCTCTTGATTTTATATTTTCTTCAGATACATTAGAATAGAGAACATCTTTTTGTTTGTTTTTCAATCCCTCTTTCCTCTTCTATATTTTCAAAATACTCAAAATACTTCTGACTTTTCCAACCATAATTTTTCTTAAAAAATGACATTGAATTAAGACTTATATGATATAGATTATATTTATCATCAAATTTTGGTTCTTTAAAGAATTTTCCAAATTCTTCTTTCTTAAATTCTTCACATATTCTTAATGTCTTATTTTTTCTATCTAAAGAATTAGATCCTCTCATATCTGAGCTTTGTAATCCACCAGATAGCTTTCCATAATCCACTTTTAAAGTAGCTCTTGTAAATTTCAAAATACTTTGGTCTTTTTCAAGTATAAGAGCAGTTCTCTGTGAATCATCCAAATGGTTATAAGTAATTCTTATATCCTTTCTATTTATTATTCCATAGCAACAACCAGGAACCATTTGAGGTCCAATAGTAACAAAAGGATAATTAGAAAGAAAAAGATAGTTACTTATAACATTAATTGAAAAGCAGTATAATCCTAATTTATCTAAAGAATTAAAGCCATACTCAAAATATTCTTCTATGGATACAATTTCTCTTTTTGATTTTGGATCTTTATATTTTTCTACTTCAAATAATCCTGTGATATCATCATCTAAGCATATAACTCTTTCACCTTCATCAAAATAATCTGTTATGAAGTTATCAATATTTGCTATTCCAACTTTTCCAACAACAAAATTATATGATCCTTTTATTACTTTTTGATATTCCTCCAGTTGATTCATATCACCTACAAAAATGAAAATTTTGGATTCTTCAAAATTATATTTTTTTAATAATGATAATGTACATTCTTTTAGAATATTTGATCTATTGTAGGATCTTATTGCAACTTTATATTGCATTTTTCTAATTCCTCTACTTTTTCTTCTTCTGAAACTTCTTTGATATCTGTTTCTTTTATTCTTTTCTTTAAGTCTGAAGAACTAAAAGAATGCTTTCTACAATTAAAAAAGATTTCAATTTTCTGTAAATCACTTCCTGTAAAGTTTTTTCCTTTATACTCCTCTCCAACAAATCGTATATCTGGTTGAAGAAGAAGGAGTAAATCATAAAGATCTTTCTCAGAATCAAATGGGATTATAAGATCTACATAACTTACAGATTGTAGTTGAATCCATCTTTCCATCAAGGATTGGATTGGTTTATTTTTTGTTAATGGTCTATCATTTGTTGGGTCAGACAATAATCCAACAACTAGAAAATCACAATTAGCTTTAGATTCTGCCAGCATTAAGACATGACCTGCATGTAATAGATCAAAAGAAGAGCAGGTGAACCCTATCTTCTTTCCTTCTTTTTTAAGTTCTTTAATCTTTGAAAGCATTAAAAACCTCCAAAATATTTTTAGTTATCATATCTTTTTCTTCAAGAGTTGCATATTTATAAATTCTTATCCAGTGACAAAATTCCAAAAATAGAATAGTTTTTCTACTTAATCCTGACTTTAAAGATATAAAATTAAATAGATTTGAATACAATGTATTCCTTCCATATTTTCTTAATGATAAAAGCATCTTAGATGCATCAAGAAGCCAACTTGAATAAATATTTTTCTTATAAATTGGATCTATGAGAACATAGTCTCTAGCAGGAGTAATAAGAATATTTTCAATAGAAAAATCACCATGACAAAAACTTAAATTTTTATCTAGTATCAGAATATCTTCTTTGGATATCTGAAATAGATCTTCCAATTTATTTTTATTAAAAATAGATTGTAAAGAATTAGAATGATCCCTATTGATTCTGTCTATATAGGAAGAAAATTTTTCTGTATCAGAAGAGTCAGTCATAGAAAATGTATCTAAGCACTCCTTAATAAAACTAATACTAGGATATGATAATTCTACATTTTCAATATATTCAATACATATTGTTTTATCAATCACACTAAATAATTTTGGGATAGGAACTAATCCCTCTGCCTGGTTATACCAAGAAGCTTCCAGAAGAGCTTTATCTCTTTCTATAAAGGTTTTATATACTCTATCTCCATGTCTTTCAACTCGAGCTCCAGATCTTCCCTCTTTTAGTAGCTCTATCTTTAGTTTTGAAAATTCATCTGGTCTTAATGATTTATCATCTATGTAATAAGAAGCAAGATATTTTTGAAAAGAAAGAATATGATATTTTACATTATGCTCTTTTAACCAAGTTCTGATAATATCACCATATTTTTCTTCAGCCTTCTTTGAATCTCCATTACAAGAAACCTGACCACGAGCAGTTTGAAGAATTATCTCCCAACCATTTTCATAGAGAAAATTAATTTTTTCTATTACAGCAGGTATTGGTGTTGCATTTTCCCAATCTCTATTAGTTGTAAAACATATTGTATCATCAATATCACAGACTATTCTTTTGTTCATCTATTCCTCTAAAATAAAACTTTCTTTCTCTTTTCCTTAAAGAAAAAAGTTCTCTTATCCCCAGTTCCATACCATTGACTATTTGCCTTCTGAATAAAATCATAGGTAGGATTTCCTACTTCAAATTTGTTGTACCATCCACAGGGTTCTCCATCTAGTAATTTTAGATATTCTTTTGCAACATTAAATCTATCAAAATTCTTGAGAATTTCATAGTTGTTATTTACAATTTTATTGTACTCATTCTCTGACATTTTTAATGAATCTTCTATTATATTGGCAAATTCTTCGGGAGAAGAATTAGAAGGTACATTAATATAATTAATTCCTGAATTAAAAACATCTCCTTTTCCTTCATCATTATTAGAAAGCCCAAGTCCTCTTGCAATTGGGACAACACCAAATTTCATTGCTTCTATAAGAGTTCTCGAAAAATGAGCTCCAAGAGTATAATTTATTTTATACCATGCAGGATCAATAAAGAAAGAAGTCCTAGAAAGGATCTCATCTCTTGTTTTCTCTGTAATCCAACCAAGGTATTCAAATCCAGGATGAGTTTTAGCGTTATCAATTATTCTCTTATTCCATAAATCAGAACGATTTGGATCTGATAATTCAGAAGAATAGTAGATACTTTTACATTTTTCTTCAGAATTCATATAACGCCATTCTATACCACCTCCTCCAATATATGACTTTATTGAGTCATTCAAATAAGGAATAGCACGTATAAAATCTGCACCTCTCTTTGAGGATTTCCAGTTTTGAAGAATAAATAGAGTTGGATCATTGAAAGAATCATATCCAGATCTATTTCTATCTATCATAGATAGATCCTGTGGATTAAAAATCATAACTCTCGGAGTTCTAAGAACAGAAGCAGAATTATATGATGCTGGATGAACTGTAAGAATATAATCAAATTTCTCTTCAATAAAATGAATCCAAGCACAATTTGATCTAAGGTTAGCATCATGAACCATACCCACTTGAACTGGATTTTTTGCATCAAGCATGATTGGCCAATCTGTATCTTTTAATGTTGAATTTTGTTTAAACCAAAATGGTGTATGCCAAAAAACTCCATCATATTCTTCCATTTTATTTCTGAATTGAATTTTTTGTTCTTTTTCTTTATAGCAAAATCCATTATGAACCCATCCTGACTCTGGTTCAAACCATAATCCGGTTCCTTCACCTTTATCAAAAAGAATAGTCTTTCCATCCTTATTTCCAACTCCATTTGTGGAATTAAGAATCTCTATCTTTTCTTCTATTCTCTTTGAAGGACTAGATCTATACTGGAGATAATAAAAATCTACAATATTTCCTAGCTCTTTTAAAGTCTTAATTATTATTTCAGAATGCTGTGGGAATCCACCATTAGTGTCACCAGCATGAACTACATATGCAATTTTTTTCATAGATATTTCTTCCTTTCTTCTAATGAGAGATTTGATTCAATAATCTTAATTGGAATATTGAAGGTATTAACATAGGAGTTCATCATGATCTCATTCAATGAAAACATATACATAGGAGACAAATTTCTTTGGCTATCTTCTTTGTTCTTCCAGAAGCATTCATACTCCACATCAAAATTCAAAAAATAGATAGTATCAAAATCAATTTCCGATAGAATATCTTTTATTCTTTTTATATAGGACTCATAGAAATAAGAGTACAGATATCTCTCTGCTCCTAGTCTTTCTGTTACATAAGCAAGAGAATCTATTGGTGTTCTATCAGTAACAAATCTATCATTCTTGAATCTCAACAAAAGCTCAATCTGATTATCTAGGACTTCATTCTGAAAATCCATGAATACAGATAAATTAGAATTTACATCCTTGAAATAATATTTTGTGTCAAGAAGTTTTCTTGCTTGTTCTTCTAAGAATAAACTATTGTCTACTCTAGTCAATTCCTTGACTAGAGTAGTTTTTCCAATTCCATGAACACCTGAAACTGCTACATGACTCATTCACAATCCTTTTTACTATCATACCCAAAAGGATAATATTCTAGATCAAATCCTTCTTTCCTAAGATTTTCTCCAGGAAAAGATTCCTCTTGCTCATTCATCAATTCAAGAATTGTCAATCCAATAGTTGCATAGCCAAAGATGTCTCTCACTGTATCTTGAACAGTCTCTCCAATTTCTGATCCCAGAGCACCTGAAGAAATATAGTTTTGCATCAACTTTTTGTATCTATTGATCTTGTCTGTGAGTCTGAAATAATTTCCTAGTATAGCAAGATTGTCTCCTTCAAATGAAGCAGAACCGTAAGACCTATTTTTCTCTATAAGTATCTTCTTCATTTCACTGAAGATTTCATCAATATATTTTTCAAATTCTTCTGTTGTAATTGCTCTCACTCATCTTCTCCTTGTATTCCTTTTTTCAAATCTTCTATTACATACAGTATACTTGGAACATTCCAATAATTTAAAATATCTTCACAATTATTGATAATCTTAAGGATAGGTTGAGAATGATTCCCTAGCTGCCTTTCTTCTAAGCAGAAAAGATACAAATCCAGAATATCACAAGATTTCATCAAGATGAATTGTTTTTCAGTAAGTCTAGATTTTATCTCTTCATCAGTCATCATAGTGATAAACCTTTCTTTACCACCTTCATAGACTTCTCTTTCAATAAGTTCCCAAGCCTCTTTTGTTTTCTCATTAAAATTCTTAACAGGATAAGGAAGATCTGCTGTGAATACCTCCATAATATCATGCCTGAGAATTACATACAATGTATCTGTAGTATATTCTAGTTGTTCTTCTCTTGCAAATTCTTCAAACATTGTAGCTACAAAATAGCTATGCTCAGCTAAATTATAACTTCTGATCTTTGGAGATCCTGACATTCTTTGAACGTTCAACATCTTACGATGATGAAGAATTTGTCTAGTTAGATTTTTGTTCATTTTTGTTCCTCTTTCTTATGTGATATTTATAAAATACAGTTAGCCAATCATTGAAGAATTTATCTCTTCCTTCATCAAGAAAACTCTGATATCTCTTTTCTATGCTCTCTGGTCTTATAAAGAACATATCTTGTGTTGTAAACACTTTGATAATATCTTTATCAAAATCTTTTAATGTATAACCTTCTTTGAATGGAACAACTTCTTTAAATTGTCTTGAATCCATTTCTATTGCTTCTTCAATTGAAAACTCTGAAATTTTTCTAACCTTTTCTATGAAATCCTCATAGATATGAAAATTATGAGCAATATGATAATACTTTCCCATAGGAATATTCAAAAGTTTACTCATATATTCTAGCATAAAAGTAAAATTGAAATTGTTCACAGCGGAAAATCCCCAAAGGAGATCGTTTGATCTCATTGTGGTATAAAGATTTAGCTTATCTTCTACAACCATAAAATGAAGAGATCTAGTACAAGGCTGATCTTTAGTAACAAGATCTATTTTGGAATCTTTCATGGGATCATGAATAGTAATAAGAGCTTGTCTAGAATTTGGATCTTTCTTTAATGTTTCATACACATACTTCAATTGATCTACTTCTGGTACCCAATCATAGAAATTTCCAAATACTCCAATTGAATACTGCTCAGTGAGACCATTATAGTGACGAATCCTGGGACCATAACCTGCCCTCCAGTAATGTCCATCATCAGAAAAGTTATAAAGACTCTTTACATATTTTCCAGGAAGATCATCCAAACTATTCCATCCTAATGCTAACCACAAAGATTCAGCATATGGTAAAGTAGAATTCCATTTTCTTTCTGGAATTTTTACTTTCCTTGCCTCAGGATGATTCATTTCAATGATTATAGGAAAAGGAAGCTCCAAACATCTATTAGAGTTTTCTGCCTGAAATCCTGGAGTCTTTCTGAACACTCCTTTTTCTAAAACCTCTTTAGACATCACTACCAAAGCTTCATTTATTCCATTAAAACTATACACTTTATTTTCTCCTACCACAAACAAAACTAAAAGAGAATTCTTGTCTTTTCATATTTATAGTATATACAAGAATTCTCTTTATTTTCATTAGCCTAACCACATTTTGACCAAAAACACTTGGTACACTGTTTACAGCCTTCTTTATAGACTAACTCTCCACCACATTCTGGGCACTTAGAGTCAGAATGAGAAATTACTTTTTCTCCATCAGCAATATACTTTTTCAAAACTCTTGCCATAGTCTTTGAGAATGTATCAAATCTCTTAGTCTTATTCAGTTGGTCTACAATGAATTGAAGAGGGATATGGTGTCTCATAGCTAGTGACATCAATCTACACATTACAGCATAATCATCATCAAAAACAGAAGTGATATCCTCCAACACAAAAGTACTTTTCTTTCCTTTAATGATAAGATCATACTTTCCTTTTTTAGTCTTCCTAATTTCTCCTTCTTTTGCAGATCCTAGCTTAATTAAAGAATCACTATCAATAGTAAGGAATACCTCATAAGGTTCATTGTTCTCATTGTCTTTTCCAACTAGAACAACAACACGTTCTTTATTCACTTGCATTTCATAGATATCACAAGGAAGAACTTCAGGTCTTTTCTTTGAATTGGCTAAAACCTCAATCTTTCTCCATAGATCAGAATCCTTTTCTTCTTTCTTAGTAGAGAGAATTCCATCCATAGATGCTCCTTCATGGAAGGATGTGACTCCCTTTAATCCTTTTTTCCAAGCATACATAAAAATATCTTTATAGTCTTCTAGGGTTGTCTCAAAAGGCATATTGATTGTTTTAGATATGCTATGATCTATCCAATATTGAAAAGCTGACTGAACATCAATTCCTTCTTTAATGGAGACTTGATGAGAAATAGTAATATAATCAGGCAAAGATTCAGGATCAATTTCATAGTTGAGATCTTTACAGTACCCAAGATATTCTAACCATCCATCATCATATACAGTTTCAATCTTTAAAGAGTCATCCTCCTGTCTGATTGTTCTATCATACTGAAGAGAAAATATTGGCTCTATACCAGAAGAACAATTGTTACCAAGAGTGAAACTTGTGGTCCCTGTGGGGGCAGTAGTGAGGATGGAAATATTTCTTAGTCCATATTTCTGAATGTCTTCTTGAATTTCTTCATCAAGTTTTCTAATGAATCCAAATTCTCCAATTTTTTCATCAAATGCAGGAAATCTTCCTTTTTCTTTAGCAAGCTCAACAGAAGCTTTATAAGCTTCATTTGCCATTACTTTTCCTAACTTGTCAATGAAGGAGATACTTTCAGGACTTCCATATCTAATTCTCATCTTTATGAGAGCATCACCAAGACCTGTAATACCAAGTCCAATTCTTCTCCATTGTTTTGAAAGATTTTCGATCTTTTCTAAAGGGTACTCTGTAGCATCCAAAACATTGTCAAGGAATCTTACTCCTAAAGAAGTCAATTTCTTAAATTTGTTCCAATCAAAAGATGATGAGTCTTCAAAAGAATTGACAACTAATTTAGATAGATTGATAGAAGATAGACAACATAGGCTGTAAGCTGGCATTACAATTTCCCCGCAAGGGTTAACCCTGTCTAGTTTAAATCTATGAGGAGCATTGTTTTCATTCTCGACAGTATCAAGAAAAAGAGCTCCTGGCTCATTATACCACCATGCTTGTTTGGTCATTCTGTCATAAAGATCTTTTGCTTTAATTGTCTTATATACTCTTCCTTCAAAAACAAGATCCCAATCTTCATCTTTCTCAACAGCTTGCATGAACTTATCTGTTATTCCAACAGAAATATTGAACTGAGTCAGCCTATTGTTCTCTTTACCTTTTTTATATTCGATAAACTCTTCAATATCTGGATGGTCTACATTAAGAATACAAATATGAGCTCCTCTTCTTCCTCCACCTGTATGAATAGACATTGCAGAGGTATCAAAAATTTCAAGAAAACTCATTACACCAGAAGATTCTCCACCTTTACTGATCACTGCTCCTTTTGGACGAAGCTTAGAAATATTGAATCCTACTCCACCTCCAACTTTTCCAATAAGAGCATCTTCTTTTAAAGAATCATAGATGCTTTCCATTGAGTCTTCTATATCAATTGTAAAACAATTATTATAATTTTTCATTCTTGAATTAGGTCTAGCATTTGCTAGAATTCTTCCAGCAGGAATGAATTCTCCTGAAATCATTGCTTCGTAGAATACTTCTTTCCATAAATTTTTATTCTTTTCCACAGAAGCAATTTCTTCTGCTACTCCTTCAAGAACTTCTTCTACTGTTTTCTCACCATGCAAAGCATATTTTCTAAAAAAGATCTCTTTAGAAACTGGTTGTTTAAAATCCATTTAATAGTCTTCTCCATCATCATATTCGTCAACATCAAATTCATAATCCAACTCATCAGGAAATCCAGAGTCACTTGAAAAAAGATCTTCTTCCTCTTCATCATTGTAGATACTCTCTAGATACAAGAAATCTTCTAATTCGCGATCTGATTCCAAATCATCAAGTCTTTTCATACAATCCTCAAATCTAAAAATTTATTATAGTTGTGCTCTACGAGCCCATTCAGCTATCAAAATTCCATCAGCATCTTTATGCTTCTCTATTAGTGTCTTGTGTTCTGGGAATAATCTTATTCCAATATCTTTACTTGCTTTCTTTTGCTCCTCTGATCCTTTTATTCCTGCAGGTAGAAGAACCTTTTGCCACTGCTTACTATCAATATATTCATAAGGTATTTCTAACAGCTCTAAGATAATCAAAGTAGATTCAAGAGATCTTGCAGCAGAGATTGATGCTTGAAATCTGGTTGGATTAATCATTGGTCTCTCTATGAATGCATGAACAGAACATTCTAAATCTTTTATCTCTTTCAGCTTATCAAAGAGTATTTTAAAATCAATTCGATTAATTTTACTCTTCTTAGACTTCTGAAAAGACATCTCATTCTTTATAGGAGTGAGAAAGAATTCACTTTCAATATCTCCTACAAAACCGATAGAGCCTGAGACTCCATTATCTATCCCAATCCAAATTTTCTTCAATTCTTCTACACTACCTTTTCATAATTTCCTTTTGTAACCTCATATATTGAAGCATCATAATCATTTGCCAAAAGGTCTTTGATTTCTTGTTTATGAGTAACAACAAAAATTTGTTTAAAACAATTATCCATTTTAGCAAGAGTTGAATAGAACTTTTCTGAATTCTCATCAGAAGCAGCTGAGTCGACCTCATCTAGAATTAGAATTCCATAATTTTGAATCTTGCCAAGAGCATATTTCCAAGCAAAAGAGAAGATCTGTTGTTCAAACCCAGAAGCTAGCTTCACATCAGATCTATTTGGTCCATACAATACTCTTAATGAATTCTTACTTTCTACGATCTCAATATTATAGTTAGGATACACCTTAGAAAGAAATTCATTCACATAGAAAGTAAGAGAACTAATCATCCTAGAAATAACGAAAGAAGGAAATTCCTTAGATAAAATCTTATAAGAAAATTCAGCTAAAGAGACATCTTCTTGAGAATGTAAAAGTTCTTTTTTCTTTTCTACTAAAGACTCATCTCTTTCATCTTCCTTCTTACTTTGAATCTCATTTAACTTTTTCTTTTCTTCATTAGAAGATACAACACCATCATACATCTTTATATCAGTTCTCAGAGAGACTTCTAGAGAGTTTTGTTCTTCTAGTTGAGTAGTTATATTACTTAAAGATGAGAGTTTCTCCTGTAAGCTCTGAAGATCCTCTGAGAGTCTGTCTCTATCTTCAATAGAGGAATTCATTACTTCATTATAAGAGACAATTTTATTCTCTTCTTCTTTAATTTTTTGTTGATTTACTGACTTGAGATGTTCAAAGTTAGCTTTCTCCAAATTGATCTTTGACTGCTTCTTTTCTTCAATATGTAAACAATCTTTTTCAATTGAAGCTAGAGTTGAAATAGAATCTTTTATTTGTGATTCTAGCTCTCTCTTCCTTTTTTCATAATCTTTTAGAGATTCTTGATATGAAGACCTTAGCTCTTCTTTCTCTTCTAATTCTTTTTTCTTGTTTGTCCATAAATCCCTTAGATTTTCTAATCTCTTAGTAGAGTTGTCTAAAAAAGACTTATCTACTTCATGACCACAAGTAGGACACTTACCTGATTCAAATGTCTTTATCTGTTTCTCAAGATCATTGATCTGATACTGAAAATTGTAAACTTCTTCTCTAGTTCCTGAAACATCTAGAGACTCAAGATCCAAGCTGGGTTCTTCAAGATTACTTAACTTTGATTTTAAAGAATCTATCTTACTTTTTAGAACTTCTTTGTCACTCAGAAGATTTTCTTTTTCTTCATTAAAGACTTCTTCTATAGCAGGAATATCAAGAACAATTTCTGAATCTTTTTTCTTGGTATCTATGATTTGCTTTTCAGAGTTACTGATGTTTTCTTTTTGTGTTTCAATTTTCTTATCTAATTTATAGATATCATATTCAAGAGTCTCTACTTTCTTCTTATTTGATTCTTCATCCTCTTTCTGTCGTTTGAGACTAGAAATTAGAGACTGAACTGATTCAAGATTTGAAAGCTTCTGATCATATACCTCTTTAGAAAATGGAAGTCTGTCTGGCATAAGTCTTTCAAAAGTCATTGACTCTAAAGCTGAGATCTCCCCACTAAGTTTCTGGACTTCTTTCTCTGAGGAGTTCTTTTCTGAAATGATTTGATTCAATTCGTTCTTGAAATTCAGATCATAAATTCTTTTTAGGTATTCTCTTCTCTCAGAAGGAGAAGTTGTAATTAGATCAATCTCATTCTCAAAAGAGACAATAGAAGAGAGAGCTCTCTTAGAGTCAAAAAGCTCATCCAAATATACCAAAGCTGCAGAATTCTGATACTTATCAGATGTATTCAGGACACTGACTTCTCTGTTAGAAGACTTTTCTGAATAAGAAAAAGAGATCTTTAGATCTTGTCCCTTATGAGTCAATTCAGTAGAGATTTCAAATCCATCAGTTCCCCATCTTATATAATCAGAGAGTTTTCCTGTTGTCTGATTGAATAAAAGAAGAGTAAGACATCGAAGAATAGTACTCTTTCCTTCTCCATTATTTCCACTGAAGAGAGTCAATCCTTCAGTGAAGTCTAGTCTTTGTTCTTGGACATTTCCAAAATTCTTCATATATACATTTTTGATAAACATCTTTATTTTTCTCCTTCTTCCTGGCTTTCTTCTACATAAGGATCTTCACCATCCAAAAGTTCTCTTACCTCTTTCTCGTCCTCTTCTGAATCAACAGACACTCTAGCAACACCAGCCTTTGCATACATTCTTTCTTTTGTCTTAGCAATAACTATATCATATTCTTCAGAATTCTCTGGATCAGAGTAGAAGTCAATCACTTTTCCTTTTCCTCTTACTTTGGTTCCATTATAGAGTATATAAGATCCTTGTCCTGGATTTTGAATAATGTCATATTGAATAGCATAATCAATCCATTCCAAATGTGAATCAAATCCTTTAGTAAAGGACATCTCTAGAAGATGTTTTTTCATAGGAGGAGCAGTTTTGTTTTTTATAGACTTTGCAGCAATAATAATTCCTGAAGGATCATTACCATCCATCACCCAATCTTTTCTTTTTACTTCAATTAGAACTGAAGAATAAAATCTAATTGCTCTTCCTCCTGGCATCTGTGGTCCACCAGAATACATTCCAATAGAATCTCTAATCTGATTAGTACACAAAACAGTTGTTTTTGTCTGACCTGTAATAGCAATAGCTTTTCTGAAAAATTTAGAAAACATTCTTGCTTGAAGTCCCATCTGCATCTGATCCATATCTGCTTCAATTTCTGCAATAGGTGTACAAGCTGCAAGAGAATCAATTATTACCATATCAACTTCACCTGTAGAAATAAGCTCAATTGCTATATGAAGAGCTTGTTCTCCATTATCTGGCTGTACTAAAATACATTGTGAGATATCAAAATTATGAACCTTTGCAAACTCAGGATCAAAAGAATGCTCAGCATCAATAAATACAACAACACCTTTTCGCTCTTTCAACTCGCCTTCATCAGTCATATATTCAAAAGTGGTTTTCTGACAAGTACCTGCCATATAAGAACAAAGAGAAGTCTTGCCCCCACTTTCGGGTCCATATATGACAATAACTCTTCCTCTAGCATATCCTCCATAACCAAGAAGTTCTCCTATCTTTGGAGAATCAACAGGAACTCTTTCTACTTTTGGGGGAGCTTCATTTTTTCTTAGATCCATAATAACACCAGAATCGTATTTCTTTTTTAAATCTCTGATAGTCTTATCTAGTTTTTCCATATTCTCTCACTTTTTCTTCTAATTGTTTGTATTTCTCAATCCCTACAATAAACATCCAAAATAAATCATGTTTCTCTTTTTCAATTGGCTCTCCAGAAATAGGATCTCTCATGGTGTCTAAACAACTATGAGAATATCTATTCAAAGGGACAACATTATCTAGATCATATTTAAGATAAGGATATCCTCCTTTTGGAAATATATGAGCAGGGTCAATAGTTCTCATCAACCAATCAGCATTATTCTTGAGCTCTTCAATCTCTTCTAGCATTCCTTCTTCTTCTAGTCTCTTTAGAAGAGAGCACTTATTCAGATTCAGATGACTCTTCAATTCTTCCCATTCTATATCTTTAGTATATCCTTTTTTCTCTATTGATTTCTGATATTTCTCAAATCTAGTCTTTAGCTGTTTTTCATTCAGTCTGTTCTTTCTTCTTCCAATATCATTGGGAAGATATCCTTTTGACTCATAAAATTCTTTGAACTCATCAAATGTCATCTTCGTCCTTTTTCATCATCTGAAGAAGCTTCATTAACTTATCAACTTTCTGTAAATCTTCTGGCTTCATTGATTCATAGACCTTATCAAAGTGATCTTCTTTTGTATCTTTTGAAAGATTATCTGCAAGAAGAGAAGGAGCACCAGGAGTTGGCTTAAAAATAGAGAGAACAGATTCTGCTGAAAGATTTGCTTGAGTAGATATTAATTTATATAGGCTCATTCTATCCTGAACACTCAGTTCTCCAGATTCAAGATCTTCTAGAAAAGAACTCTCAATTTTTTCTTTCAGAGTCTCTTTCTTAGAAACAGATTCCATAATATTCTGAAAGAAGGAAAGAATATCCTTCCTGAGAGTGTACATAGGATCTGTCTCAGAAAATACCTTAATGTCCTTTTCTTTTTCATCTAGTTTGTTAATCAAACTTGAGCTGAATCTTGTAATATCATTATTGTCATTCATTAGTTGTATCCTTCAATGTTTCCTTTAGTTTGTCTATTATGAAGCTATTCAGATTCTTTATCTTGAAAGCATATGAGATTGAAGAGAACTCAAAGGGAACAATATTTTTTATCTCCTCCCATGAATAACCTTTTGTCTCTCTATAATAAAAGATAAGAGCAAAGATAATAGATTCTTTTATTTCTTCTTTTGAAGGAAAGGTTACTGTTCTTCTTTCAAAAAGAGTTACAACAGATACAAAATTATCTAATCCAAGGAGATTAAATAAATCAATAATATCTTTATTCTTATTTCCATAATTCATTCCTAGAATAATTGAAAGAGCTTCTATCACTCTATTGTTCTCTTCTTTACTCTTAGAAAGGAACAGCTCATTCATCTGATCTTCCCACACCTCTGCTGGTTTTTTGAACATTATATCTTCATCCTCTCCAATAAGTATCTTCTAAATATCATCTTTGCATTCTCAATATTTTGTCTGTCCTGAATTGAACATAAATCATAGTATTGTTCCATTGACACTTTCTTTTCTTTATCTAGAAAGTTTTTTATTCCTAATAGAAAATAGATAGAGTTCTCTGGTTTCTGAGAAATTCTGATTCTATCATTCATACTCATCAAAAGATCTGAAATCTCCTCAGAGATTGTATAGATACTTTTCTTAGCATACTCATCATAAGCATCTAGTTCAAAAGATCTTTCAAAGTCTCTCTTATAAACAGGATCTTTTATGAAATAGGCTGGATTATCCATAATTGTAAAATCTTCTTCTATATTTTTTTCTAAAGAGATCTCTTGATCAGCCTTTTTTGTCTTACTAGAAAATAGAACTCCCTTCACAATCTTATCTAGTATTCCTCCAAAAGAATACTGAACAAAAGAATCAGGAAGTTTTAGATATCTTTCTACTAACTTGATAGCAACTGATTCAGCTTTTTCTGTTAGTACATGAGCAGGGAGAAGTTTTCCACTCTTCTTGAGATATTTCTTTATGATGTTTTCACCATAAACTACAAATCTTTCATACATTCTTCCTAAGATCTCTTTATCTCTTCCTGATTCTAAAAACTGATCTTGAAGAATGAAAAGTTCTCTTTCATCTTTTGGTTTATCCCAATAAGGATCATGACAAAAAGGACAGTCCTTAGGTTTTTCTTTTCTACCATAGGATGTCTTCTTGCCACAAGCTGTACAGACTCTTACTATCTTAGATGAATTTTCTTCTACCATACACAATATATAGAAGCTAGAGAAAAATAAATTCCTCTAGCTTCAGAACTCCTTTTTATTCGAACAAATCTCCACTTAGAGGATCCACATGGAATAGCTCTGGTGAGATGAAGTCAGAATTTGGATTATTCAAAAGATCCATTTTCTCTCCATTGAAAGATTCTACATATTCAAATGAACCATCTTCCTTTACTGAAAGCACCATACTCTTTTCTTCATCAGTCATCTCTGGAACACCAAGATATTTCTTTCCATTAAAAGATCCATCAGCAAGACCATCCCAATCAATAGAAACAGTTTTCTTTCTATCAGACACCACCCTTGATTTCAGAGGTTCTTCTGACTTCTTCTCTTCTACTTCTACTGGTCGTTCCTTTTCTACTTTCTTAGTAACAGGTTCAGAGGCTTGTTCTTTTTCTTTTCTTTCTTTATATTGTTCTTTTTCCTTCTCAGCAAGTTCTTCTAATTCTTCATAGAAGTTCTTTTTGAAATCAACATCAATTTTCTTGATGAAATCTCCAAGCTTTGCCTTGATCTTTGTATAAGAAGAAATAGGGAAGAGAGCATCAAGATCATAAAGTTCATAGTTCTTTTCCTCTTCTGTCATTGGACCTTCAACTACTTGTTCTAGAGCTTCAGGATCAATTTGAGCAATCTTCTTACGATCATCTATTCCGTGAAATGCTCGATACCAAGGACTGTCTGTTTCTTTCTTTAGACCAACATCATAAGCATCCCAAATTCCAGAGAACTCGACAACCTCATCCCAAATACAATTATAAGCAAATTCTGCAATACCTGGATCATACCAGAAATTTCCTTCACTGATCTCTGCTGCCTTCTTAGAGAGCAATTTTGAATGCTTTTTTTCTTTGTGAAATTCTGGATCAGCGCGATCAATGATATTCAGATTTACATATTTTGTTGGGTACCAACCCTTCTCAAATCGATTTTCTGAATCATTCTTAGCTACTCTCTTAAAACATTCAGGATGGAGTCTTTCATTCTTGTAGACTCTATGAGCTTTTTCATCACCTTCATTCTTTTCCCAAGTACTGTCCATCACCAAATCATAGATCTTCCAAAGAATCCAGTTCTTGTTTTCCTCTCTAGTAGGCCAAACACATCTAAATTTCTTTCCGTTATCACCAAGAACATTTGAAATCAAAGAAAACTTTGGATCAGTTGGCTTTATTCTTGTTGCTAGAGGATTTCCATAAATTCTGAAAATCTTGATTCCATTTGTGGGAAGAGATGTATACACTGTATTCTCATATCCCTCACCTGAAAAAGAATCCCTACTGTTTTTCTCTTCCTTTTCTTTTTTACGCAATTCTTTTGCTTTCTTGAAGAGTTCTTCTCTTGACAAACCCATACATTTTTCTCCTTTGATGCTTTTTATTCTAAGTTTCTTTCTGAACTTCTTTCTTACGCATCTTCTTATATATAGTATACTCATTATAGCAAGAGTTTTTCACCCAGATGGAGGTTTTTTACCTTTTTCTTCTTCACTGAAGACATTCCCAAAACAAACATAGCTACTATAATTTATGCTTGAAGAAAGAACACCTCTATAGATATTAGAATTAATAATTACAGTATTATAATATGTATTCTGTATATATGTATAAATATGTTCCATGCGAGATTTCTCAATCAGTCTATAGTGTCTTCCAAATGTCTTGTCCTTGTAAGAGAACTCATATCCATCAATCTCTATACATCTTAATAGTTCTGCTTTCTCTAAAAGTCTGATGAGTCTTCTCATGTCTGTTCTGATACCAAGATGTTTCTTGAGATCTTTGTACATAGAATGAGGAAGAAGAACTCCCTTGTTCAATTCTTTGAATTTTTCTTCTGTGTATTCTTTTCCAGAGAGTTCTTCATATTCTTGCTTTCTCTGTAGAAACTTGTAAAGCTTCAGAGAGTCCTCCAGAAATATTGTTTTCCATCTTCCTTGTTGTCGAGAAGATGTATATTCTGTGTTGTAGAAATGGCTGACAATGAATAAAAATTTATCCTTTTCACTTCGAGTATCTAGAAGAACTGGAATCTGTGTGTCACAAATACTGTATTGTTTCTTTCCATCTGCAGAGAGAGTGAATGTTCCATTCTTCTTCACTGAGAGAGAAGTCTCTATTTTTGTAGCATGTCCATTAGCAAAATTCCAATATCCTAAAAGGACTTTTTGTTTTCTATCCAGACTCCACTTCATCATGTCTTTAGATCCACCATCTAGAGACAGAGCAAGATTGAAATATTCTTGGAAAGTACATCCTCTTGCAAAACACCATACAGCTAGAGAAACTTGATTCTTGAATCTAGTTCCAGCACCATATGAGAATTTGTCAGATCCATGGGTCTTATACTCTGTATTAGAAGATTCATTCTCAGTGAGAATATCTGTATCCTTTTCTATAACTTCTCCATGAACAAGTTTTCCAATCATATTCTCTATAGAACGAGTCTTTCCTATCAGAGAATGATTACTTACTCTTTGATAAGTCTCTTCTAGAGTCTCATGCTGAATACTCAAAGGATTTTCTGAAGAATATCTTCCTCTCATCAGAATTTCTTTTGAGAATGGAAGAGTCATATATTCTTCTGATGTCTGAATTCTACAAGTGAATCCATACTTATTAGAGAAGAAATTTTCTAGCTTTCGTTTATGAGTATCTGATACATAATTGTCAAATGTATAGAAAGCTCTCATGAGACCTTTTTCTTGTAGAGATCGCTCCACATAAAAAGGTTCTACACCAAATTCTTTGGTTATGATTTTGAAAAATTCACCAAGTGTAAGATAACTTTTTAGATTCCTTGGAAATTTTCTATTGTCAATTTCTACTTTCAGAATTTTTGTGTGTTCATATTGTCTAGCTTGAATAAGATAGGCATTTGCAATATGATTCTGAAGTCTACCATAATTTATCTTGCTGTTATATTCTTTCCACTCATTTTCTGATATGCTATCAAACTGTCTTGTTCTGAAAAATTTGCTCTTGAAGTCATATCCAAAATTCTCAATTACAAAATTCATAACTTCTTTTTGTGTATGAGATTCTAAGAATGACTCTACATCTAGAGAGTTTTTGTTGAATAGAATTTCAGAATAAAAAATGAAAGTGTCTTCATTATCAAATATTCTCTCTTTTATTTTTTGAGCATCTTTATAGATGTCTTCATTCTTATTTAGATCCTCTAATAAAGAAGAAAGATTTTTCACTCTTCTTTCAAGTGGAGAATTTTTTCTAGACTTTTTTTCAGAGATACTTTCTAGAAATTCTTTCACCTGACTCTTATTTTCTACTCTTTCATTTGACTTTTTGAACATGTTGAGATTAATCAGACTTTTTTGATCTTCAAACAGATATGGCAACAAAACATTATTGCCTTCAAGATATTTCTCTCTTAAAGGCTTATTTTTGAGTTCATAGTATCGATCTGTATTTGAAGTAAATCTCTTCATACTATGAGTATACTCAATCTACCAATATTTTTTCTGTATTTCTTCAACTTTCTTTAGAAGGCTATCTCCTTTTTCAAAGTTGATTCTTCCACTTGAAGAAGCAATAGAAAAAATCTCATCTTCAATAGTCTTCCTATAATACTCTTCATCATGTAGTTTTTTTGTAAGCTCGACAACTCTGTCTTCTTTTATAAGAATCAAGAAAGATCTGAACCTAGATAAGAAATCTGCTAGTTTAGCATAATTTTTTTGTGTTACATATTCTTTTAGATAATCAAAGATTTCTTCTTTCTTGATTGTATGAGTAGCACCTTCATTTATTCTATAAGACCAGTAGAACTGATTTCTTGGGAGGACAAATACTGTTTCTACTGCAATAGATGTTTCTTGTTCATTATTCATATAATAAATAGTATACTAATTGCGAAAAACTTTTCTATCTTTGAGTATACTATATGTATATAGAACTTTATAAAAGGAGAATTATAGATGATTCTTTTCACTTCAAATTTGAAGCCATTTTCTAAGATTTTTAATTTAGTCAAAATTTCTGGAAATGCTTATTATGACCATGTCTTCTTAGATTTTAGAAAAAAGAAGATGAGCTTCTATACAGATACAACATCTGTCAGAATTGATCTTGTGATTGAGGGAGATAAGGATGTAGATTATCTATATGTAGATGGTCTCAAGTTTTTCTTTCTAGTAAATACCTATTCAAGTCTTACAATCAAGAAAGGAAAATTCTACTCGGAAAAAGGAGACAAATTCTCTCTTCCCCTTTTGGAAGAAGACCTAGCTTTCTCCTTAGAGGAAGATTATGACTTAGATGTTAAGACTATCAAGTTCACAGAAGATGTCCTGAGTGATCTGGAGATTTGTAAGGAATTTTTGGATAAGGACCAGAGCTTTCCAGCTGTGTTCTTTGAGCAGGACAACTTCATTGCTTTGAGTCAAATGAAGTACATACAAGCTCCATCTGGTCTTCCTTCAACAACTTCTTTTTCTATTCCTGTAGCTGTGATTAGAGTTCTTCTTTCTCTTGGAATTGCTAAGGATACTGAAATAGATTTCAGAATGAAGAGTACTCTCAATGGGGGACAGATTATAGAATTCAACTACAAAGATTTATTCTATAAGTTTTCTTCCTCTTCTGATATTTCTCTTCCTACAGATCCTTATGCTGAAGATTTCACTTCTAGCTTTGAACATGAAGAATTTTTCAGAGTAAAGACAAAAGAGTTCTTGGAAGCTGTTAAAGTATTGTCATCTTTTTCTAATTCAGATATCAGTCATTGTAGAATTGATTTTGAGAATGAAAAATCAATTAAGATAAAGCTGCTTTCTGATTCAGAAATTGATTATTCACTCACTGTAGAAGATTACTCAGACTCAGAATACTTTATTGAGAAATCTTTTTGGATCTCATTGTTTGGATTGTCTTCAGCTGTAAATTCTTTTTCTAAGAAAAAAGTTGATGAAATTCAGATACACTATTCAAGTGATGCTCCTGCTATCAAGATGTTAGATGCAACTGATAGTAAGAAGATTTTTATTGTGCAGACTTTGATTGAAGAACCTAATCTTTAAAGGAGAATTAAAATGGTAAAAGACATCAATGAGATGGAAGATTATATTAAGAAATTTAAAAAGAAATTTTCTGGATTCAGATCTAGAGCTCCTATTTACTTCACTTTTCAAGTAACACCTCTGAAGGTGTTTGTTCAATTTGAAGAAGAGATTGATATCAAGGAGTTTACAATAGATTATAATCTCCCAGTAGAAGACACTATACATACAATACGAGAATGGTTCAGAGATTATAAGTATCCTAAGATTGTTCATTCCAAGAGAGTGAAGATTGAGCCAGATATTTCTGATATCAATAATCTTATGATAAAGGAAAATGCTACATTTGAAGAGGCTTTTTCTTCTTTGTCCTCAAAGACAAGAAAAGAGACTTTCATCATTGATAAGGTAGATATTTCCAAAGATAGAATTATTGTTCTTGATGATAAGAAAGAAACTATCATGTATCAAGTAGATATGCCAGTTCTTATTTTTGTCAAGAATTTGAAGACTCTTCCAGAAAATTCAAGATGGAAAGAATTTGAGAAACATTGTAAAAAGGTAGCAAGAGAGAAATGAAATATCAGAAAATCTTTATAGACACATCAAATTTTTATCATAGAGGATTTTATACAGGACAGAGTATGACTACTGTCCTGGAAGATAATACTACTATGGTAACAGGAGGAATCTATAATTCTCTAAGAATGATTCAGAGAATTGAAAGAGATTACCTTCAGCCAGAAGGAGAAGTATATTTTCTTTTTGATAATTGTCATAGTGGAATAAATAAGAGAAAAGAGATAGATCCAGATTACAAGGCAAATAGAGAAAAGAAAGATGAGGCATTCTATAGAAGCCTAGATTTTCTTCATCTAGTACTTTTGAATTATAAGAACAATTATAAGACTGTAAAGGTTGAAGGATCAGAAGCTGATGATCTGGTTGATACACTTGTAAAGATGAATCCAGATGATTCTATTCTTCTTGTCTCAAATGATCTAGATTGGTTCAGAGCTATTAGAGAAAATGTTCATGTTGCTAAATATGAGAAGGGAAATTATCATATTTATGATAAGGATGAATTTGTTGAGAAATATGGTTTTGAACCAACAGTAACAAAGATGTGTATGTACAAAAGTTTCAAGGGAGATTCTGGAGATAATGTTCCTATTGGAGTAGAAGGAATAAGAACCAAGGTTCTTGTGAAACTTGTTTCTGAATTTGATTCTATACAAGATATCATTAGACATGTTGATGAACTTGACTATGTTTCAGATACATTTAAAGAAAGAATAAAGGAAAATACTCCAAGACTTCTGATGAATTACAAACTTGTAGATTATTTAGATATTTCAGAAGAACAGATTAATGAAGGAACCTATGATTGTTCTTTCAATCCTAGAACTTTGAATTCTTTGTATCAAACATTAGAATTTGATGTTTCAAGATTGGATACTAGAGTATATCAGTTCTATCCTATAAATAAAAAGGGAGGATCTTTCTTTAAAAGGGAAAAGATTCCAAGAGCTTAAAAAACACTATGATAAGATTATATTTAAGTAGAGACAAACAAAAAATTGCATTAAAGATATCTGGTTCAAACTTCAATGAGATCAAAGATGTCCTGAAAGAACATCGATTCAGATTTCTTCCTGAATTTGAGTATAATGACATGGTCTGGTTGAAGAATGTGGATGAGAGTAAAGAAGCTCTAGAAGAACTTCTCAAGATTGAGAAATTTGATATCTCTGAAGAGATATATTCTCTTCTAATTCCAAAACCAGAAACTGAAAAATTCAGAATATCCTATAATCCAGAGATTCTAGGTGGAAATCCAATTGGTGATTATCAAGTAAGAGCCATAAAAACAGGAATACGACAAAGTCGTCTTTATCTTGCTCATAAGATGGGGCTTGGTAAGACATTCATCATGATTGGAATTCTGAATCATTTATGGAATAATAATCTTATTGATAGAATTCTTGTTCTTGCTCCTACAGAGTCTGTATATAACTTCAAGAGAGAATTAATCAGATTCAATACTTTTGGATTGAAAGAGGAGGAGATCTATGTAGCTAATGCTGCTAGGAGAGAGCCTTTTGTAGAGTCAACTAAAGTAGCAATTATGACTTATAGAACATTCTTGATGCTGAGTGATGATGCCTACAAGAAGGTCTTTAAGAAGAAAAGTAAAGATTATAGGACAGCTTGTTTACCATTAGATTCTTGGGGAACAAATCGAGCAATTGTTCTAGATGAAATGCATCTCATAAAGAACAGAGGATCAAGATCTACAAAAGTCATCCAGATGCATAAGAATTTTTTCAGATTCAGATATGGTCTTTCAGGCACTCCTTACCCAAGAGGAATTGAGGATATGTATTCTCAACTGAAATTTCTGGATAAGAATATTGTAAGTAAGGACTATCAGTCCTGGATCTCAAGGCTTGCCTTTTTGGGAACCAGATGGTCTAAATATGCAATAAGAAGTTATAAGCATGATAAGATCAAAGAATTCTTGGAGGAAATTTCTCCTTGGTTTGTAAGAGAATTTACAGAAGACAACATTGATCTTCCAGAACTAGATAAGAGAGTTGTCTATACCGAAATTTCAGAAAAGCAGAAGAAACTTTATAGACATTATATAAAAATGTATATGACAGACAACAAGGACAAGAATGGAAGATTGAATACAAGAGAGATGTATCTTAATTTTCCTAGAATATCTTTATGTCTAGACAATCCTTGTATTCTAAAGGGAAAAATTGATCCACAGAAAGAGCCTGAGTTTTATTCTATGGTGGAGAAATGGAAATTTGAAGACCATTCAAAGTTGGAAGTTGTAACTTCTCTTCTAGAAAAATTTATTGATACAGAAGGAAAGAAGACAATTCTGTGGTCTGGACATCCTATGTCAATCAAGCAATTGGGAGAGTATTATAAAAAGTATAATCCTATCCTTATTCATGGAGAGATAGAAATTCCTAAAGGTGTAACCAGAGATGAATATAGAGATGGACTGATAGAGAAATTCAAGAAACAAAAGAAGCATAAGCTTCTGATTGCTTCTTACAGAATGATTGCTAGAGCAGTTAATATTGTAGAAGCTCCTAGAGCTATCTGTTTTGATAGACCTTGGGACTTTGAGATTTGGGATCAGATGTCAAAAAGAAATCATAGAATTGGAACCACAGAAAGAGTACTGATGAGACCAATTGTGTTTGAGAACACAATTGAAGAGAGACAAGATAGAGTCCTAGAAAATAGAGAAAGATTAGATAAAGATCTATTTAAGTATGATTCCCTTTCTAAGGATCAATGGGAAAGTATTTTTGAAGGGAAAGAATTGTAAATTAGGGAGTATACTGTATATATGGAAAGAAAATTATTAGTCTCTCATCTTGACCTCGATGGTCACGCCTGTATAGCTATTGCTAGATTTTTTAATGAAAAACTTAAATTTACTTCAATGATGTCAGAAGATTATAATTTTGAAGAAGATGAAGAAAAATGGAACTACATGAAAACATTCAATACAATCATTTTTTCTGATCTTTCAATACCAAAAGAGAAAACAGAAGAATTGAGATCTTTTGATATTCATGTAGAAATTTATGATCATCACTCAAAAGCTGATTGGCTAGAGGAGGACAGAGATTCTTCATTTGATCTTAATCGATGTGGAACAAAGATTTTCTGGCAAGATTATGTAATTCCTAGAGTAAAGAGATATCTTCCAATTATTGATGAGTTTGTTGAACTTGTTGATACCTATGATTTGTGGAAGGATGAATCAGATCTTTGGGAAAAAGCAAAAAACCTGAATAGTGTTCTTATGGGGATGAAAGATTGGAAAGCAGAGAATAGTCTAGATGCTACTATTCCGTTTTATGATTTCTTTGAAAGAAAAATAAGAAATTTTCCTCATTGGGTAGAAACACGACAAGAATTAGAGATCATTGAACGATCTAATAAGAGAGAAGAAGACATGTATCTGTATGCAAAAGATAAGATGCAAATACGTGTTGACAGTAAGGGAAAATTATTTGGAGTCTTTCCAATAAAGTCCAAGATTTCTCTTGTATGTTCTAGAATTCTCAAAGAAGAAGAAAATCTAGATTATGTTGTTGCATTCAATACTTGGGGAGGATTGAGTGGAAAGTTGTCTTTCAGATCAAAGAATGGATTTAATTGTAATGATCTAGGTGTTGCAAATGGACATGATGCTGCAGCTGGTGGATCTATTAGTATAGAAGACTCATTTATGTTTTTAGAGAAAGAAAACCTTGCTTTTACATATAATGATAAATATGATCCTGAAGATCCAAAGTCTGCATTTGAAGAGGTTGAATTGTGAGTTTTTTCAAGAAAGTAGATACATCTGTCCCATTGAACAGACAGAATGATATCATAAAAGATCCCTTTATCTATACAGATGAAAATCCAGAATTATATTTTGTTACAGATAGTACAAATAAGAGACAAGTAAGCTTTATCCATAATGCTCTTCAGAAGGTATTCAAATATGATGCTCCTCAATTTGCTTTATTATATTCTTTTAAGTTTAAACCAAGAGAGAAAGATTTAACAAAGAATGTTACAAAGTTCATGTACAGTTATTCTCTGGATTATAAAAAGTATATTCCTAATGGATCAAAGATTATCTGTTTGGGAAGATCCATTTATACATTTACATTAGAGACTACATTCAATGCTTCTGCTTTTTATCCATATGATTATGTAGATACATATTTTTATTATCCAGATACTAAGAGCTATGTATTTCCTGTGGATGATATTTACAAGTTTGCATCTTTTGAAGAAAAGAGATTTCTTGATAACTTCTATAGTTTTTTCTTTTTTAAACAAATAAGAAAAGCTTATGATTTTAATATAGAAAAAATAAGAATTCCTTCTTTAAAAGTTGAGATCATAGAAGATCCTAATGAATTTCTTTTAGAGATGAAAGATAAAGTTACTGAGGTAGCATGGGATCTAGAGACTAGTGGATTCTTTTATTTTAAAGATAAAATAATTTGTATGACTATGTCTTTTGATGGTATCACAGGATATTATTTTGATTTTTCCAAGATAGATTTGAAAATCTTAAATGAGTTCCTGAAGGGAAAATATCAGATTGGAGCAAATTTAAAATTTGACTGTAAGTTCCTGAGAAATCTTGGTGTTACTAATGTTAAGGTAGACTTTGATACTCTCAGTGCTGGTCATTGTCTGAATGAGACAGCGTCTAATGCATTGAGTGCTCATGGTTGGATGTATACTTATTATGGAGGTCATGAGATTGAACTTCAAAAGTATAAGGTGAAACATCCAAAATTGGTAAACTATTCCCAGATTCCAATCAGCATCCTGTCTGAATATGCAACAAAAGATGCTATAATCTGTTATCAAGCATATAAAAAACAAATAGAAAAACTTTCTTTGGATCCTCAGTTATATTCATATTATTTCAAAGAAGTTGTTCCAAATCTGAATCTTTATGTTGATATAGAACTGAATGGGGTTGTGATCAATTGGGATCTTTTGAAAGAAATGAAGATTAAGAAAGATAAGGAGTTGGAAGATCTAACAAGAGAGATACATGATGAAATGGGAGTCCCTGTTAATTTGTCCTCAGCAAAAGATCTGGGATTGGCACTAGAGAACGATCTAAAACTTCCTGATCTTGGTCTAAGGTCTAAAGATGGATATTATCTAACAAATGAAGATGTTCTTCTGAAATGGAAGAAATTAGGATATTCAGTTGTTGATAAGTTAATTGGTTATCGATCTCTTACGACTCAGATAAACACCTTTATTGGAGAGGAACAAAATAATTCTGCTTATTGGGAATATAGAAACAAGAGTACCAATAGCATTCATCCAACTTACAGTGTAATGCTTGCACAATCTCATAGGAATAAATGTAAATCTCCCAATCTTCAGCAAGTTCCAAAGAAAACAGAATTTTCAAAAGAATATAGAAAAATATTTGTAGCACCAGAACAAGGAAAATATTATTTGTCAGAAGGTGATTTTGCAGGTTTTCAGCTTAGGATTGCTGCTGTTCTTTCTGGTGATCAGAATTTGAAAGATGCTTTTACAAAGTATGGTGGTGATGTTCACTCGATGACTGCTATTGCTATTTTTCATCAGGATTGGACTATTGAACAATTTCTAGAAGTAAAGAAACAGGAACCATACAAGACTCAGAGAGGAATAGCAAAAAATGTAAATTTTGGTTTTCTTTTTGGTGGATCTGCATGGTCATTTGCTAATGATAAATTGAGAGCAGAATGGGATTTAGATTTTTGTTTAAATTTTTTAAAAGAGATGAATCTAGATACAAATTCGGATGATCCATTCTTAGAAGCAGCAGAATACATTAGAAATACCTTCTTTAAGAAATATCCAAAGCTCTTAGAATGGCATGATAAATGTCATGAGACAGCTAAGAAATATGGAATGATAAGATCACCATTTGGTGCTAGGAGACTTCTTCCTAGACTCACTTATATTGGAAAAGATACTGATAGAAAAGAGATTTCAGAAGATCAGAATATAAGTAAAAATAGTCCTGTTCAAAATTTTGAGTCAGTTGCAATCATGAGAGGAATGAGAGAGTTTCATGAGTTAGTAAAGAAGAATAATTGGAAATCTAGAATCTTTGGAATGATTCATGATGCTGTGGGATTTTATATACATAAGGATGAAAGAAGCTTTATGGTAAAAACAATATTAGATATATTCCAAAGACAGTATGAAGAGTATGAAGGTGTTCATATGGAATTTGAATTAGAAATTTCAGATCCAGAGCTTGGAGAAGTCTGGGGATTTGGAAAAGAAGTAAAAGAATAGGAGAAGATAGAGATGGAAGTAAAGTATTATTTTGACAGTACAAGTCAGAAATTTGAGTTGAAACCAGAGACTTCTGGTTCCTCTGGAATTGATCTCAGAAGTAATAATGTCCATAAGATCAGTCCAGGAAAAGCTGTTCTTGTGAAGACTGGTCTTCATGTGAAGATTCCAGAAGGATATGAAGGGCAGATTAGATCTAGGTCTGGATTGGCTCTTAAAAAAGGAATAATGGTTCTGAACAGTCCTGGGACTCTCGACTGTGATTATCGTGGGGAGATAGGAGTAATTCTTTTTAATTCCTCTGACAAACCTTTTTATGTTGATGTTGGTGATAGAGTTGCTCAGTTAGTTATCTGCAGAACATACACACAGGAAACTGCTTTTGTTGAGGTAGAATCCCTTGAAGAAACTGAGAGAGGATCTGGAGGTTTTGGATCAACAGGAAAAAAATAAATTTTTTCTATTTACATTAGTAAGAAAATAGTATAGTATATTAATGTAAGGAGAATCAAAGATGATTATGAACCTTGTAATTCTAGAAGAAGATCTCAAAAAGTTTCAGAAGAAGATGACTTCTCTGAATAAGAAACTCCAGAAGTATGATTCAGAGATTAGAGTTATCTCTCATAAAAAAGGTTTTCAACTTCTTGAGACAGCTACAGTTAATGTTAATTTTCCAGTAGTAGAATACTTTCTTGAAATTCCTGAGACTAATGGAAAAGAGAATGTAGAATTTTTAGGAACTCTATCTTACAATAGTGGAGTTCCTATGATTTATTCAAATACTGACAGATATGATATTCATAAGCTCTACAAAAAAGGCTCAGTCTGTGATCATTGTCATACTTCTAGGGATAGGAAGAAGTGGTTCTTCTTTGAGGATGAGGGACAGATCAAGCAGATTGGATCAACTTGTGTTCTTGAGTATTTTGGTATTCCTCTTGAGGGGATCCTCGGAGCTTTTGAAGCTGAGACTAAAGCTCTCAGAATCAATGAGACTACACTTGATTTTTCAGATCTAGATGAAGAAGAGAGAGAACTCCTTAGAAATAGATTCTTCACTTCTAATAGCTACATCTCAGTGAAAGAAGTCTTAGGAATTCTCAGTAGTGTAACCAATGATTTTTCAAGAAATTGGGAGAAAGGAGAAGAAGGTACTTCTAGTCTTGTTAAGAATATCATTTTCAGTGTAGGAAATAGAGAAGAAATTAGGAAAGACATTCAGAGAAACTCCAAAAATGTAGAGAAGCAGATTGAGACAATCAAGAAGTTCTGGGATATCAAAAAAGGTTATACAAATGATTTTGAATTCAATATCTTCTCTAATCTCTATTCAAACTCAGAATTCAATATGAAGGTTCCTTCAAAGAATCTTGGAATTGTCTGCTGGGCTTTCTGGAAAGCTTTGAATATGGCAATTAAAGATTCATTAGTCAAAGAGGACAAGAATAATTCAGAGTTTCTTGGAGAGATCAAAGATAAGATAACCATCACAGGAAACATAAAGCTTATCAACAGTTTCAATACAAATTATGGATATGGACAAGATGGAATCACTTATCTTTATCAGATTGAGACAGAAAGAGGACTTGCTAAATGGTTCTCCTCAAAGGATCTCTCTGAAGAGATGGCATCCAAAGATCTAGAGAAAAAGGGAGAATTTGATTATCAGGAATTAGTTGAGAAGATGATTGCTTACAATGAAAAGTTGAAGAATGAAGGAATGGATGTTACTCTTAAAGGGACAATCAAAAATCTTGAAATCTTTAAAGAACAAAAGCAAACTGTTTTGACTAGATGTAAAATTTTGGTTTACTAATTTCAAGATCTAGTATATAGTTAAATATATAATCTGCTGTGGAGGACAAATATGACCGACTTAGAAATGCTCAAAAGAATCAAAAATGAAAATGATCTTGAAATCAGAAATTTGCTTTGGGAAAAATACCAAGCAAAAGTAGCTTCTTCTTTTTTCAAGAATGCAAAATTCTTCAATGATATTGGACTCTCTCTTGAGGACTATAAACAAGAAGCTTTCTTTTCTTTTATAGATTGTATCGAATACATTGATCTTGAAAAGATGGAAAATTCAGAGTCCAATTTTGGAACAAGCTTCTATTTTTTTCTTCTGAAGATTAAGAACAAAAATCAAAGAGAACTTGCTCACATGGGAATTCCAATCTATCTTTCCTCTATGGAATCGAAGGATGAAGTAGATGAATCAACCTCAGGATTGAAAAAAGCATTTAATTCCAAGACAGCTATTGATTTTGATGATCAATTGAAAACTAAAGTTGTATCAAGCATTGTACAAAAATATGTCAGTGAGCAACCAGAAAAGAAAAGACAAATTCTTCAGATGTATATGGAGGATGTGTCTGTGAAAGATATCTCAGAAAGAATGAAAATGAATTATATGAAAGTGTATAAATTCATTAGATCAACTAAGAATGAGTTGACTACTATTTATTCAAATGCGATTGTATAGATTGGAGTAAAGATGAAACAAGCACTTATTAAAGAATTAGATGCTAGAAGCCATATTCTTTTATTACCTGGAATGTATCTAGGATCAATGTCACTCTCTGAATCAGATGAGATGATACTGAAAGATGGAAAATTTCAAAAAGAAAAAGTCAAGTATGTTCCTGCACTTTTGAAGATCATCAATGAAGCAATTGATAACTCTTTGGATGAAGCAGTTAAGACAAATTTTAAGTTCGGAAATAAAATACGAATTTCAATTTCTGAAAAAGATGTTACAATTGAAGACAACGGTAGAGGAATTCCTGTAACAAGATCTAAAGAGACAAAAGAATATATGCCTATCATGGCATTTTGTAATGCTAGAGCAGGAAGTAATTTTGATAAAGTAGATGAGGGAACATCTTCTATTGGTACTCATGGAATTGGAATCAAAGCAACTAATATTTTTTCCAAGTTGTTCGAAGCTGAGACTAGTGATGGTAAGAATAAGTTATCTCTGACTTGCAAAGATAATATGGAGACTACAGAGCACTCGATAAGAAAGAATTCAAGTAATTATACTAAAGTACATTTTCAGCCTGACCTGGAGCGTTTTGGATTGTCTGAGATAGATAAAGATCACATCAATATGATCTACCAGAGAATATTGTTTCTTTCATACTCCTTTCCAAAAATTAAGTTTTACTTTAATGACAAGAGAGTATCGATTGGTAATTCAAAACAATTTATGTCTATGTTTTCAGAAACATTTGAGCTATTCACAGGAGATAAATGGTTCATAGGGATTTATCCTAATGAGGAAGAAGACTTTTCTTTTTTCTCTTATGTGAATGGTCTTTATTTAAAGAGAGGGGGAACTCATGTAGATCTTATTTCCAATGAGTTTTCTTATAAGCTAAGAGATCTTTTAGTAAAAAAATTCAAGACCATCAAGCCTGGAGATATTAAGAATAAACTTTCTATTGTTGTCTTCTTCAATGATTTTCCATCTATGCAATTTGATTCTCAGACCAAAGAGACTCTCACAAATTCTGTTGCTGAAATAAGAAAATACCTTGATCTTTCTAATGATGATTTTCTTGCTATGACTAAGAGACTACAAAAGAATGAACTGATTCTAGAGCCTATTGTTGAGATGTTCAAGCTAAAAGAAGAATTCAAAAAGAAACAAGCTCTGAAAAATCTTTCAAATTCTAAGAAGAAAGTCTCTAGTGAATCATATTTTCCTCCCATTGGGGATAAGAAATATTTGATGCTTACAGAAGGTTATTCTGCAACAAGTTCAATGTGGAATATTCTTGGTAGAAGAGACATTGCTTACTATTCTCTTAGAGGAAAACCATTGAATACTTTCAATGTTCCAGTATCTAAAATGATCAAAAATAAAGAGTTCAAGGATATTGTAGATATTCTAAACCTGGATCTTCTTGATAAAAATACAGATATGGAGTATGATAAGGTTGTTTTTTTGTCGGACCAGGATATGGATGGGATCCACATCAGATCTTTGCTCTTGACTTTCTTCCATAAATTTACTCCTAAAATGATCGAGGATGGAAGGATATGTTTTATGAACACACCTCTTCTTGTTGCTTTTAATAAGAAGGATGATCCCATAGAATGGTTTTTTAATATTGATGATTATATGAAGAGTTCAAAAACAAAATTTCATAGAATAGATTATTACAAGGGATTAGGATCTTTTGAACCAGAAGTTCTAAAAAAGATTATTGAGAAAGTTGGTACAATGGAAGATTTTCTTGTACAATTTGAGAGAACATCAGATAGTGAAAAGATAATAAAAGAGTGGATGTCCAGTGGAGAGAGTGGCTCTAGAAAGGACTTCTTGGAAGGTAGAGCTTTCAATCTTTCAGCAATCTAGAACTATTTTATTAGTAATATTTTAATAGGAGAATAATTATGACATTTCATATCAGTAGAGCTTATGACAACGTTCCATATCTAGAATCAGATAGCAGAGTATACCAGATTGTTTTTTCAGAAGAGACTTTTGAGTATCAACTTATTTTTGGAGATACAGGAGATGTTATTGTATCAGATAATACTTTTGATCTTCTGGTCAGAAAAGCAGAAAAGAAGCTTTTGGAAAAGATTGCTATAGCTCCTCAATACAAAAAGATTTTTTTGAATTTCTACGAGTCAACTGAATTTGTAAAGAAATCTATGAATGAAGAAGAAAGTTCAAAGAAGATAAAGGCTTTTGTAAAGAAAGAGAAGATGAATGGTTCTAAAATAGAGTTAGATATCACCTCTAAAAGAGCTTTTGTGACAGATCCACTAGGAAAGAAGACAACAGTGAAAGGAAAAGAATTTGATTCTTACATAGATGAGTTCTCTGAAAGTCCTGTTTCTGAAGATCAGACTTTAGATTTTGAAGACTATCTTCTTTATAAGGTTCTGACAAAATGAAAGAACTTGCAATAGTAGGGAATGGAATATCTAGAAAATATCTAGAAGAAGAGATCTCTGAGTTTGAAGAGATTTGGGTCTGTAATAAAGGTATCTACGAGATCAATAAATTTCCTACTATTAAAAGAGTTTACAGTGTTCACTCAGAGGTACTGCAGAGCTTCCAGGATGAATCCTTCATAGAGAGTAATAAGATTATACTAGTAGGAAGAGAAGGTTTGCCAGGGATCTCACAATTTAAGGAAGACAGAGGATGGAGTTCTGGCAATCAGGCTATATTAGATGCTCTATTAGAAGACTATGATGAAATTTATTTGTATGGATTTGATTTTGGTGGAGAGGATATCTATCAGAATCACTCTCTTGAAGGATCTAATTTTAAAAAGCAATATGATAGCATACTAGAAGATTCTCGTTTTGATTCAAAGAAAAAATTATTTCTCAGATATCCTGAAAAGAAAAGAGAGACTGTTTTTGTAACTCTGATGGATGATAATTTTTTCTTAGGATTTAAAGGGTTTTTCCGATCTTTGAAAGAGACTGATCCAGATTTTTCTTACACATTTATCATACTTGATAATGGGCTCAGTGATGCTACTAAAGAAGAGATGAAGAATATTTATTCAAATCTCATCTTTAAGACTTTTAGTAAGGAGTCTTATTCTTTTTCTATAGAATCAACTGAATCAAGATTACTTTCTACATACTACAAATTAGAATTCTTCAATCCCTCTTTGTATAAGTCTTATATGGAGAGGGCCATCTTTGTAGATATGGATATTCTTGTAAGAGGTTCTTTGGAAGAGCTGACTTATATATCTCTTCAAAGTAAGATTCTTGGGGCTTGTCGACAGTATAAATCTCAAAAAGATATTCTTTCAAATGAGATAAATTCTGGTGTGATGGTTTTAGATTTAAAGATGTTGTCTTATTCTATCTATGATACTCTTGTTTCCTATTGTTCTAAAGGATTCTACCTCCCAGATCAAGAAATCATCAACTTGTTTTTTCTAAAAGAAAATAATTATTTGACTTATCTTCCAAAGAAGTTCAATGTTGAAAAAAGAATGTTCCTGTCAAAGAGTTTTAAGAATATCTATGATGATTCTGTTCTTCTACATTTTGTTGGAGTAAAACCTTGGCAGGAAGAGTCAAGAAATGATGTTATATATAAGGATGTTTATGATCTTTGGAATCTTAAGTCAAAAAGAAAGAAGGGACTCATACATAAGAATTTAGAAGATAAGGTTTTCTCATTAGAAGAGCTCAAATCTTTTATTCAAGATATCTCAGAAACAGGTGGATCTATTTATGGTAAGGGTGTTTCTTATCATATGTCTTCAACTTGTGGAAAACTGATTACACTTCTAAAGACAAAACCACTAACATCTGATAGAGATGATACATGGCTTTTTTACATCAACATTGATTCTAAATTTTCTAAGAGATATCCAAATTCTTCTTCAGAGGATGAATTCTATAGTTTTCTTTATAATAAGAAAGTTATCTTTGTTGGTCCATCTCCAATTCTAAAAGGTAGAGAACTAGGAGAGTTTATAGACTCTTTTGATATTGTTGTAAGAACAAATAATATGTTGAATTCACTGATTTCTGATCCTTCTCTTGAGAAAGATTTTGGATCAAGAACTGATGTTCTCTATGTCAATGTTACATATGAGCGTGATGATTTCAATGAATGGAGAACAAATGAATGGGCTAAGAGAGATCTTCAATATATTTGTAAGCTCATGAACAGTATTCCAAAAGAAGAGTTACCATTTAGATGGAGAAATATTCCAAACAGACTCAAAGATATTCCTTGTCCAACATTATTTATTGGAACAAGACTTATCAATGATCTTTTATTCTTTGATATTAAGAGTCTCTTTATTACAGGTGTAGATGCTTATGCTAATATTCCAGATATTACTGATGGAAAAAATGAGGAATATATAGAAGGCTATCTTCCTGAATTTACTCTAAGACAGAGAAAAAATAGAATTGGAAAACCTCTTAGTCTTCATGATAAATATAGAGATACTAGACTGATTCTAGACTTTGCAAAAGATCCAAGAGTAACAATAGATCCTATCAGTAAGAAAAAAATGGAAGAGGTAGCATATGGAAAAAATTAGTATTAGAAAGGCAAAGAATGCAAAAAGTGGATTGATAGAGTTTATTAATGAGTGTCAGAGGAATTCTCTATTTTGTACTCATAAGATTGCAGAAATTGGATGTTATGTAGGAGACTCTACAGAGATTTTTTCTAATAACTTCTTCATTGTCTATGCTATTGACCCTTGGATGAATGGTTATGATGATTCTGATGCTTCTAGTTATAAATATGATATGAATATTGTTGAGAGTCAATTTGATTCTATGAAAGAGAAATATGACAATATTCATAAGATGAAAATGACTGGAGATGAAGCATGTAAATTATTTGAGGATGAAAGTCTTACTATGGTATATATAGATGCTGTTCATCAATATGAAGATGTTAAAAAAGATATCCTGAATTGGCTCCCAAAAGTAAAAAAGGGAGGAATTATTGCAGGACATGATTTTCAAGAAGCTTTTCCTGGAACAATGAAAGCAGTGAGAGAAGTTCTTGGAGAACCAGAGATTCTAGGCAAAGACACTAGTTGGGGATTTGTAAAAAGATGACAAAAGAGAAAGTGATTGCATTTGTTCCTATGAGAAGTGGCAGTAAAGGAATTATTGATAAGAATATCAAAGAGATAAACTCAATGCCTTTGTTCTATTGGATGATCTCAGCTTTGTTAGAGTCAGTAGAGATTGATAGAGTAATTGTTTCTACAGATTCTAATGAATATGCTAAGCTTGTCAGAACATACTGCCCTAAAGCTGAGATTGTTTACAGGTCAAAAGAGAACTCTAGTGATGATTCCTCCACAGAATCTGCTGTTATTGAATTTCTAGAATCTAATCCTCAATTAGAAGGATCTATTCTTTTAGCACAGCTCACTTCTCCTATTGTAACTTCTGAAGATGTTGATGAGTTTATCAACTATGCTAAAGTTACTCCTGAAGAATCCTCTTTGTCTGTTGTGAGTATGTCAGATAGATTTATCTGGGATAGAACAGGGCTTCCAAAAAACTATAATCCTCTCAACAGAAGTAGAAGACAAGATCTAAAGATCAAGAAAGAATATTTAGTAGAAAATGGAATGTTCTATTATAATTCTATTCAGTCTTGGAGAAATAGCAAATGTAGGATTATTCCTCCTTGTGGAATCTTTGAGATGTCAAAAGAGACTATTCTGGAGATTGATACAGAAGAAGACTTCAGAATAATAGAGTCTATCATGAGGAGTATATTTTGAAAATAAAAGTTCTTATTTGTGACATTGATGGAACATTGACAGATGGAAACATCTACATGAGTACTTCTGGTGATTCAATGATCCAGTATTCTAAGATAGATGGAGAAGGTTTTTCAAGACTAAAAGAAAAAGGAATTCTAACTGTATGGATTACTAAAGAGAAAAATTGTCAGACTCATCTAGAAAGAGCAATAAAATTAAAGATTGACCATTTCCTAAACTCAGAGGATAAGTTCATCACTATCTCTGAGTTTTTGAAGTCTAAAAATCTCTCTTGGTCTGAAGCAGCTTATATTGGGGATGACTTTTCTGATCTTCAGTGTCTTCTCGAAGCTGGAATTTCTTATTGTCCAAAAAACTCTATTATTGATCTGTATGTAAATAAAGATTTTGAAAGAGTCAAGAGAACAAATTTGGAAAGTGGAAAGGGATGTGTTCGAGAAGTTATTGAGAAGATTATAACTATTTAAATATATAACTCATACTGTAATCTAAAAAGGAGATCATAATGGATCAATTTAAACCTGGAATCTATACTGCTAGAGATTCTAAAAAAATTAAATATAACGGAGAAGATGAAGGGTCTTGGATGAGTAGCTACTCTTTTGTCTCACCTGAAGATTTTGAAAAGGTGGCTTCTACTTTAAAGAGTGGAAAAACAGGTGATAGACCTATCTATACAAAGTTGAAAAAGCAGCATAAAGATATCTGGGATTCTATTCAAAAAAATTTTGGAATTAAAGAAGAAAGCTTCTCTATACATGATTCTATAATTGAAATTCAAGAAGAAGTAGTAATTGAACAAGATGGAAAGAAAATCATTTTGGAGAAGGGTGATAAGATTCAAGTTTTAGAAAAAGATCTAAAAGAATATATAGGACAGATGAAAGGTCCTCAAGATAGAGATCTTGATAAATTTTTTGATGAGTTCAAATATAGATTTATAGATTCTTTGCAAGTTCAAAAATCTCTTTCATATTTATTAGATGTTTATGGACCAAATAATAATCTATCTCCTATAGATCTTTATAAGTTATTTTTTAACTTTTCAAATTCTATAAAAAAGCACTATTTATAAAAGGACTATAAAAAAGACCATGAGAAAAATAGATATACAAGAGAGAATGATTCTAAATCAGCAATGAAAAATGTCTTTATGAAGTATAGGAAATAAAATGAAAAAGAATCTTTATGAGTCTGTTTTACAAGCCATAACTGAGTTAGATCTAGATAACGCTACTGCTGAAGATTTTCTTAGAATAGGAATTTCAGCAGAGCAAAGTGCTATCAATCTTTATAATAGAATAGCGAATTTGTTAGGTAAAGATTCTTCTGTTATTGGAAAGCTTTTCAGTCACACTTCTCAAGAAGAAAAGGTTCATGTTCATGAATTTCAAAGATTACTTTTTGATATAGATCCTGAAGAATATTCCTCTGCAAAAGAAGGAACAAAAGAGACAGAAGAGATTATTTCTGATGCCATAGATAGTCTAGTTGTTTCTGATGATTTTCCAGTAAGACAGAAAGAAGGTATTTTCATAATTGAGAAAGGAGACAAGATCTCTATCTACAAAGAAGAAAAAACTTTTCGAAGTGAAACTGATTACCTGAAAGCAGTAAAGAAAGCTCTGATGTCATATAAGCCAGAGTCTGGTCTTCCTAATTATGTTCTAACTGATTGTCAGTATAATGCATATAAGATAATAGAAGAAAGAATTCTTCGTGGGGACTACATTCTTGTATCTGACGATCCTGATCTTCTTGACATAGAGATGTCTTTTGATCCAGAAGAATACAATGAAGAAGATTTCTCTGTGTCCAAGATTAATGATATTGAAAAATGGTTTTTTGAATCAAAGTTCAATCCAAAGATATATTTTGATGAAGCTTTAGAAAAAGCTTTTAATAGAAATAGAAGAGTGAATTTTTCTGAATTGACAGAGCTTGCTTATAGAATTTATATTAAGTCTCTGATAGAGAAGGCTTTTCTATATCTAAAAAAGAAAACAGGATTCGGAATAGTATAGAATTTGTGAAAAACAGGTTTTTAAATTGTCCCTTACTATTATATATGTAAGGGATATTTTTTATTTCTCTGTTCATAAATGAAAGATGAAATATTGAAAGTTCTTCTCATGAAAACAGATTTTATGAGATATACCTCTAAAGTTCCCTCCCTCAAAATCTTGTTTACAAAAAGAAGGAATTTTAATATGCGTAAAGAAATGCGTGAAGCAATCCTGAAAGAGCAAAGAGATGAAATGCTCTCTCAGAGAAATGAAAATGCTGATCGGCTCTTTGAGAAGTGGTCAAAGAAAACTGGGATCGGCGAGAACATGGATAAGATCATGGAAAAGGACGTCAACAAAGCACGTGCTCTTTCTATTATTCTTGAGAACCAGGAGAATCACCTTGGTAAGTTGACTGAGACTCAGATCTCTAACAGCTTTGCAACTACTCCTGAAAATGTGATGAGAATTGTTCGTCTTGGATATCCTAATAGTGTACGTGGTGACTTGTTCTTAGAATGGGCTATGGAAACTGCAAGAGATAGTATTTACTACTTGTCTCCTGTTTATCAGGCTTCAAAACGTGGTGCTACTGCTGGTGGTGTTATGCATGAATCACCTGCTTTTAGGTATGGTTCTGAAATTGAGGTTGACACTGTTGGTACTGGTGATGGTTCTACTGTTGCTTTTGACAACACCTTGCTCAATGCTCCTATCAGACCTTATACTGTAAGACTGTTAGTTGATGATGTTCCTATTGCTACTGATGATGGTGCTGGAAATCTTTCTGGTGCTCTTCTCAATTCCTCTGGGACTAACACTATCAACTACACCACTGGTGAATACACTGTTACTTTCACAGCTGCTCCTGCTTCTGGTGGACTTATTTCTCTTGAATACCACTATGATTCTGAAGTTTCTAACAACTACACTGATATTGGTTCAGTTGAGTTGCAACTTAGAGACTATCAGTTCAGAGTAAAACCTTGGCCGTTGTATGTCAGCTGGTCTAAGATGACTGAAGTGTTGGTTAACACTACTCTCAATATTGACGCAGAAGATGCTCTTATTCGTGGTGCTGCTGATGAGTTCAAGAAGTCTCTTGACTTCCATGCTATTCGTCTAGCTTACCAGAGTGCAAAGGGACATGCTCCTGTAACTTTCAATGTTCAGGGTGCTGTTGGTGAGCCTGAGATTGATCGTATGACAGCTTTCAACAAGGCTATTGACCAAGCTTCTGACTTGATCTATAATTCTCTACAGAGAGGCGGAGTCACTAAGTTGGTTGGTGGACCTGGAGCTATCACTCAGATCAAGCTTCACAGACGGTTTGATGTTTCTAGCAGACAGCCAAAAGTTGGTGCTTATCGTGAAGGTACATTGGATGGAATCGATGTTTACAAGGTTCCTGCTTCTATTGTTCCTAATGATGAGATCATGGCTATCTATAAGAACGAATTAGTTCCGGAAGACGTATCCGTGAGTTTTGGCAGTTTGATCCCACTTTATCAGACTCAGACACTTGAGTTCAAAGAGATGTATAAAGAAACTGGTCTTGCTTACTTTGGTGATGCTAAGGTTCTTCAACCTAACTATCTCCAGAGAATCAAGCTTACTAACATCTAAGTTTTTCTCTAAAGTTTTAGTCCCTGAAGTAAAATTCAGGGACTTTTTTGTATACGAAAATACTTTGGTCTGAACTTGAAGAAAAATCTAGAAAATTTTTAGAAGATATGAGTATACTCTTAATAAGAGAAAAATTTGAAGAAGTAGAAAGAATACAAGTTTCAGTTAACAGGAAAAATCATCTTTCTACTAATGCTGAAGAATTTTTGTCTATATGGAGAATAAAAGAATAATGAGAATTCTACTGAAAGAAAACAAGCCATTTGCTAGATATAGAGATCGTTTTATGACTGATACTGATCATGCTATAGAGAGATCTTATGAAAGAGAAAAAGCAATTCAAGGGATTTTTCCTAATAGAAAAGCTTATGTAGACAAACATAAATTAATGATTGCTCAGACAATGCATCAGATAATGAAAAATTATAATGATGAAAAAGGTCACTATGTCATCTATTCTAAAGGCTCTGGTTTAGGACTTGTGATTGACTGGAGAAGAGATAGAATCTATGATGATGGAAAGAATCATGCTTTTGTTGTTACTGTTCTTGGATATAGTCCTGTTCCTCATTATAAGAAATATGATTCTGATGTCAGAGTTTTTGTAGAGGTACAGAATTTGCTTTTGAAATATGTAAGAGAAAATTATTCAGATCAGCTTCTAAAAGAATCCTCAGCTAGATATACAAGATTTGAGACAAAAGAAGGATTCAAAGTGAATATTTATGATAATGAGATTATAGGAATAAATAGCACTACAGTTTTTGTAGACTAGATAATATGAATTATAGAGAATTAGAAAAAACACTGACCTATGACATCATCAATCAGATTACCCCAGTCCAGTCTCTTCTTTTAGAATGTGGAGCAAAAAATATTACAGATAAAGGATCTTATTTCTTATTCTCTTCTCCATTTAGAGAAGACAAGAATCCATCAGCAGTACTCTATAAGAATTCTCTAGTATGCAAAGACTTTGGAGGAGATGCTAGTGGTTCTTTTTCTTATTTCTTTTATAGATGCACAGGAACTTCTCTTATCAAATATCTTGAGATGGATAAAAAAGGAATCGTTGATAAGACCTATTTTTCTAAAGATGAGAAAGTCAGAGAACTAAAGTCTCTTGAGAAAGAACTGAGAATCAGAGGTGGAAAAATACTTTATGATTTTTCAAAGAATCAATTAGCAAATGACTATATAAAAGAGAGATTTCTAACAGAAGAATTTCTAGAAACTTTTGAGATAGGCTATTGTACTAGTGTTGAAATTTGTAGAGCTTTCAAAGATTCTTTCAGAGATCCATATCTAGAGTTTACAAAATTTAGAAATAGAATTTGCATTCCTATCTATGAAGGATCAGATCTGATTTCTATTGAGGGAAGAGACTTCACAAAGAGAGCAAAGCCAAAAGTATTGTATCCTAAAGGTGGATCAGTTTCTTCTTTATTCAATTATCATAATCTTAATAAGAAAGAACCTTTGATTGTTGTGGAAGGAATCATGGATATGCCTAGGATATGGCAAAATATTACTAAGAATATTACAACAACATTTGGAATAAATCTTACTCCTCGACAGAAAGAACAGCTAAAAGAATTTGAACATGTGATCATCTTTTCTGACACTGATTCTGCAGGTAGATTGATGATAAAAGAATTTGATGATTTTATGGAAAAGCCTTATTGGATAGCTAGATTAGAAGATGGTGATCCAGGATCTCCAGAAAATTCATTAGATACAATTAAGAATGCTATAGAGACAGCAAAAGAATCAACAGAATTTTTGTTAGATGAGTCAGAACTTATAGAGTCTCAGGATTATAATAAAAACTATTTTTCTGTGTAAGATAACTATTTTACTATAGAGGAATAGCTATGATAATATCAGACCAGGACTATTATGAGATTTTGACTGAGATAGGATATCCTGTTTTACAGCAAGACGATTTAGAATTTACAAAACAACAGATAGAAGATTATTTCATTTTTCCAGCACTTAGACTATTTTTCACTTGGTTCCCAAAGACAGAGATTCAGTCTACTTTTGTAGCTTCTGATTTTTCAATTGACTTTCCAGATGAAAACACTTATGGTGTAATAGATGCTAGAATAAATACATCTATAACAAGTGATGGAAGAACTTCTTCTCCATTTATCAATTCTCTTTACTTCAAACAGACCACTTCTGGATACAATATGTATGGAACTGGAAATGACTATGGAGTAAGAGATGCTTCCTATCTAGAAAGATCTTTCAATAAGACAGTGAATAACTCTATCAGAGTGAAGAGACTTGATGTAGATACTGTAAATAAGAAACTGACAGGATATACTACTATCAATGGAGAATTGATTATTACTTGGGCTAAATTCTCAAACAACTTTGATGATGTTCCTTTCATAAGAAAAACAGATGTCATCAATCTAGCCAAGTCAAATGTATTAAAAGGTTTTGCTATGCTTCGAAGTCAGCTAAACTCTGATGTAGGAGTAGAATTTAATACTTCTGAATTCTTATCTAGATCTCAGGATCTAGAAGATAAAGTTATGGAAAAATGGAAAGCTATAAGCAAAGTTACAATATTGAGAAATTAAAAGGAATAAAAAAGAATGAAAATTGTTGATATTTCAAAATTTAAAAAAGATCTTCCAAAAGTAAAAGAGAAGATTGATCTAATCTCTATAAAAAGATTTGATGAAGATTATAAAAAGAGATTAAAAGAAGCAGCATTTAGAGCAGGGATGGCTTCAAAGATGATTGATAAGATTGCCTCTATTCTTTCAAAAAGAACAGGATTTAAAATTGGTATTTCATCAATAGCTATTCCTATGAAAATTGAGGGGAAGACCTATGATACTTATTTTGGCTATATTTCTCCAAACAGAGCATTTAGACTTAATTTCCTAAAAGGAAAAAGTGATCTTCTTGAGTCAATTGATTTTTATGACTCAAATACAGATGATTATCCTACTGAAAGACTGGATCTTAATGGGTTCAATATTGTTCAAGTAATTGATCAAGTAGCTGATTATATCACAGGTGAGTTTGAAAGATATGATGAGTCTGTAAAAGTGAAGAAGACTGCTTTAAAAGAAGCTAGACTTTCATTAAAGGATATGGCCACACAGTGGCTTACTGATAATCCTAATTATCTGAAAGATATTCAAAGTTCAAGATTTGATTATGATAAAATGACAAGACCTTTTTTAGATTATATTGGTGTAACCTTTAATTCAAGAAAAGGAAAAATTACTGCTGGAGCTCTTCAATGGAATGTTCAACAAGCAGTTTCAGAAAATCCGCAGTTCGGTGTAAATCCTAGCACTGTTCCTTCGATTTCAGTCTCTCCTGCATCTTCTAATGAGGTTATTCTTCCTACTAAAGAGTTACAAGAGATTTGGGATTCTGTTCAGGATATCTCACCAAAGCAGATTATGCAAACTCTGGAAGATGACACAAGAAGAATTGCTCAAGGTGACAAGCTTCTTCCAGGACTTTTAGTTTATGGAAAACCAGGAACTGGTAAAACTCAGACTATTAGAGAGGTACTAAAAGAAGAAGGAATAAAACCAGTAATTATTGATGAAAAACTTTCTGCTTATTCAAGAGTTCTTTGGGCTCTTTATGAATATAGAACAAATGAAGTAATAATTATTGATGACAATGATTCTATTTTTGATAATGAAGATAATGTGAATTTGCTAAAGAAAGTTCTTGACATGAAGCCTGTTAGAAGAGTAGAAATCAACCAGCCTGTTAAAATTTTTGGATCTCAAAATGTTGTAGACGAATCCTTTGATTTTGATTCTAAATTGATTTTTATTTCTAATAAGGTTCAGATGGATTCAGCTATTAAAAGTAGACTTTCTGGAGTAATGCATGAGATTAACTTCACTAAAGAAGAAATGCTGGAGCTCATTAAAGAGAATCTTTTTAATCTCTATAAGGATATCTCTTCAATTACTGATCAAATGAGAAAAGATGTTTATGACTTTGTGGAAGCAATCATGCCTGGAGTAAATGATATTGACTATCGTGCTTTCAATTTCTGTCTTACCTATTGCCATGCTGCTAGACAAGCAGGCTCTCCAGATCGTGTGTGGCAAGAAAGAAGTATGAGACTTTTGAAAGACTATGGTAGAGAAGTCAAAAGGAAAAAGTTCTAATGAGAATTGAAGAAAGCATAACAAGAATAAAAAATTTTTATATTGCCTATCATAGAACAAAAAAAGAAAATATCGAATCTATTATTGATGAAGGTTTTCGTCCAGGATGGGGAGATGCTTATGGAAAAGGTTTTTATCTGACCTATGATCTATCATCTCAAACAAGATCTAGAATGACTCATTATGGAGATAGTCTACTTAAATGTAAGATTAATCCTAAAAATTTATTGATTCTTGACTACAATGTTGCAAAAGATGTTTTTGGGAATGAATACTCTTTAAGAGAACAGTTGATAAAACACTATAAAATCTATAGGGACATTTTAGATATTCCTAGAGATCTCTATGATTGGTCTGATGAATTAGAAAAAACTTTTAGTCTTCCAACTTTTTCTGCTGATGTAGCAATGAATAAATTTGTTAGAAAGTATGTTAAGAATGGAATCTGCCAGATCAGAGGAGTTAGAGGAATTGTCTTTTCTGGAAATCATGATGGAAATGTTCTTGTTCTTTACAGCCATGAAACAGCTATTCCATATGAATTTGCTCTTACAGACTCTAGCACAGGTGAATTGATATCTGAATGGCTTCCTGTAAAGAAAGTTGATAAAGTATTGAATCGAGCTAATCTTGCTGAATTTGCTCTTGATAAGTTTTCTGGTGATGTAACTAGGATAGAAGTTGATAACTATGATCTTTCTAAATTAGAAAAAGATTTTAGATGGCTGTTCCAAGCAAAGATGTCAGAGGCTTCTTTTAAAATTCATGATGATGGAACCTTTGAATGGATTGATGGAACATGGAAAAAAGGTCATTGGTATGGAGATATCTGGAATCAAGGAACTTTTGAATCTGGTGTTTGGCATAAAGGTGAATTTCTTTCAGGTAATTGGAAATATGGAAATTTTCTTTCAGGCACTTTTTCTGGCTATTGGATAGATGGACTTTGGAAGGGAGGGACTTGGAGAGGTGGAACTTGGAACAAAGGAGAAATCTATATTAATGATAGAACCTCTATTATGTCTAAAGAAGATCCTATTGACTTTTTTCAAAGTAGACAGGAGAGTAAAATACAGTTGAATATTCTGACTAAGATGTATGAATCATTTTATTATAATTCTCTGACACAGAATGAAAAAGATGATTTATTTTCTACTTTTGAACTTTCATATAAACAAGCAACAGGAGCTTCATGGAATAGAGGACATTTTGATGGAAGAGCTAACTCATGGATCTTTTTTGGAAGCTCAACTGGAGGAATAGCTCTTAGAAAGCAAAAATCCGGAATGTATAAGCTAAATGCCACATATGGAAATCCTAGAGAAATAATTGGTGCTTTCCATGATATGAGAAGAGAGATTGGAAATTCTCCTATTTGGGGGGTTATGACTCTAGATCTAGCTAAGATGCTTGAAAAGCTCTCTAAGAAAGAATTTAAAATGCCTCCAAAGATGTTTTCAAAGATTTTGATTCCTCACATAGCTCATATTTTTGGAGATCATGTTTCTGGATTTACTAATGATGGTGGTATTATTGTAGATACTCCTGCTGGAAAAATGGAAAAATATTTAATAGGAAATAAAATATACTTCAAAACACTATTAGATAATGCTAAACAACATCCAGATAAAGTTCCGATTCCAGCTCCTGCTCTTTCAGCTCTAGTCTCTATGGCGAAGCTAATGATCTGATCCTTTAGTCCTCTTGATAACTATTTTATTAAGAGGACTTTTTTATGCCAAGATCAATTAGAAACACTGAAGGATGGACAATCAGAAAACTACTTCAAAATACCTTTCATCATAAGAGAAATCGATTTGAGAACAAGGAAAGAGACGTTCTTAAATCTATTACAATAAAGAAAATTTCAGTTTATGATGCAAAAGATCTTGGTCAAGATAGAACTAAATTCATCATTCAAACTTCTTCTTATCCTCAATATGCTCCTTATTATACAGGAAAAGACGTTAGAGGACGACCAATAACAAAGCAAAGAACTTATAAGCACCAATATGATATTACAATACAAATGGACTCTTTGTCTATTGATGATGACAGAATAAAGCTTAGAACTGGTGCTGATGCAAAGTGGGATTTTTCTGAAAAAGGAAAAGGACATTGGGAAGGAAAAGGTAGAAATAGAAAATTCATTGAAGGGTCTAATATAAGAAGAGGATTAAATGGTGATTTTTTCTTCAGACTTTCCTATGTTTACCAACAAAACGGAATTCTTTTTGGAAGAAACTTTGCTAACGGACCTCCTAAGATAACAAATCCAAAAGGAATTGTTTTCCTTGATAAACATATGATCAGAGCTCTCCAAGTTCTGATTGACAAAGGAGTGTTGAAATGAGTGAAATTAGAACTCTAAACACTAAAAAACTTTTTCTTCCTAGTGGTGTAGTCATTGATGTTCAAATGGTGAGACAGCTTCAGCTACAAAAGGAATTCTCATTGGATTTTTTCAGTAGGGACTATCAATTGGTTGGATATGTAAGGGATTAAGTAATGAAACGAATAATTAGATTGAAAGAAGTAATACAGAGAAGAAATATTGAAAGATTTGATAAGGATGCAACTAACTTATCAAAGAATCTCAGGAGAATAAAAACAGTAAAGGATTTCCTATTGATCAGGAGGTCTTATATAGACTGGTCTAACGACTTTGACGCTTTTGTTTTTAAGAGTCTTATGAATAAGAATAGCAATGATGATTCAGAGAATAAGGCAAGGATTGCTGTACAAGAATTTATTGTATTCATTCAGAACTATCTGTTTCTTCCCATGAGTTCATCTCAGGCTTATCCTTTATCTCAGCAATATAATGTTGACTATAGGTCAAGTACAGATATCTCAAAATATCCTCTAGAAGGTCAGAACATATTGTTGAATAACTGGAAAGATAATCTCAGTAGCACTTATCAGAAATACAATAGATTGAGAAAGAATGCTTTTAAAGAACTTTATCTGTACTTTGATTCCACCTTTTATCAGGGAGTTGCTCCTGATTATTATAAGCCTGTCACTGATAAGATTCAGGGAGTATCTGTTTCTTGGAGGTCTGATGAACATCAAGACCCTGAGGTAATAAAGAAAAGGGTACAACTTTCAAGACTTGCTATAGAGAAAGCTTTATCAATACTAAGAAAATCAAAGTTTTCATTTATTCTTAATGGTACAATTATCAATGTTGAGTTGAAATCAAATTTTGATTATGGTGGCAGATGGGAAGGGTTAAGGCAGAATACTATTCTATTATCTTCACCTTATAGTGTTAAGGATGTTGAGGAAACTGCTAGATCACTTATTCATGAGTTTGGTCATAAATATTGGGATTTGATGGAGGATGAAAAACAATCTTTCTTTTTCAAGACTTTCTTTGATAGTAAGTTGAAAGTTGAGAAGAACCATGTCTCCCTTTTGTTTAATGCTTATACACAGGCTTTGGATAGGAATAAACCAAAGAGAGCAAGTGATATTGATAAGATTTTTAACAATGGATTATTGGACTCTTTTATTTCTGATAATGAAACAAGGTTTATCTATGAATTGCTTATTTACAATGAGACATTGGATACTATAGACTTCTATTTTTCTTATGAGGAAGGGAAAGAAATCCTAGAGAATAAGAATTATCAAGTTCTCTATGAGAAATTCAAGGCAATAGAAGGACAGGTTTTGGGAATGGCAGTTGTTACTGGATATGCTAAGATGAAGGGTGCATTTGAAGGTTTCCCAGAATTATTCAGTTATATTCTTATGGGATATGATGTACCAGAGGTAGCAAGAAAGCTGTTTCACGCAGTCACAGGTGTATATAAATGAATGAAGATATTTCTATTTTTAATGAAGAACTTGTAGAATTTGAATATGAAGGATTCTCAGTGTTTCATGATCCAGCTAGAGAGACTTGGTTCTTAGAAACTGATGAGGATGATGAAAATAGAAAAGAAATTGTTTTGGAAAACTCAGAAGGAAAAATTGATTTTTCTGATGAGAGCTTAGAGTCAATCAATTTTTCAGAAGAAGAATTAGAGAGACTTAAATCATTTTTAAAGGATAAAAAATGAGAAAGATTGAAAATTTTTTAGAATCAAGAAAACTAATTCAAGTAGAGGTTCTTTATAATGGATCTAGAGGATGGACTCTTAATTGGGGAAAAGGAAGTTTTAAGTCTATCTATGGATCTGTAGAAGAATTTGCAGCTATTTTGAAGAAACTAAAAGCTAAAGACAACTTCCAAGATCCTCACTCCTTCAGAAGTATGACATATCTTCAGATAGCTCAAGAGATTGCTAATGGATCAGATAGAACCATTTGGATTTGGGAGAAAGATTTAAAGACTCTTCTGTAACTATTTAATTAGAGGAAAACTAAATTGTACAATAAAGATCTAAATTCAGTTACATTTGAAGAAGATACTCTTATCCCTGATATTCCTGTAATAATGAAAAAGGGACAGATACTGAGACTTCCTTCTGATTCTCAAGTAATTAGAGCAGTAATGGAAGTTATGGACATGTATGAAGATGATGACGAGGAATATTTTTATGATCTATAGATATAAATGTGAAGAAACAGGTGAAGAAAAAGAATTAGAACTTTCTATCAAAGAAGATATTCCATCTAAGATTGAAGAGGATGGAAAGACTTTTTTCAGAGTATGGACAACAGCTTTTCATATTCCATTTCAGTGGGGACAAGAATCTAATCTTAATTTCAACAAATCACCATCTAAAAAGAAACACTTCTTCTAAGGAAAAGACATGGCAGAATCATCATTGACCAAAAGGTTACAAACTTTCTTTGGTTACAGTACAAAAAAGAGTTCAGAGGTTATAGGAAAAGTTGATATAGATCCTGTTGACAAAGAGACAGGAAAAGGAATCAGTCTTCCTCCAAAAGCAAAAAAGCTTTGGGATTGGTATCTAAAAGAAACAAATGATCGTCTTGAGACTCTGAAGAACAGAGAAGCAAGATATGAAGACATAGAATATATGATTTATAATGAGCCTCTAGCTTCATTCTCTGTTGACCTGTATGCAGATGAAGTGGCTCAGTCTGATGATCAGTTTAATCTCATTGGAATAAAGGCAAAAAATCCAAAGGTTGAACAAGAGATCAAAGCTCTGTTTGATCAGTGGGAGATTGACCAGGAATATGTTAGAGAAACTGCTTACAATCTTGTTGCTTATGGAGATTCTTTTGATGTCAATGAACTTGATGACAAGAAAGGAATCATCTCAGTAACTCCTATTCATGTAAGAGATGTTACAGATAGACTAGAATTTAAGCTATCTGAAATAAAAAAATCATATGAAAATAAGAAGCGATTCTCTTTCACAAAGACATCCTCTATTGAGAATTTCATAAAAGAGATTAAGGATGAAAAAGACTATGACTATTCAAAGAGTTATGTCTCTTACCTTTTTGGATTCATTTTAGGATCTGATTCTTTTGTATATCCTTGGCAAATAAACCACTATCGATTAGAATCTAGAAAATCTGAATTCTTTCCTTTTGGAAGACCTCTTCTAATTAATCTTATTGGTCCATACAGACAATTAAAAACCTCAATGAGCCTTATGGCTATCACTAGAGCTCTCTCTTTTCCAACAGAAGTTTTCACTGTAAAGACCTCTGATGAGATGACTGCAGTAGAAAAATGGCAAGCAGTTAATGAAGCTAAGATAGAATATCAGAATTCTGGAATTCTCAATAGGGCAAAAGATGATTTTGCTATTGGAGATCAACTTTGGTTACCAGATGATCTATTGAGCCATGATACAATTGAATCAAATGTCAATGTAGAAAATATTGCAGACGTAGAACTTCTGAGAGAAAACTTCATCATGGGAACTAAGATTCCAAAAGGATATCTAATTGCTGATAGATCAGGTGGATGGGGAACTTCTGGACAGTCTCTTCTTCAGCAGTCCAAACCTTTTGGAAGATCTGTATATACAGTTCAGAGTGCAATCCTCAAAGGACTGACACATCTAGTAAGAATGCATTTCTTGATGACTGGACAATTTGAAAAAGAAATGACTGAGTTCCAGTTATCTCTGAATTTTCCTGTTGTAGAAGAAGCTTCAGACAGACAAAGAATGAAACAAGATTCTCTAAGATTAGCTAATGACATAATAGACAATATTAAGACTGCTCTTGGATTGAGAGATGCAGAGCTTCCTCCAAAAGTAGTGAAAGATCTTTTCTCAAAATTCTCATTCTTAGAGCCAGAAATACTGAATGATATTGTTGACGCTCTAGCAAAGCAAATGGAAAGTCCTGAAGAAAGTCAGAACAAGTTCTATGAGAACACAACTAAGATTGATGAGTCAATTGTTAATTCAGCATATTTTGAATCTTTGAGAAAGTTTGATATTAAAGAATGCACCTCTAATGGAAGGCACTATTTTACATCAAGTAGCAGATATATTCAGAATGAGTATATCCCAATTTATAAGATGTTCAGATTCATTGAAAAGGAAAATGTCATAAATGGATGATGATAAAAAACTTTTTAGAATTTGTGATAACTATTATATTATAAAAGAATATTTATGAGGAGTATTTGAAGCTCATGAAGATAAGACTAGTTGAAACTGCTATTATTGGACCTAACGAATATAAAGAATCTAATTTTTTAAACGAATCAGATCAAACTGTATTTGTTGAGAAAAAAGGTGAACCAAAAGTAGAATACAAAGCAAAAGCAATTTACACTTTTCCTATATCCAGACCTGGAAAAGAAAACCTCAATGGTCGAGTGTATAATGAAAAGCTTTGGAAGAATTCTGTATCTAGATTGAAGGATTCTTCAACTTTTGGATTGATGGATCATCCTCAAGAAGAAGGATCAACAAAAGACATTTGGTGTGTATGGAGAAATCTTAGATTCAATGAATCAAAAGACATGGTAATTGCAGATGCTTATCTTATTGGTGATCATGGTGAAATGGTAAAAGAAATTCTTGAAGCTGGGGGAAAGGTAGGTCTTTCTACTTCTGGTTTTGGAGAATTTCTTGAAGACAAAAAGACTATCAATCCTGATTCTTATGAGCTTGAAAGAGTTGCTGATTTTGTATTTAATCCATCATATGAAGTATATGGTTCTCAAGAGGATATCATAAATCAAGAGGAGTCTGAAATAAAGGAAGATACTATGAAAATTAATGAAGAGATAGATAATGATCTAGAAGATTTAGAAGAAAAGAAGAAAGCTTGTGAAGAAGAGCCAGAAGATAAGAAAGAAGACCCTGAAGAAAAAGAAAAGGATGACTCCGAAGACAAGAAAGAAGAATCTGAGGATGATAAGAAAGATGAACCAGAAGAAGATGATGAGGACAAAAAGGAAGAAGGAACAGATACCTTCAAGTGTCCTGATTGTGGTGGAAAAGTCTTAGTCAATACTGGATATTGTCCTTCTTGTAAAAAGAAAGTAAATAATCCTTCAGAGAAAGAAGATAAGAAAGATAAAGATGAAAAGAAGAAAGAGTCTTTCCTGTCTAAGTCTTTTAGATTGAACATGGTGTCTTCTTTCAATAGAGCTAAGACTCTTGAAAGCCAGGAAGAAAGAATCGATCAGTATAAAGAACTCCTTTCTTATTTTGAAGAAGGATTTGCAGAAGATCTCAAGAAAGAGATTGAAGAAGAGATTACAAAAGAAGAAGTTTTAAAAGAATCAAAACCTAATGAACTCGAAACCATAAAAGAAGAAATTGAATCAATCAAGAGAGAAAAGGAGGGACTTGAAGAAAAACTCAATGACTCACTAGAACTTTTAGATTCACTCAAGGTCTATTCTAAGAAGCTGAAAGAGATGTACGATCTTGTTCAGGCTGAAAAGAATGGAATGGTAACTGCTTCTGAATATAGAGAAGCTCAGGTTTATCTGGAGAAAGTTGAAAATGAAAAAGAACTTTTAGAAAGAGAGGTGATCGAACTTAAATCTAAACTGTCTGAAAAGGCAACTGAAGATCTTACTTCAAGAGTAGAAGAAGATGTCCAAGAAGAGGAAGAAGAAACTGAAGAGGAAAGTATAGAGGAAAGTGCTAATAAAGAGGTTCTAAGATATTATGAAAATCTTGAGTACTCCAATCCATCTGTGATTGTAATCAAGAATGACATTCTGAAATGTAGAACTCTCATGGAAGCACAAAGAACTCATCTGAGACTCAAGCCTCTTTATGAAATTTCGGAATCTGCTTATGATAGGAAATTTAGTCCTAGAAAGAAAAGAGAAGTTGAGACTACAAAATCACTTCCAATAAAAGATGGATGGTTGTAATTCTATGAAAATAGTTTCTGGATTTGATGTTGGTTTTTATGAAGTGAAGAATGAAGTCATTTCCTATAAAGGACCAATTGAAGAAATCCTCCTATTTTCCGATTTAGATATTGTAGATCCTGAAGAGTTTGTTGAGAGATTCAGAACTCCTCAAGAGGATGATTGGTTTGGATCTTGGTTTGGAGAAGAGGACTTATATCTATTGTCTTCTCTGTTCTGAGTTAGAACAAAATGAAATGAAAAAGTCTTTGAGATTACTACAGATTTTCTCAAGGACTTTTTCTTTATGATCAAAAAGAGAACTATTATACTATGAGTGTATATGAATCCATTTCAAGAGCTTCTCTAAAAGCCAAAAGAAGACTATTTGACTTCAATGTCTCTATCTTAGGACAGGAAATGAAAGCAGTAAGAATCTCCTTTACTGAAGACATCTACCAAGATGTAAGAATAGAAGATTCTATTTCTGATTCTATTCTGGATGCTATCATCAGATTTCCAGCTGAGATGCCATTAGAAAGATACAGACTAGGATTTCAGTCTGAAGTAACAGAGACAAGAACATACTTCTATGAGATTCTACCAATAGAAGCTTATACCAAATTAGAAGACCATATAGAGAAAAATGATTTTCTATTCTTCTTTTTAGAAGATGAGAAAAATAATAAGATCCCTTATTTGTTTCAAGTGACAGATTCTTTTGGCAAGTTTGAGATAGGACTTGTATGGAAGAAACAATATCTTGCACCATATCATGGTAAACTCACAAATAAGATAATAAAATATCTAGAAGAGTATGTGATTCATGATGCTTATGATTCTTATAAAGAAGAGAACTCTGATTTGAATTATCTAGTATCAAAAGAAGAATCAGATGAATATATTTCTGAATCTTATACTAATATGCTTCATAATTCATTGAATCCAACAGACTTTTCTGTCACTCTAGATTCTGGGACTTATGTTGCACAATGTGCTTTTGGCTCTTTCTCATTCTTAGAATATTCTGTCACTCCAACCACTCCTGTAAGGTTCACTCTATCTAAAGAAACAGAGATCTCTATAGATTTTTCTGATGATTGTCAATTTCCCTCTATCTATAACTCTTATTATTTTCATCCTTATGTATTTGATAAGAGAGAAGAATACTATATACAGAGATATCTTACTCCTGGGGTTCTTAATTTTGAGTTACATACAGAGTTTACAGACAATTATAAATATGGATTCTTATTGGCACTGACTGATGATTATGAGTATCAAGAAGGATATGTTCCTGTGGTTACTGACTTTGATGAAGAAGAATTCAGACCACTGTTCTATACTGAGGATGCCACAGGAAACTATGTAGAGTTTAAGATGAAGTCTTTTAAAGAGTTAGTTCTTACTCAGAAAGTAGGAACAGAGACAACAATAGAGTCTTTTGGAATTCCAGAGTTTTCCATTATTCCTTTTAGTATCAGTATTTCTGAAACAGAAATTTCTGTTTTATGCCAAGAAAGAACTATTTTATTAGATACTCTCTTTTTAAACAAGGAGATATATATTGGATATGAACCAGAAAGATATCTTAATGACTTCATAAGTCAGATCTATATGTGAGGAAAAGAATAAATGGCAATAATACTAGAAAATTATGATTACACAAAAAATTTGATAATCAATGATCATGGATCAAAAGTTGTTAGTCCTGGTTCAACTTTATATCTATTGATGAAAGCGAGACCAGCTTCTTTATCAATTGTAACAGAAGGAACTTCTTATTATATGATTTCTGTTACTCAGGCAAATTCAGATAAGATAAAAGAAGATCTAGCCAAATATTTGGATGCTGACTCAGTTGATTTCTCTTCATCAGAAGACTTTGTAGTTGAATATGGTGGAGGAATAAAGATCGTCAATAGACCTGAGAGTACAAATGACTTAGAAGTTGACTGGAGAATTTAAGTGATTACTCTAGAGTATTTGTCTAAAATATCCTCAGTTATAAGAGAAGATTTTATCTCTACAACTTTGATAAGAAGGAATTCTGTTGTAAGACCACTTTCTAGAAGAATTTCTTTTCTTTCAGAGAGTTCTTTCTTAGGAAAAAGGTATGAGAATCTTTTCTTATATCCAAGAGATACTGAAGATCAATCTCTGATCTTGAGTCCTGGTGACTACATTGTTCAGTGTGATTCTGGATTTATTGATATTCCTTTTTATGCTAAAGTGTATGCAAAAGAGCCTTATCATCTAGCTGTCACAGAAACTTCAGAAGTATTCTTTTTATTCAGTACAGACTGTGAAAATCCTAGTCTTTATAAAGAGAATTTAATTCTTCCATTTGTTGATTCTATTTCAACTCCAGCTTATTTAAATTTTCCTTATTCCAGTATTAGTTCCAGATTACTCTCAGATGAACACAGAGCACTTTGGATGAATCGATACAGAACTTATATAGATACTATTGATCCATTAAAAGAAATTTCCTACGGAGCTGATTTTGTTGGTGCTATCTCCATTAAATTAGAATTTGATTCTTTGTATGGATGGTATTTTTCTTACAACTTTGAAGATGACGAGCAAACTTTTCTATTAGATGCAGAATCAATAGTTGGTGATTATAGATCAATTGATTATTTATCAGAACCAAGTTTTCAGACAGCTGATTTATCTGATGTAGATCTTTCTGTATTGATCTCTTTTTATAAGGATTCTGACAATTATGCAAGTCTTGTTGTTCTTCCTAATTATATGGGAGCAATGATAGGGAAGAATTCTGGAGTAGAATTCAGGTATTCTCTCTGTGGATTAGAAAACTATCGTGATACTCCTATTATGTTCTTCACAACTGACTCTATTGCTGTAGGATTTCAAAACCAACAATACTTATTTGAATTTGAGAATCTATTCCAGTATGAAACTATTTTTATAGGATATGATGGAATTTCTAATTATATGAACAACAAGATATCTGAGGTGTATTTGTAATGGAAGTAATGAGCATGATGAGAGTATCATCAAAAATAACAAAAAGATTATCTGAATATGATGAAGCAAAAGTTCTAGATGAGAAGATTGTCTTTCCATCAATCCAGACTATAGAAGGAAAGAGACTCTGGAATGAGAATCAATATGAAGATCTATTTCAGTATTTTGATCCTTTTGATGCATCCACTGAAGTAGAGGAATAAAGATGCCTAGAATAACACAATTAGATAATAAGATAACAACAATAGCTGATGATGCTGCTTTTCTGATAGATAGAGATAATGGAATTCCATTGAAAATCTCTGGTCTGAATTTAAAAGCAGATCTCTATTCAAGAATAAAAGAGTCTATTGAATACTCTTTCTTCAATCTTGCTGGAAATTTTAGACCGGCAGAAACAAGGGGAGAATTCTATCTCTTTGGAAAAGCTCTTTTAGAAAGTTATGGATATGATCTTTCAGAAGATAGCTTTATACATGGTGCTTCAGTTCTCATAGATACCAATGGAACATTAGATACTACAAAAGGATGGATGACTCATCTACTTGGAATTCCAAATTCTATAAAGATCTTTTTCGAAGATGGAACAACCAGTACTTATGAAGAAGATGATTCAACTGCAGTAGAGACAAAAATTTATTCTTGGAAAGGAAATTTAGCAAATACACAAAGTTGGCTTAGAGACTTTGATCTTCCAGGATATCCTGCTAGACCTTCTCAGATGTGGGATCCTGATGATGCAAGAAATACTTGGGATGAGGATGAGATTTCTTTGATTCATAATCAGATTGAGACAGAAACAATTGGACAAGCTGATGCTACAAAAAGACCTGTAGTTTTTGAAACATTGTCTGGTATAAAAACATTACTATTCAGTTCACTGACTTCTATTGATATAACTCCTTTTGATCTAAACACTTCTTCTGATTGGACAATTACTTTCTGGGTAAGACCTTCGAACAGAACAGAAGATCTTTTAGGAAATACTTCAAGTGCTAATAACAGAATTATTCTTGATTATGATTTAGGAATGTTGAATTTAATAGATTCTACAGGATATTCTGTTTTAGCTGCTGCTCCAATTTTTGATAAGAGATTTCATATGATTTCTCTTGTAAGTGACTCAACTGGAAAAGTATATGTCTATATAGATAGAGAACTTTCTGTTGCTTTTGAAGGAATAACATCTTTTACAGGATTGAACTCTATAGGAATGGAAACATTCTCTGGTGCTTTTGGATTTTTTTATATTGAATTAGGAATTGAAGCTGAAAAAGCAGAAATTCAACATCTATATGATAGAACATATGAGAGATACTTATTAGATGATACTTATGATGATCCTATTCCAATTCTTTTTTCAGATACTGAAGTGTTAGGATTTTCTGAAACTGAATACTTTGCTTTTGAAGTCTAAAAAGAACTATTTTATTATGGAGATAAAATTATGTCAGAATTAACACCAAAAGGATTTGCAGCTATACCAAGGACTGCCACCGATCCCCAGAATACAGACTTGTTAGGAATACAACAAGGAGAAGAACTCCTTGATATGAAGAAGATTTCTTATGAAGATCTGAAGAAGCCCATTGTTGGAGAGACTTGGGATGGTACAACATTAAAAGAAGTAAATGATCATGCTGGGACTTTACAGGATCAAGTGGATGCTTTATCTGTAGGTGGTCCAAGAGGTGTTTATGATACTTTAGTAGATCTACAGACAGCTGATCCAGACCATTCATTCACTTATGTTGTTGAAGCTGATGGAAATTGGTATTTTTGGGATACTACAACTTCTGATTGGTTATCTGGTGGGGTCTATAATGACTCTACTGCTTTCAATGATTTAGCTGGAGCAGGAAGAATTACAGAAACTGTAAAGGGAAATGCAGATGAAATTGCTGGTCATGAGACAAGATTGTCAACTGCAGAAGGTGATATCAATAGCTTAGAATCTGATATTACTACCCTCGAAGCCGACGACACCACCGAAGGCTCAGTAGCCAAGAGCGTCAAGGATGCAGTTGACCCGATTGATACAAGGGTGTCACGTTTAGAAACCCAATCACTGCAAATATTTGGTTTGGAATGGGACAATGATACAGACACATACACACGTACTGACATGGCTGTAGGACTGAATTTTGGGACTCCTGATGGAGTGAACGCAATTGCATCAGACTTTGACAACTACTATCCGTGGAAAGGTATTAGACAGGTAAAGGTGGATAGCAATAAGAACATTTTGGCAGAACTTGGAGATAGTAATTACTCTTCCGTAGACGGTGAGTATATGACACTCATTCCGCAATTTTGGTTCCAAGATTATATCGATGTTGACAACGTCCGTCATATTCGTATAGCCACACAGCCTGTAGTTGGATTTTACCCAGCATGGTTGGATAAGGATGGCAATCCTGTTGAGTATCGTCTTGTTGGTCGTGTTCCTGCTGGATACGATACAGAGTTGCGCTCAAAGCCGGATATGGGTGTCGAAGTAAACCGTACCTACACCTCTTTCATCACCACTGCATATGCAAAGGGTGATGGTGGATGGTGGCTCGATGATTCGGCTACCCACCACAAGCTGGGATTGCTGATGGCAGTGGAAGCTGGAGACTGGGACCAGAAAGCAAAATTCGGGCAGGGAATCAACTCCGGTATGCCATATGGTAGCGGTAGCGAATTTGTATGTTCGGTCAGCCAGACTGGTGCAACCAGCGTCATCATTCCGAATGCAGGAGCGACCAACATGTATGTTGGCATGGTCATGCAGATTGGAACTGCATATTCAAACAACAGCGTTGCAGCAAACCGCAAAATCACATCTATCACCGATTATAACGCATCAAACAAGAGAATCACCGTTGATGGAGCGGCTTTCGATTCTACAGCCGGCACAACCTCAATTGTAAGTTGGGGACAACCGGTTCCATCATCCCAGATTGACGCTCTGGGAGGTGGCTCAGGTTACATCCTGCAATTCGGAAGTGAGGCACGCTCACACGTATCATATCGTGGTATGTGGGACCTCTGGGGGAATGTATGGTCATTCACTTACGGATTTGCCCGATATAACGGTGCCTATTATGTTTGCTTTGACCAGAGCAAATATAACGTCTCTGACCCACGCTCTGATGCAGGATGGATATACACAGGAGATGGAGAGTATTTTGATGGCAATGGCTATCAGCTTACACGTAAGCCATTCGTGACCGACCAAGGCTCTGTTGACTATGTAATAGTGATAGGAGGAGGAGCAGGCTCTGGAACGTTCTACGCAGCATATGTGTACAACTTCACTGCCACTTACGACGGTGTGCGCATTTTGCTCTCCGGTGGCGACTGGAGCAAGGGTGTCATTGTTTCCCTCTTCTGCTGCCATGGTTACCATGCGCCGGGGAACTCCGTCCACAGCGTCGGGTCCCGCCTTATCGGTTAGTTCGGGGGTGCAGGGGTGCGCAACCCCTGCCCTGTCGTTTTTTGAAAATTTTTTCAGGGTGTTTGCTTGCAAGCGATTTTGCACTCCGGTGGAGTTAATAGGAGATAATAAAATGAAAATGTTTGTTGATACAAAAGAAACAGAGTTTAAATTTGGGAATGTCCGTGAAGTTCGGGGCAATTTTATTGAGCATAAAACAGAAGATGGTATGCAATATGAGTGTGATTATTATCGCACATATGGCAATGAGTCTTTTGATGAATTGCATAAGAAGGAAATGGCAAAGCAGGCACAGAAAAACCTCAATGATACTGATTGGGTAGAGGTGCAACTCAACCGATACGCTCTTGTATATGGAACAGACTCTGAGGAGTACAAGGAGAAACTTGAATCCAGAAAAGAGTTGCTTGCACAGAGGATGGAATGGGAAGAGATTGTGAGAGGCGAGGTATGAAACACTTAATAAAATTCATTGAGAACACGTTGGTAAAGCACATCGACAAAGTAGCGCATTTTGCCATCACTTACGCTTTGGTGTACACACTGGCAGACAAGTGGGATATAAATGGGGCAATTGCTGTTGGCATCCTTGTGGGAGTTACAAAAGAGATATGGGACAAGCTGACAGATGGTAAATTGTCCGTTGCTGATTTGGTTGTAGATGTGTTGGGAATTGGATTAGCAGTATTAATTTTTTAAAGAGAGACGTATGAAAAATAGACATGTAGATTCATTAACAGAAACAGGATATCTAAAAGATACAGATTACTTTATAACAGAAGAGGGTTTACTTCTGAAAAAGATTCCTGTATCTTCAGTGGAAAAAATCCTGAAATACTCAACTCCTCTGAATTCTATTCCACAGTCATATTCTGGCTATCAGATCACAGGTGGAAAATCTGTATATTCTAAACGAGCAGTTCATTTTACTGTGAAGTCTATGATAGAAGCTTCCTATGGATTTACAGGTGTAGGAAATAAGTTGAAGTTATTTGTCTTTACAACAGAATTCAGAGAAGCAATTTTTGAGACAATAGATGATACTACAACTGCAGTTTTTTCTCATGATTCTAGCACAGTCATATTTGAAAAAGATGATTGGACAGCCTATGATGCTTTTCTAATTTCTCCTTGGGGATTAGTACCTAACACAGATTCTTTTGTGGAAGATTCATCAGAAGAAGCTTTAGAAAAGAAAACTGTCTCTTTCTCTGAAGAGTATCCAATTTCAGATTTTGCTACAGCTAGTGGAAAGATTGTACTTGATGGATATCAGCCTTCTGGAGTTTCTCTTCCATTTTTTGTTCTATATCAAGATTCAGAAAACTATTTGGTTCTCTATTATAAAGATCTAAAGATGTATGCTAAGCTAGTAACACCTCAGGGAACAAGGGAAGAATCTTCTGATTATTCTGGTTCAGAGACTGAGTTTTCTGTTGCTATGAATCTTATTACAGGAGAGTGTTCTGTTGTCTTTGATTTAGAAACATATATTCTCCAGACAGATGAAGGAGATGTTTTTGGATATGAAAGTGGAGGAGATCAGTTTGTATTTGGAGTTGTCTCTGGAACAGATATTTTATCATTTGGAACTCAGATAGAATTTAGCGATCCTATAACTATTTATATAGGAAAAGATTTTGAAAATACTTTCTTCTATAATCCAATTTATGATTTTACTTATGGAGTGTAACCTAACATGGCAGTAAACACAATTTTATATTCAGATCAACCAGAAATCACAGAAGCTCAGAATACTGATATTGTCTCTATTGAGCAAGATGGTGGATATGTCTATCAGACAAGAGAAGACTTTTTAGCTCCTGTTGAAACTAGAATAGATAAGACAGAAACAGCGATAGTTCAACAAGGGCAAGACCTTGCATCTGTCAAGCAGACGTTACAGCAGGGCAACGGTGCTACCTTGGACTTCTCGGATGTTGGAATCGTTCCCCTAGACGCACGAGCGACAGGCAGGGCGAATCCTACGATTGAGGGGAGGACGGCGACGAACTTGGTGGAGAATGGGGATTTTGCGCAAGATTACACTAGTGGCAATCCTTACTTTAGTAATCTTGGTTGGTACACACCTACTTTAACACGGTCTAGTGAGTATTCCTTATATGGCGATTATTCCATGAAATTGTCTAAACATCCAAGTGGAGCAACTCGTGGTGGTTTTGGAGTTGGAAGTGTTATCTCTGGTCATACATATTATATTAGCGCATGGATGAGAATAACCGCAAACACTGCTGAGACTCATTACTTCGGGTTATATTCTGGTACAACAGCAATTGCCACAAACAGGATAGATTTGTCAACTTGCGATACTAATACATGGTTAGAATTTAAGATTGTTTACACTGCTCCAAATAATGATGCTTTAACTGTCTGCTTTTCTGTTATAGCAGATACGTTAGAGTATTATGTTGATGGTTACAATATCATAAACCTCACATCCATCTACGGCTCCGGCAACGAACCCTCCGAAGCCGACTGTGCAAAACTATTCTCTAATTACTTCGATGGCACGAAGTCGATTCAGTTGCCGGCGAGGTTGAGGAGTGTGGGGAGGAACTTGTTTGATACTACCTTACCGATTCTTGCAAACAGGGGGTCATGCACAAAAACTATAATTTCTGATGGCATGAGAATAACAAACGCAAGTGGAACTTACGCCAGAGTCGGCTTCAAGGTTTCCGTTGTAGCAGGCGCATTGTACACACTTACAAGGATGGCAACACTGATTTCTGGTACATCATCCACCCCTGCATTCACGGCTGTTGCTGACGGTCTGCTTACATCTTCTGAAGTTGTTGGTGCATTTGCACAACTTGGCTCAAACTCCGGCACAGGCTCAAAATCAGTAACTTTTACAGCCCCTGACTCTGGAGTCATATGGGTGATTTTGCACACATCTTGGGATGTAGATAACTCCGTAACCATCGACTACACAAACATCCAACTCGAACTCGGCTCCACCGCCACTCCCTACGAACCCTACACCGACTCCACTCTCTACCTCTCAGACAATGAGGAATTGCGGAGTGTTCCGGCAATATCTGATGAAGTCAAAGTTGTGAATGGGCAGTTGGTGAAGGTGCAGAATGTGCAGAGGTATGTGTTGCAGGAGAGTGATATAGCAGGGGTAAATAATACGACTGGTGTAAACAATAATTGGTGGTATACGAGAGTGTTTGATATAGACCAATTGTTATGGGAAATTACTGTACAAGGAGTAATTTTTAGTCCATATGGGCCAGAAGTACTAGGTTATGAGGATGTGACGGGTCTTGATAAGATTGAACATAGAGGAGGAATTGGGAAAAGAGGGGCTTCTGCCCAACAACGACTCTATTTTCCTGTAGCCAAAGGCACCTACGCCACCATTGCAGAAGCCCGAGCCTCCCTTGCCGGAACAGTAATTTACTACCAACTCGCCACCCCCATCATCACCCCCCTCACCACCTCTGGCATCCTCCAAGCCAAGCCTAATGGCACGGTCTACTACGAACCCTACTACGAAGGCTCGCACCAGACCAACGCAAGCTCTCAAATCATTCTTCCATACACAGGCACGATTGACAAGCTCACTGGCTATGACGAGAACCTTGAACCCTACGAAGTACCGAGCACAGGCTATACGCTTGTAGGAACTACGTTGACGGTTACTGGTGCAGTTGAAAATGAGGTGTTCTACGTGGAGCTGTCAAGAAGCGAACCACTGGCACCGGAGATGGAAGTGAATGTGCTGAACAATGACCAAGTAATAGCTGATACTTCTAATGGAAAATTCTATACACTAACATCAACAATAACCAATGGTGTATTAGTGAGTCAAACACCAGTAGAAGTACTATAGGATAGCTAAATGAAAAAAGAAACTTCTGGAGTCAAATTAAAACAAAATCTTGGATTGTCTCATTTGAAGTATGTCTCTTTTATAAGAGTACTTGGACTTTCTCAGAGAACAATTGCTGTATTTTATGATTCCAGAAGATCTAATATTCCTCTTACTACTCAAAGAGTTCTGAAAAACTTCAATCTATTTTCTGTAAGACTATTTCCACATACAGAAGAACTTCTATTTTCTCCTTTGATTCCACTAGAAGAATACAATGGACAGACTCAAGATCTGTTCATTATCTCTATAGATATCTCTGGCATTTATGGGAATTCTAAGAATCAACAAGTAAGAGAATCTAAAGTTCTGAAAGAGTGGATAACTCTATCTGGTCTTATGACAAAAGATGCTATATCAAACTTTACTAAAAGAACTCGTAAACAAAGAAACTCTGCAGTTAAAGCGGAGAACTACACAGCAAAGATAAAAGATTGTGAATTAAATAATGATGGATCTGTTCTATTTATCTTTGAGACTACAGCCACAACTCCAATTTATCCAGATGACTATGAGTTTGGACAAGTGAATCCAGAGAACAATTTTGAGATAGAAAAGAATTTAGATAAGAAATACATAGTCTACATTAAGATTCTTGATTTTATGGAATGGCTGAAAGAGACTAGACCTAACTATTTAGAAACAAAAAAGATTACTTGGAGAGAAATCAAAGATGTTCTTGAAGTTGCTAATGTTCAAGTATTCAGTACTTCTCCTTCCCTACATTGGCAAGGTATGAATTTTTTCTTATCTCAGATAGATGCTAGTTTATTTCCAACTGATATAGCTCCAAAGTTTTGGAATTCTTCAGATCTTCATGGTTCTGATCCATATTTTTTAGATAAACATCTCTATGGAATCATAATGCAAATAAAATTTTTCTATAACAACATGGCAAGTATGGTTCAAAAGAGAATGAAAGACAAGGATTTATTATGAGAATATTTGAGAAAGAATACTTTTCACTTTATGATATTAATGATATAGTAGAGTTCTATCCTATGAGCTCTCACTGTGAGAAATATGAAATAGAAAAGGAACTTTTTACTGGAAGAATTACTTCAATTAGATTTTCAAATGCAAAAGTATTCTATAATATAGTAGATGATTATTATGGATATTTATTTGATAATGTGGATTCTTGTAATGTTCAGATTAAAAGGTATATGGAAGCTCTCTCTACAGATGATCAAAGAACAATTTTAGACTTAGAGTATGATATGATAGATCTAAAAAGAAGAATGCTAGATGCTTCTTCAGAAGAGAAAGAAGATCTAAAACAACAGATGGACAATCTTAAACAAGATATCACAGATATCAAAGAAAGAGGAAAAGAGGAATGAAAAAATTTATATGGTACATACTGATTCCAATTGGGTTGTTCTTATTGTCAGTTCTTTTTAGGAGAGACACTTCTGATCTAAGTGATCTTGTGAAAAAGAAGAAAGAAGAGATAAAGAAAACTGATAAGAATATTAAAGACAAAGAAAAAGATTTAAAAAATGATGAACAAGAATTAGATGACATTATAGATGATATTGATGAAGTAAAAAATGATAATCTAGATAAAAAAGAGGATAGAGATGAAAAAGCTAAGAAATTTTTTCCTGGTCTTTAGTTTCATTTTTCTTCTTACTGTTAGCAATCTATTTGCTTCTAGTTATGAGATAGAAACATCTAGAGGACCTCGGATTGTAGAAATTCCAGAAGGATATACAGAATTAGAAGCTTTCCTTGAGATGTCAAAGCTCTACTTAGAAGAAAGATTTGATCATGAGGATCTATTGAATGTTGTTGATGATCTTAAATCTAATTATACAAAAGTAAAACAAGAAAAGTCTGATCTAGATGATCTCTATAAAGATGCTATAAAAGATAGAGATGATTTATCTGATTTACTTTCTAAGAAGTCAAAACCAAAATTTGTTTCTCCTTCTGTTGGGATCTCAGGTCTAACAAATTATACTTTCTCAGTAGATGTTGGGATTGTTCTTTTAGAAAAAATACAAGTTTCTACTATTTTATCAGGAAATCCTCTTGCAATTGGATTAAGAATTGGAGTAATATTTTGAACATAGAGAAAGAAAGGATTGTCTTTAATCGATCTTATTATGACACATCTAATTTCTATAATGTATATCTGTCTTCTACTATTGCAATAAATCAATATCTGCAATCTTTTCTGTTTCCAAATGATCCAAATAGAATCATATATTCATCAAATGAACATGCTTTTAGAAGAAGATTGAAGTTGCAGTCTAGTAAAAATCCAGATGTTTCTAGTTTTCAAATTAATACACTCAATATGCCATTCATGAATTATGCTGTCTCATCAAGTGGAAAAGATTCTTCAACTGAAAGGACTCTCAACAACAATCAATTAGAAAGACTAGGGATTATGGATTGGGTATCTAAAAAGAAGATAAAATTGTCTCCTTTAAGGATCTCCTATGAAGGAACATATTTTTCCACTGAAGAGATGGATATACAATTTGCTTTTTCTGAATTACAATGGCAAGCTGCGATGGAAACTCTTATTAAACCAAAGTTCCAGATTGGAGATAATATTTATGAAAACTATGGAAATGTTACATTTAATTCTATAGATTATAGTCCTACATACAGTGAAGATGATTGGTTACAGCAGAATAAGATCAGAACGATAGGATTGAATTTTTCTTTAGATACATATTTGATTAAAACAGATGATGAGAAATTCTGGATTCCAAAAACTATTCTTGCTTCTTTTGCTATGTCAAAAGATTTAGAGATTCATGACTGGGATGACTATGATACACTTCTTTCTGGTGTGATAGATCATATAAATGAAGAAACAACTTTTTCTTGATTCGTATAACTATTTAATTATAAAGACCGAATTAAATTTCGAAGGAGACTAAAATAGTATGTCAAATTCATGGCGAATATCAACAATTCTAGATAATAGAAGCCAGAAGTCTCTTCCATCTGCAGGCACTGGAACAGGAGCTACTGTTGTCAGAGCTGAAAGAAGCTTAGAGAAGCCTGTTCTCTTTGCTAAGGGAGAAACTCAGAGGATTCTAAGTCTATTAGGAGAGCCTACAAAAAACAATCCTGATCTATTGGAAGCAATTGAATATAACAAATCATATCCTATTTGGATATCTTCTCCATCCCTTGATGGATATCATTCAGCTTTACTGATAGGTCCTGGATCTTCTGGTGATCCTGCAACTCCAGGCTATAGAGCAGTGACTGATGGATTCAAAGGAATTAATCCTGTAACAGATTTGAGCTCTGTTACTTTTTACAAGAAGCTTACTTCTGTTGAAGGCACCAAAGCTTATTCTGGTCAGACTGATTCTTGGGCTGATGAGTATGTGGTTGAGTCAATGCAGATTCTTCAGAATGGTGTTGCTATAGAAGGAATCACTAATACAGAAGATACTTTCACTGGAACTCCTCTTGATGCTATCGAAACAAATATTTATGATAGTGCTACTGGTGTTGTTCAGATCACTTTTGATACTGAATTTGCAGTAGAAACTACAGATGATATTACTGTTCAATTCACTCTAGATCTATCTGACTATTATTGTATGCTCACTACAGTTGGTGCTGGAAGTGCTTACATCAAGGCAATGGTAGAATCTGAAGGAGCAGGAGCTTTCAAGCTGTATTTCCAGAATAAGAATTCATATGGAACTTATAATGCAAATAATAATTCTCCTATTGAATTTAGTATTGTTCCTGGAGCAACTAATGGATTTGGACAGATAATTGATACTTCAACAGTTTTTAAAAATCATGATTTCTTCATTGCTCATGTAGAAGGTGGAGCTGATTTCACTACATTTGAGGAAGGAACTTCTTATGTAACTCTTTCAGGTGGAAGTAGAGATATCTCTGATCTTGATGTGACAACTGGATACAACTATTTTAAATCTTTCAGAACCTATTATGCAGATGTATTCTTTGATGCTACTCTAGATTCAGATGTTCCTACTTTGATGAAAGAATTAAGAGATACTTATCAGAAATATTCTAGATTCTTACTCCCAATGGCAAATGCTGATGAATCAACAACTATTGAGACTTCTCTTGGAGTTCAGGATAGAGGATTCAGTTATTTCTGGGGATGGTTTGAGATGAACAATCTCTATAGTAAGAAAGGAAATGTTGTCTGGACTCCTATGGGAGAGATTGCTAAAAACTATGCAGACTCTTGGGTAAATGCCTTTGGTGGTTTGTCTGTAGCTTGGATCAATGAGAATGGAGTTGGTGGACAGCTGACAAGTGGAAGATATATAAGATCGATCTATGATCCTTCTGAAGCAAATCTTCAACTTATGGACGAAGCTAGGATCAATCCTATTGTATATGATCCATCTTATGGAGCTATGATTGTTTCAAGAAGAACCTCTCTTGCTGAACTTAGTGATTACTCATTCAGTGATTATTCTATGATTGCTGATTACATTCTGAAAAATATTACTTCTCAAGTTCTTCCGTATCAGATTGTAAAACTGAATGATACAATCCATAGAAACATTGTCAGAACTAAGACTGAGTCTATTCTTCAGCCTATGACAGTTGCTCCTCTGAATGTGATAGATTCATATTATGTAAAATGTGATAGCGAAAACAACAATGATGAAGTAAGAGCAAGAGAGGAATTCAGGTTGGATGTGAGTGTAAAAGTTACTCCGAAATCTAGAACTCTTGTGTTTACTTTTATCAATACACCACAAACTTCATCTGTAGAAGAAATGTTTGAATAAGGAGAAATAGAAAATGCGTATAGAAGAAAAGAAAGAAGAAGGAACTATCTTGGTCATTGAAGAAGAAGTGAGGATTCCTGGGACTAATATCATTCTTGAAAAAGGTGATAAGATCGAGGTTTTCGAAGCTAAGAAGAAAGAATCTGATGACGAAGAAGACAAAGAAGATCCTGAAGAGAAAGAAGACGACGATGACTCTGAGGATGATATGGAAGAGAAGAAAAAGGGGAAGAAATAATGCTTGATATTGCCTTTAAGATGGGTGATGATGCAGTAGATAATGAAGGAATGATTGTATTTGAACCTCTTTCTTTCATGGCAAATGCAGAAGCACTCCAATTTAGAATTTCTAATTTTGATATTCCTGAGTTTTCTCAAGACTCTTATGTTGTTCATTACAAGACTCAGGAATTTGAAAAACCAAAAGGAAATATTACTACTCCAAAAGAATTCACATTCACATTCAGAGTAGATAAATATTGGACTATCTATGATGAGCTAATGACCTGGAAACAGTTGATAGGAAATGATGATACTGGAGCAGTAGCAGAAGATGTAAGTCCTCTTACTGCCTCGTCTTCTTTGAGAACAAACTTCTCAGTATTTCCTATGGATTCTAATGGTACTGTCACTTATAAAGGCTGGAAGTTTACAAATGCTTGGATCAAGAATCTAGGTAGTGTATCTTTTGATCAGACAAGTACTGGAGAAGTATTGAATGTCTCAGTTACACTTTCTTTTGTGAAGTGTATTCCTGGATCAGAAGCTTAGAACTAATTAAAAAATTTATGCTGACTTCAAAATCAGCAGAAGGTTTTCTCCCTACCTCCCTTTTCTCCAGCCTGATAGTATTGGGCTGGAGATTTTACGAAATAAACAACTATTTTATTATATGATGGGAAATATAGACCAATTACAGTACTCTTATACAAGACCACCTCAATTCAACAATCTCTGGGATTTCTACCTAGAAGACTGGGACGAATCTGTCTACACAATTAGTAAATATAATGTTATATCTACAAATCTTCCTTTTTTCACTCAGCTAGAAACAGAGTCTTATCCTACTGGAGAGAATTTCTATACTGGATATACAATGCCCTCTACTTTTTCAATAACTATAAGAGAAAATACAGAATTCTCAGTATATGAATATTTCAAGAATTGGATGAATAAAGTTTTTGATTCTGTAAATGGAAATTTTATTTCTAGTTCAGAGCCAAAGACTAAGCAAGCAACAATACAATTTTATTCATACAAAATGGATCCTTCAGCTTATCGATTGTTTTCTGAGAAATACATAACAGAAAAAGTAAAGAATCTACAAGCAATCACAAGTCAAACTCTTATACAAAAAGCTAAGAAAGAAGCCAGTGCTGCTCTTCCTTTTCCTCTGAGTAGATTAGCTTCACAAGGTGGATCTATTCTTTCTTCTAAAGTCCAAAATGGACTAAATTCTATTATGCCTGACTTTGGAGATATGATAGAAGAAGTTACTACAAAGACATTTGTATTTGAAAATGTGAGAATTCTTGGTTTGGAAGAAACAGCATTGACTTATGATGATGGAGAACAACTTGTTTGGAATGTGAATTTTACAGCAGATAGATTCTATGATGCTGATTTGAGATACTCTACGAGTAGAGAGAATTATAGAAATATTTTGAGAAACATCTAAAGGGAGAAATTAAGATGGAAAAAGATTTAAAAGCAAACGATTTATTTTTTAAGAAAGAAGAAGTGAAAGAGTCACAGACAAAACTGGTACCAGCAGGATACATTCCTATAAAGTTGTCTTCAGTTGGAAAGCTTGGCATTCCTAGCATTTTGCATATTAGAGACTATTCTTTTGAAGAAGCTCTAGCAATTGCTGACATTGATGAAAACAATGAGACAGAAGTGATTGTCCAGGTTCTCAACTCTGTCATATTTGAGGACATAGATGCAGGTGATCTTCATAAGAATGATGTACTAGAAATTCTCATGACTATTCTTGGTACATGGTATTCTCCTAAATTAGAAGATATGCCATATTATCTGAATCCAGATTTAGATAGAAAAGATCTAAGAACTAAAGAAAATATTGGGAAAGCAATTATTCCTTTCAGTCAGATAAAGACAACTTCTTTAGAAGAGAAAGTGAATCTTCCTATTACTATAAAGTATCAGGGAGCAGAAGTGAAATTTGTTCTTCCTAAGGTGAAGAATGAGATCATTGCTTATAAATTAGTAGAAATGAAATATTCTCAAGAGGAGAATGACCTCTCAGAAATCAAGAAGAAAGTGAGTAAGGGAACTCAGACTGTAGAAGAATTTGATAAGTACAAAGACTATCAAAAGAGAAGATCTTCTGATTTCTTATCAATCAACCAAGCTCTTCTGATTGATTCTTATAATGGAAAGAAATTAGAGACTGTAGAAGAAAAACTAGAAGTTCTTCCAAACCTGAGTCTTTCTCTATTGAAGAAATACCAAGAGATTGTGAAAGAACACTTTACATTTGGAATTGATCCAGAAGTAGAGTTCTACAGTGAAGAGCTTAAGAAGACCATTATCCGGAGGTTTGATTTTCGAACATTTCATTTCTTATCGACCCTGGAACAAACAGACGATTCAGGATTTGATATTTCTTTTGGGTAAAGAAATGTCTTGGTCTAAAAGAGATCTATATGAATTTAGAGGACATGAGATCATCATGCAAGTAAAACGATTGAATGATTATAAGAAAAAGCATCCAATGATATGTCCTCTATTAGGAACAAAAGGATAATATATAAATGGCAGGAATTCCTTCAGGTGTAACAAAAAGCGAAAGTCCTCTAGAAAATCTTCTATCTGATTTGATAGAAAATCTGTCTGAGTCTGAAAAAAGTAAAGTTCTTTCTTATCAAGAAGAATTGAAAGCTTCAAAAAAGCAGGTTTTGGATCTTCAGAGAGAAAGGGATACTAGAGAGGAAGCAGCAGAGTCTTTTGGACTGTCTAGAGAAGTGATTGAGAAATCTCTTAAAGTCTATGATGAGTCTATAGAGATGACATCTAAGAAATTCCTAGAAGCTTCAAAGAATATTGCTGGGCAACTTGAAGGATTTACTAGTTCTTCCTCTCTGTCTGATGAGCAAATCAGCAATGTAAAAGCCTACATTGAGATGTCAAAGAATACAGAAGACATACAAGAAGCAGTAGAAGAGTTCTCAAAAAGTTCTAAAGAACCCTCCAAGATGGTTGATACTTTCAAGTCTTCTGTTAGCTCTATCACAGACTCTCTACTGAATTCTTCTCTTGGTATGTTTAGTGTTATCACTTCTCCTCTTGAAGATCTACTTGGTATCAAGGTGAATGATATGATCAAGGGTGGATTTTCAAAGATTTTCAAAAGAAAAGAAAAAGAAGAAGATGCTGGAGAATTTCTACAAAAGAAAGTTCCTGCTAGAGCAGATAATTTAAAAAGAGCAGGCCTAATAGGATCTGCTGCTGTCTTTATCTCTGAGTCTATCAATAAACTTCTAGGAAGAAAAGGAGTTTCAGGTGAAGACTCTGGTCTAGGTGACTTTGCTGCAGGAAGCCTAGCTTCTTCAACTGTTAGAGGTCTTGGACCAGCTTTGTTGAAAGGAGCTGGGATTGCCTCTCTTGCAGGAGGGATTCTTTGGGGAGTAATTGATGGAATTATTGCTGTGGGAGAAGCAGATAACTGGGGAGTATCTAAGATTTCTGCTAGTCTTGGAGGATTTTTTGGAGGAACTGGAGAAGGTGGAGACATAAAGGATGCCTTCAAGAATGCTGGAAAATTTGCAATGACAGGTGCTGGTGTTGGAATGCTCACAGGTGGACCTATTGGTGCTCTTGCTGGAGGATTAGCTGGTGCTGTCTTAGGCGGAGTTCTAGGCTGGATTGGAGGAGAAAATATAGCTCAGTTTTTCCAAGGAGTTGGAGACTGGTTTAAAGAACAACTTGCAAATGTGAAGACATGGCTAAATGAGAATACTGAGGATATAGAACTAATTAAGACTTCTGTAATTCAGATAGGAAGATCTCTATTTGGTCCTCTGATTGATGGATTTAGCTCAGTGTTTTCTGGCATTACTTTCAGATTCAATAGTATCAAAGAGATTCTAGGAGATGATGAATTGACTTTCTGGCAGAAAACAGGTTCTATAGGAAAGGAGATCATCCTAGGAATTGTAGAAGTTCCATATAATTTTGTAAAAGGTGGTTTATCATCATTTTTTGGGTCTAGATGGACTACTATGTCTGATATTCTTGGGGATGATGAGCTAACTGTTTGGCAGAAAATAGGCTCTATAGGAAAAGAGATCATAGGTGGAATAGTAGATAGAATAGTCTCTTTCACTGATGGAATTCTTATTGGTGCTGATGCAACAATAAAATTATTTCTCAATGATGAGTGGGATGCTAAATATGAGATATTCAAAACCAAGATAGGAGAATGGTTCAGTCTGATTATAGATCCTATTGTTGGTGGGATTACAGGATTTTTCTCAGGTTGGAAAACTCGATTTGAGAATATATCTGAAATTGCCTTTGATGAAGACAAGAGTTTATGGAAAAAAGTTTTAGGAGTAGTAAGAGAACTTATATTAGGAGTTCTTGATGGTCCATTCAATATTGTAAAAGGATGGATTGATGGAATGAAAGACAATAAGATATTTCAAGATCTGTCTGAAAAGTTCACAAGCTGGTTTACAAATATAGCTGATAGTATTGGAGAATGGATATGGAGTATCCTTCCAGGATTTCTTCAGAAAGGTCTTCAATTTGTAGGACTTGGAAAAGACCAAGAGCTGAAAGGATCTAAAAATCCTACTCCTGATGAAGCAGCATATTATACAAATGCAGACTATGCTAAAAAAAGTCTTCCTGTTCCTGAAACTGTTGGGACTAATCAGGGAATAATTGATAAGTATTCTTCTTACTATGGTACAGAGCAGCCTATTAAAGAAACTCAGTCTAAAGAAGATGAAGGATTCTTTAAGAAGACTGGGGCTTTCTTCAAAGATTTTTTCAAGGATTCCTTTAAGGGATTAACTTCTCCTGTAGATGATGCTATTATCTATAAAGATGGACAAATTATTAGGACTCATCCTGAAGATTCTATTGTAGCCACTCAGAATTCTCCTATTCTGTTAAATGAGAATAAACAAGCAGCAAAACTTTCTTTCAATCCGTATTCAGAATCTTATAAGTCTACAGCTAAAGAAGTGACAGCAATTCAAACTCCTATTGAAATTTCTGACAATCCAGCTTTCAATAAGATGGTTACTCTTCTTTCTTCCATTTTAGACACTCTTAAGGATAAAGAGATGGCTCCTTCTATAACAGAATTGAGAATGCCAGGAAAATTAGATTTCGAGCTATTGAGGTAATAAATGATCATACCAATTTCTAAAGGAAAACAAGTTATCTTCCAACAAGATGGAGGTCCTATAGATGGAACAGAAAATGCTAGAATGATTCTTAATGAAGATCTCACTCTGAATTTTTCTTCTAGCTATAGTTCTCTATCTGAGTCTTCTTCTCCAAAAGCTTTCAAGATGATTGCTGGAGTATTGAGCTCAACTGGATCTTCTGGTGCTGCTGGACTTATAGGAGGAGAATGGAAACAACTAGGATTTCAGACTTGGACAGGAACTGAACCTCTATCAACAACACTGAGCATTCGATTTTCTATGCTGAATGATGCAAAGACTGAAGTAATTGATCCAATGATAGCTTTGACAAAAATGGTTCTCCCAACAGAAACAGGAGCTAAGGGATCTTTAGTTGGTCCAGGACCTTCTGTTTTGTCTGCTTTTGAGGATTCTAGATTGGGAAAACACAAAAGTATTCACTGTTATATTGGAAATTTCAAGATCTCTAACATCATTCTCACTAGAGCAGTTCCAACATTTTCTAAGCATACTGATCAATTTGGATATCCTATTTGGGGAACAATGGAACTGTCCTTCACAACTATATTCTCTGCTACTGTAGAGATGTTACAAGACATGGTGGGTCTTCTATGAAATCTAGATATATAGCCATGAAAGAAAGCCATATGACAAATGATAAGGGAGACAAATATCCTGATGTTCTTTCTTTTCCAATAAAAGAATTTGTCTTCAATGATCCTCTAAAAGAGGTAACAATTACTCAAAGATATAAGGAAAGATTCTATCTTCTTTGTTATGAGTCCTATGGTTCTTCTGAATATGATGATATTGTACTATGGATGAATGGAATAAGTTCAGTTCATATTCTCACTCCAGGAGAAACTATATTATTGCCTAGTAAAAGAGATCTTGATAGATTCCTCATAAAGAATAAAGTAGACAAAGAATGAATTCAATTGCTGACCTCTATACATTAGAATTAGAAGTTCATGGATCTTCATCCTTTCTAGATGCAAGGGATGCAGATCTTTCATTGTCGGATTCTATTTATTCTATCTATCCAAAAGCCAAGATGTCTCTCAATGATTCTTCAGGAATATTTCTAGAGTCCAGACTAGGAACTCTTGGTCTTGATTTTGTATTCACAATTGGATATAATAATGAAGATGTCACAATTCCATTTGTAGTGAATAATTTTCAGACAATAGACCAGAAGTATTCTCAATATATGAATGGACAGATTGGGATTGATCTGATTCATTCATTTATTACAAAATTCACTTCTGAAAGTAAAGCCTACTCTGATGTTCCTTCAGAGATAGTCAGATCTATTGTACAGAATGAGAAGTTCAAAAGCCTTTCTATAGAGAGAACTAATAGAATACAGGATAGCCCATATTACAATCCAGGACTATCCTTCAAAGACTTCATTACTACTATACTACTTCCTAATTCTCGTTCATCAGAGAACTCAGAGGAGCCTTTCTATTGCTTTATAGATTCTTCTAATAGATTTCATTATGAGACTCTTTCTAGTATGCTTGATAAGTCTGCTTCTAAGACTCTTGTCTATAGAGTAGGAAGAAAAGATATAAGAGAAGTTCAGAAAGTTCTGGATTTCAGACCATACACATCTAAACTAGAAGACATTCATGACTATCTGAATTTTGATTTGTTCTACTTTGATGAGTCTGGCTCCTTAGGATTAGAAAAAGAAGAGAAGAGACTTGTTGATAATATAAACTCCAGAATGAATATTTTAGACTTATATACTCAGAAGTATATAGTTTTCAATGACAAATTCAGCTCTTCTACCTCAATTGAACAAGCAAAGATAAAAATCAATCTTCTCAAAAAGAAAAATTTTCTTACTGACAAGATTGTTGTTACTACTCTTCTAGATACATCTGTAAGAGCAGGACTTACAGTAGAATTGGATGTTGACTATGAGAGTGAGTCTACTTCTGCTTCTTATTCTGGAAAATATCTAGTTGAAGGGACTAAGCATTCTTGGAATTCTAAAGAAATGAAAGGATATACACAAATGATTCTTTCAAGACAGAAAACAGAATATCCTCTACAGAGTAAATTGACTGGGAAATTAATGAGATGAAAAAATTAGCATTAGTTATAGACAACAATGATCCAGATTTAAAGGGAAAAGTTCAGGTAAGAATTTTTCCTGAGATGAACTCATATTCTGTAGATGATCTTCCTTGGGCAAGACCTCTTATCAGAGATATTTCTGGAATGTCTAAAGAGAATGGAGCTTTCATACACTCAGTACCAGAGTTAGATTCTTTTATCTACTGTGAAGTATCAGAAGACTGGACAGCTTTCTACTATCTAGATGAGGTTCCATATTTAGAGCCAAAGTATCCTTATGAGTCTTTATTGGAAGAAGTACAGAATGCTATAGAAGATCTAGAAGAACAGACATATCCTCAACCTAGACTATTGAAAGACAATAGCGGAAAAATTCAGTTTACCAATACAGAAACTGGAGAACAAGGAACTATATTTCCATCTGGATCTTTTATTCATATAAGGTCTAATGGGACAATGAAACTGAAGTATCTAGAGTCTGAGATTGATTTTTTAGAAAATGGATCAATTCAGTTTGTCTTTTCTAATGTCTCATTTCTATTTGACAATGAAAGTAAGAAGGTGATATTTTCAAATGTTGAAAGTTTTGAAATTGGAAATGCTTCTGATTTTGCAGTTCTATTTAGTCCATTGAAGGAAATATTAGAAAAGCTCTTAGACCATAATCATATAGCACCAACTGGTCCAACAATGCCTGCTCAAGAATCTTCTGGAGCTCCTTTGAGTGCTCTGAAGTCAAGATTAGAAAATATGAAGTCTATCATACAGACAGACTAAGGAATCATTATATGGAAAATGAGATTTATAAACAGCTAGTATCAACAGGAAGACAAGACTTAGCAAATCAATTTCTTTCTATCACCACAGACAAAGAAAGGAAAGAAGAGAGACTGAATATATTAGAATATTTTGTCCACGAGACCTCTCTGATATTGAAGAGTAGGAAATCTGCTTCTTATTGTATAGAAAAGATTTCTAATCTGATGAAGAAAATATGCCAATAGCAGCTGGACTTTCAATTTTACAAAGTCAGTTTATTTCTGCTTTGTCTATGAAGCAAGGAGCTCAGACTCAGATAACTGCATCTATGATTTCCTCAGCTGTAGCATCAGTTGCACCAATGGGATTATTTCCTGTTATTCCTACTCCAGTCCCATTAATTCCAACAGGCACATCTGCAGGAATATCTATGATTCAACAGGCATTGTCAATGAGGCAAGGAACTCAAATTTCAATAACTTCTAGACTGATTGCTAATGGAGTATCTCTAATTGCACCCACAGCACCTCCTGTAGGATTAAGTCTTCTAGGACAGCAAATAGAATCTGCTCTATCAATGAGACAAGGTGCACAAATACAGATGGCAGCTAGTATTCTTGCTCAAGCTGTTGTTACTTATTATACAAGTGGAGGAGTGATATGATTTCGATACAAGAAAAAATAGACTCACTAGTAGAAGAGAGAGCTCTTTCTTTATCAGGAAAAATAACTATTGAACAGAATAAAGTCATTGCTGAAGAAGAAAGGGATTTTATCTATCAATATCTTACTAGGTCAGCTGTAAATCCTGATGAATATGCAATATTGGATATTCTTGCTCTAATGGCAAAAGAAATTAATTTTATTGACAATAGATCTTTCTCCTCTCCTAATTTAGTATTGTCACAAAATGCTTATTCTACCTCTCTTATGAATAAGATGATAGATGATCTTTCCTCTCCAAATGGCGATGGATTTTATGCTTCTATATCTGATCAAGAATTCAATGAGTCCTCTAGATGGCTCTCAAACAATGGGATGTCTTCTACTAGTGACTATGATAACTCTTCTATTGGTATACCTGCTGGTTTAGTTGTTGCAAAAGTTGTTGAAATAAGAGCAGCAAGAGAAGACAAAGATACAGAAGGACATTATACTCATAGAGACTCTTATGATTCTACACTAGAAATTTTGATAACAGATCTTATAGATGCTTTAAATAATCTTGCATCTTTCTATACAGATAAGCTAGAATCAATTTATATTTCTTCTAGCAGCAATCCTTTTCTGACAAATCCAGATAGCTATCTAGATTTACCAGTAGGACTAGAAGGCTATGGGATAACAATTTCAGGATTTGAAGCAGATCTTCAGTCATTTCTGAATACACTTCAAGGCACTTATAATAGAACAACCTTTGATGGACTTCTAGGATTTGAGGGAAGTCCAAGTTCGATAGAAACTAAGTTGGAGGAAATAAAAACAAGTTTGTTAGAAAGAGTTTCTTTTTTGATGGAGAGCTTCAATGGAGATCTAACGACTGGAATAAGAAAGCAGTATTATTTCTGGATTCAATTGATGTTGGGAAAACCTCAATCTACACTTGTTTCAGTTCAAGGGCTATCTATTGCTTTATCTAACACAATCACCTCTTTAGCAAAAAAGAAAAAACAACTAGAGATCCTCTTTGAATCAGACTATGAAAAGTTTCTTCCTACTCCTTCTATTTCTGCAGTATTCAGAGACGAAGAGAACAGAATTATCATTTTAGTAAATTCTCTTCCTTGCTTTAGTAGAATTATCATTTATAGAAAAGAAATTCTTTCAACTTCTGACTTATCTAATGATGCATATGGAGCAGAGTATGAAGTAAGTTCTATTGACCTCCCAGAGGTCACTCTGAGCTTCCAGGATGAATCTTCTATAGAAGTTAATAAACTATATAGCTATAGAGTAAAGATTCAAGACATGAGCTCCATTGATATATATGATAGTGGCTCAGATCAGTCTTTAGCCTATGAGACTGCTTCTTATTCATACACTAAAGATCTGACTGGTTTTGTTCTCACACTAGGAGAGCATGAACTTTCATCAGGACAATATATCTATATTCCTACTGAAGGAATTTTTCTAGTCATTTCTAGAACTTCTTCTTCTATAACAGTGAATAGAGAAGTGACAGCAAATGGTATTCTACATAGAGCAAATGGAATTTTTGCTTCTTAGAAACTATTATTATTAGAATACTATGAAAACAACCAATCAGACACTCTACAAAGACTACTCTATTGATGCAGAACTCGAGACTACTGGAGCTCTTAAGATCCTTGAAGGAAGAGAAGCAATCACTAATGCTTTAAGACAGTGGATATCTTCTTTCAAAGGAGAAATCATCAGAGATCCTGATAGAGGTGGATATATTACAAGATGGCTCATGAAGCCTATATCAGAAGAAACATCATTAGCTATCAAAAGAGCAATCTTAGATGGATTCGTTGATGAGTTCTATCCTGTTCTTATTCCAAATCTGATTGAAGTGATTCCTAATTATGAAAGAGAATACTGGGAAATTCATATTGAAGCTTATAGTCCAGAATTTAGAGAGAGTATCAATATGATTGAAAACATCAGGAGATTGAGATGATTGAATTCACCTTTGAAGCAATACGAGATAGACTGAAAGACAATCTTTCAAAGAGATTGGAAAATAGTGGTATCTTATTCTATTCAACAAACCAAAGACTCATTGAAGCTATAGCAGAAGAGTTGTCAGAAGAAATGAGATATAATGAGTATCTTACAAATGAGGCAAAGTGGTCTACTGCCCAGAATTTATCTTCTCTGATTGCTCAGTCAGACTTTTTTGGATACACTCCTCACAGAAAGATCGGAGCTAAGGGGAATCTTTCAGTTTCTTCTTCTCCGTCATTCAATGGATCTTGGCCATATCAGGTGAACATTCCTAAGTTTTCTCAATTCTACAATGGAGAATACTATTTTGCTTCCTATGAAGAAGCAAGTCTATTCTCTTCTAATAATGAGACTCTTGTTCCAATTGTCCAAGGACTTGTAAGAACAGAAGAATTTCTTACTTCTACTTATACAGATATTGAGCTGACAAATCATTCAGTTTATATTGAGAATGACAGTGTAGAAGATGAGATACTAGAAGTCAGAGTCAACAATGTTGTATGGAATAAGGTAGACCACTTTGGGGAGTCTTCTGGAAAAGATGATCTTATCTATACAATAAAAAATAATCTAGATTTCTCTGGTATTACAATCTCATTTGGAGATGGTCTGACATCTAAGAAGATCACTTCTGGAGATATCATTTCTGTTACTTTCATTGAGACTGCTGGTGAATTAGGAGAAGTTCTTAGAACAAACAACATTACTCAAGTGATTTCTTCCTTCAGAGATGTCAATGGGACTGCAGTCAGTCTCTATTGTACTAATAGAAGTTATGTGACAGGAGGAAGAGAAATAGAAGATATTGAGACTATAAGACAGTCTGCTCCTCTTGCTTTCAAGACAGGAAATACACTAGTCACAAAACAAGACTATACTGCTGCAATTATCAATACAAACATTCCTGACAAAGTGTCTGTCTGGGGAGAAGCAGAAACTAATATTGACAACAATGATCCTATTGGAAATTTCATTGAGTTGAATGAGAATCTGATTTATGTCTCTGGACTTGTCATCTCTGATATTACAGGAGAAGCTACTCCTATTGATGAAGATCAGCAGGATGCTATACAAGAAGCTCTTCTCCCAAGAAAATGTCTTACAGATATTATTCAGTTTGTCAGTCCAAAGATAACTTATTTTGATGTGAACACTACAGTCTATTTTGACAAGACAGTCTTCACTGCAGACTTTGTAAGAAACAGAGTATCTGAAGATCTTTTAGAAGAATATAAGATCTCAAATGTAAGTAGAGAATTCAAGGAGAATCTATATTTCTCCCAGTATTATTCTTTCATCAATTCTATTCCATCAGTTTCTTATCATGTAACTGACATTATTCTGTTCCAGATCAGTAATTTTGAAGATACCTCTGGATTGACTTACTATTTTGATATTGATCTTGGACATTCTAGTATAAGATCAGAGTCATTGAAGATCTATATAAGAAATGTTGATGATACTCTTCCAACAGATCATCCATATTCGTATCAGAATGAGACTACTGGTGGCTGGTTCCATATAGCTACAGATGATGGAGCAGGAACCTTCATCTCTGAAGATATTCCTCCTTATGATGGAATTCCTAATTTTGGAGATACATTTGAGATTGCTCCTATTGTTCCTACAGATGTTTTCAACTACAATACAGCAATTCTAGAAGGTGTCTCAGTAGGAAAAGGAATCCCAGCAGATTGGCATGATAATCTTCAGTTGAAATTTGAGTTCCAAGTAGGAACCACTCAGGTAGATATCATTCCAAAAGGAAGAAATCAGATATTTGGAATCAATGAAGTAAATATAGATACACAAGGATTAACATAAGAAGCCTATGTCAGAAGTAACAAGTCTATCACTACAGAAGAAAATACCTGCTTCACTCAGAAATGATTTCTGGGTTGCTCTTATGGATACAGTCGAGGAAGAAATTCTGACTATGAGAACAGAAATAGACAAGAAGAAAACTCTGTTCTCCACTTCTGTAACTGACTTGGAGAGATTGAAAGAGCTAGGAGATCTTGTTTATGAATTAGATTATAACTTCCTGTCTGTGATAGAAAATCTCCTTACTACAGCATACGGTCTTTCTACAGAACAAGTGACTGAGTTCTTGAGACAAGAACTATTGAAGATTCCATTCCAAGTAAAGAACAAAGCTCTCTATCAGGTATATAAGTCTTTTTTCAACTTTCTGAATTTGTCTTTTACAAATAGAATTTCTGTCTACCAGACAACAACAAATTCTGATATTTTTACAGGAAATAAAGTCATTATCAGAGATCTTGTTCCAAATATTTTAACAGGACTAGAAGATTCCTTTGAGACTTACAACTTTATTGATGACGAAGATTCAACATTGGAGGATTCTTCTTATCTACTTGGATTTGATAGACCATATTCTTCTTTCTACAGACAAGATGTAACAGGAGATTTCATCGGAAGAACAAAAGAAGAGTTTACTCTTGATTCTGAGGAAGAATATCTTCTAGATGATAATCTTGTTTTAGATGCTTCTTTAGTAGAATTGAAAAATCCTACAAAGCATATCTCATTTGAAATGATTGCAGATCAGACTTTTTTCAGATATGATTCTACTGGAACTCTTAATTCCTACCTTTATACAGCAGACTCTGCAGCTTATCTATTTTCTGGATTTTATTATAATAAGAAAGCATCAGAAGTTCCTCATATTGGAATTCAATTAACTTTCTTTATTGACAAAACAGGTTTTTCTAACTTCTTGACTTCTAGTCTTGGAGAATTGAATGCTAAAGCTGTGATGAATCCAAATGTTCTAGCTGAAGGAATTGTTTCATATAATCAAATTTCCTATATACAATTTGGAATAGGAACTCAAGAAATACCAGAATACAGTGATGTCACTCCAACATATCCTACAGAGCTCAGCTATCCTATTCAATGGAAACAACCCTATCCTGAAGAAAGATATGAGTCAGCTTCCTATATGGGAGCAATTGGAGAGTATATTGGACAGTCTGTAGGAGGAATCATATTCAGTGATCTTGTACTAGGGTTTGGATATACTGATCTTCCTCTACTAGCTTCTGCTGCTCCTCTCAAACCAAATACTCTCAAGATGGCTTTTGTAGATTTTTCTAATCCTGATCCTTTCAGCACAATGATGAAAATAACAGATAATGGATATGGAGTTCTAGAAAGTGATTATTGTACTGGAACAGTTGACTATACTACTGGAAAGATCAGTTTTGAGACATCATTTGAAAAAGAATATAGAGAGACTGTCTCTAATACAGGAGATACTTATACAGCTTCTTTCTTAGAAGAGATCATTCCTGGCTCCTACAATCTAGTCATTAAGATTCCTATTCCAGGAGATGGAGAAGAGATTCACTATGTCACTGACGATGGAGCTGGAAATCTTGTGTCTGACTACGATAAATTTGTATCAGGAACAATTGCATATGATGTCACTCCAACTGTCTCAATTATATTCACTGAATCAATAGAACAAGTGGACTCTATAGAGATTTATAGATATAACTATTCCACCTCTTTTGGAGCAGGACATAAATTATATTTACATGAAGTCTATACAGAAAATCCAGTGCAGATAACAGAAGCAGGGCTCTTTGTAAGAACTGCTCTAAATCCTACAGTAGATCAGCTGCTATGCTATATGACATTTCCTGCAATAGAATTTGCGTATAACTATTATCATCTGAATCTAGGAGTAATTTTTGAAAGATAAAAGAACTATTTTTATAAATAGAAGGAATTAAAAAGATGGCAGACATTGGTAGACAACAAAGAGTTTTTCATTACAGACAACCTCTTGAATCAGCTCAGTTCAATAGAATATTCTCTAAGACACTTCCTCCAGGAATTTATGAGGGAGGAGTCTTCAATAGAGTGACAGGAACATCTATTTCTATTGATCCACTCTCTGTAATTATAGAAGATGCTACAGTAAATTCTGATATTGCTGTGAGAATCAGAACATTAGATCCTGTTGTCATAAGTATTGCAGAAGATATAGACAGACCTCTTATTGTTGTTAGATATGTTTGGGCAGAAGATTCTGAAAACTATATGGAGTTCATTCAAGTTACAGAGTCTCTTGGAGAAGCTATAACAGAGAGACATGAAAAAGATCTCATTCTTGGAAAAATTGTCTTTGATGGAACAACAATTGCTTCAACAAACTCTTTTGACTATACAAGAGCAGACAGAGCTTTTGCTAATCCTCAGTCAGACCATTTACTTCCTCTCCTTGTTGTAAGAACTCCTGTAGGAACAGGAAATGAGAAAAAAGTTTATGTAGAAGGTGGAAAGGTTCTTACAGACTCTGGCCTTGTAGAACTTGTAGGACAATATTCTCCTATAATATCAGATACTTCTTCTTTTGGAAGATGGGATTATCTATATTTAGATAATTCTGGAATACTCAGAGTTCAAGAAGGTGTTGAATCTGCCAGTCCTACAACAAAGCCTTTTTATGGAAGAAAAGTTCTTGCTATCATAAAGAGAGGAGCAGGAAGAACAGATATCAAAGGAGATGATATCTATAGCTGTAGATCAGCAGAAAGAGGAGAAATCAAGTCTTCCACTATTCTTGTAAAAGATGCTGGAACTTCTGAGGTTTTTGCTAAAAATGCTGATGGACTGATTACTCTAGACATGGCTATCAGAGAACTCTGGGAAAAGGCTGTTGCTATTGAAAACAGAGCAACTTCTCTAGAAGAAGATGTCGTCTATAAGGCAGGATCACAGACTGTTACAGGGGAAAAGACTTTTAATATTCTTCCTAAGCTTTCGTCTTCAGGTGGAACTCCTCTGACTCCAACAGATCCTTCTCATGCTGTAGCTAAGAAATTTTATGATGACAATACTATCAAGCTCACAACAGACCAGTCTGTTTCTGGAGTAAAGACATTTGGTTCTCTTCCTAGAGTTCCAATTACAAACCCAACTTTGGATTCTGAAGTAGTATCCAAGAAGTTCTATGATGATACAGGAGTAAAACTTACTGGGGATCAGACAATAGCAGATGTGAAGACTTTTAGTTCTCTTCCAAAAGTTCCTGTGACAGATCCTACTCTAGATTCTGAAGTAGTTTCTAAGAAATTCTATGACAGTACAGGAGTGAAACTTACAGGAAATCAGACTATTGAGGGAACAAAAACTTTCAGTGCTTCTCCTAGTATTCCAACTACTCCTGCTGGAGCATCCTCAGCGATCAACAAGTCTTATTTAGATGATACTGCTAATAGTGTTGTCCATAAGGATGGAACTGAAACTATTTCTGGAACAAAAACCTTCAGTGTTTCTCCAAGTGTTCCTCTTACACCAGCAGGAAATGGATCTGCTATTAACAAAGCCTATCTGGATGGATCTTCTAGTAATGTTCTCCACAGAACAGGAGATGAGTCTCTTTCTGGAACTAAGACTTTCAGTAATTCTCCTAGTGTTCCAACCACTCCTGCATCAAGTTCTTCTGCAGTCAACAAATCTTTTATCGATGGATCTTCTAGCAATCTAGTTCACAGATCTGGGACAGAGTCTATAGGAGGAGCAAAAACATTCACTTCAGAAGTGACTGCTCCTTCTTTTAATGCTTCTTCTTCTAGAAAAGTGAAAGAGAATATCTCTGAAGCTGAAGAGAATGCTCTGGAAATTGTAAAGAATACAAAAATTGTTAGATACTCTTATATAGATGACCCTGATTCTTATATGCATATAGGATTTATTGCTGAAGATACACCTGAAATTATGACCGGAAAAGACAGCAACACAATGGCTCTTTCAGATGTCTGTGGTGTTCTTCTCAAAGCAGTTCAAGAACTGACAGCTAAGATAGAGAAATTAGAATCGGAGAGAATATAATGAAGACTGGTTACGAGATTAATGGACAGGACTTAGCAGATCTAGTAGAATATTCAAGAGATCCAGCTACAGATCCTGTTGCTCCTTTAGCTTCTTATGGATTCAAAAATACAGGAAAAGACTTTCCAGTATCTAATATACCATCTCAAGGAAGCTTTCCTGGAACAGGAGTCAATATTAATTCTTATCTCAATTCTGATCTTGGTTCTATTCCTCCTCTATTAGCTAAAGGCTGTAGACCAAGATTTGGAAGATATTATTTGAACTTTAGTAGAACATATGTGGGATCTTCCCAAAGAAAATTTTATTATCTATCAAGAACAGATACAGATCTTTATATTTTCCAATCTTATAGTAGAGATTCAAATTATTCACTAATAGAGAGAATCAATATAAATGATCCTATGAGCAATCAATATCTAGATGCGTTTGCTCCAACATCTATTACCAATTCTGGAACTAGAAATCAAGATTATTATTTTGGAGTTCCCTTGTCTTATTGTGGAATTCCAAAATATATTTATGCTGAGATAACTGGTGGAGGAGGTGGTGGAGCTGGAGGTGTCTACACAACAATAGCATGGGTCTCTAGTAGATATAGCTATGGTGGTTCAGGTGGATCAGGAGCTGGGCACTGTCTTGTTAGAATTCCTATAGGACCATATAGATCTAACTATTCTGTAAGAAGTACTTCTACTGACTATTGTTTTTCAATTCATAATGGTGGATCATATGGAGATTGGACAGGATGGGAAAATAGACCTAATAATAAAGGAAGTGATGGGACTAACTCATATGTCTATTATCCTAATGGTAGTATAATGGTCACTGCTCCAAAAGGAAGAGGAGGCAGTGGTTATGATGATCCAACAGACCCATATTCACTTGATAGTGCAACGATAGCAAATTCAATTTTTAGCTTTCAGGGAGGACAGGGCTCAGAAAGCAAACACACAGCTCCAACATTATCATTTGATACTTCAGTATATATTGAAGGAGAAAGACTAGTTGGCTACATAGAGGGATGTCAACCAGGACCAGCTAGAACTGATACAGAGTATGCTGGTGGGGGTGGTGGTTATTCTAGAGGAAAAGGTGGTGCAGGATCTCCAAACCAAGGTAATTCTGGTTGGTCTGGTTTCTTTGGTGGAGGTGGTGGTGGTGGCTGGGGACAACTTGGAGAAGCTGCTAGAGGTGGAAGCGGTGGTCCAGGCTGTGTATCCTTCTTCTATTAAAAAGGAACTATATTATTATGGAAAAGACCAAATGGTATGAATATGAACCAAATGTAACAAGTGCTCTTAGAATAGGGTTTATGATAGGAATTGTCTTTGGAGCATTAGGAATCATATCATCAATTGTGCTTTCCTTTTTGATATTTGCCTATCAGAGATGGGAAGCTATTCCTCTTGCTATTTCAATGATAACTGCCTCTGGTGGAATAATGGCAATTGGGGATATCGCAAAAGGAATTCAGGCTCATGCAGAAGAGAAGAATAAGAAGTAGAGAAGTTGAATGGAATCAGAATTTAGAGAAGATCAAAAGCAAAAGTCAAAGGAAATTGCTAATTTAAGTAGAGAGATTCAAGCACTGAAAGTGACTCTGATTGGGATTGATGGACAAAATGGAATGAGGAGTCAGATATTGGGACTATCACAAGATATAAATGAGATAAAAAATTCTTTGAATCAGTATTTGAAGGCAATATCCGATATAAAAGCACAAGAAGCTAGATATGATCTTATCTTTGCAACAAAAAGAGAATTAAGAGATCTGGAAGAAAAGATTTGTAAGAAGATCACTGATCTAGATGATAGACTTGAAGCTGAAGCAGAACAAAGAGAAGAAGAAAGGAAGAAGCAAGAAATGCACAATGAAAATCTATCTATCTCTAAAAAAGCTCTAATTGTTTCCATATTAGCACTTCTTATTACCTCTACTGTAGGAATCTTTGTGTGACAAATGATTTTTTAAAGAAAAATAAGAAGACAGCTCTCATATTTCCACAGACAAATCTTACTCAGCCTTTTGGTCTGGGAGTAAAGAATGGAAATGTATTTTTCTCTAATGGATCATACTATGGAAAGAGAAGAGTCTATTATTATGACACTTATTCTCCTATTGACTTTGATTCTGTAGACTACAATGAAGATCTAGACATTATCTGTCTTCATTCTCTGGAATATAAATTTTCTATCAGAATCCATTTTGTTTCTTATAAGACGATAACAGAAAAATTTTGGAATTCCCTAGACAATAATCTAGGTCTTTCTAAATCAGACAAGATCTGCAAAAGTGGAAAGGTTCTAGAAAGACTTCAGCCATTTTCTGCTTATTTAGAATTATATACAGATACTACTGACTCAACTTTATTCCAACTACTTCCAGATGATTCACAGAGCTTCTCCAGTGAATTCTTAGAGAACTACTATATAGTTAATTGTTTGAATCCAAAAGATTCATCAGAAGAGCTCCAGCAAATAAAAGAAAAGGAACACATACAGTATATGAATTCCTTTTCCTGTTTAAAATATGATTCTATTGAAGATAAAGATCTATATTTCTTTTCTTATAATGCTATCTTCTAGTGATAGATATCAACATAGTCTCCAAAGTTTCTATCAAAAACTTCCACTAGATTCTCATAGTCACTAGACTTCATCTCTTTCATCAGACTCTCAATTTCTTGGGAAGTCTTTCCAATTTGAATAGCATATTTCTTTGCTATCCCAAGAAGATAGAAGGCATTTCCCTGAGGTCCACTCAGATCAATTACTGGTCTTGTTTCTGGCATTTTGTTTTTGTCTTTAATCATTTTTAATTTCTCCTTAAAGTGTAATTTGTCTATTTAAAATTTTAGAATCCTCTACTCCACGAGATATCATATCTAATGACATACTCATTCCATAACAATTCCATCTTAGAGTTATATCTCCCCATTGATCATCAGTATGTACAGTAGCATGACAGAAACCAGCAGACCTGATTTGTCCATGATATTTGTAAGCATCTCTGTGAGAAATTCCTTCAGAAAAAACAATAGCCTGTTCTAAAATTCCATCACTAACAATAATATATTTCATTTTTAATTTCTCCTTTTTAGTTTAGATACAGCGTCTCGTTTGAAGAACTAGAAGTTACTCCATTCCGGATTCTAAGATTCTGACCAGCTCTTGTTCCATAATAATATGCTTGATAGTCGCTGACTTGTCCTGAAAGCTTTTTCTTACTGAGGTTTAGAGAAGGATAGATGAACTTCTTTGCAGAATCTTCATTTTCAAATTCATAGTTGATAATATCTTTTGATCCTTTTTCAGCATCCTGAATATCAAATCTCTTCAAGATTTCTCTTTCTGCTCCAAGGTAGAAAGATTTCTTTGCTCCATAAGAAAGTCTTCCTTCTCTCTTTGCTGTCTGATAGAGTTTATTCAACTCAATTTTCAGATAGTCAAAAAGATAAGAAGCAATCTCACATTCTGAATAAGTTCCATGAGCATAAGCTTTATTATCTGAAAGAAGCAGCCAACAATTTGACATCCTCCTGATGATCTGAAGAATAACAGAAATCTCAGTTGTATAATTCTTATAATCTGTGAGAGCTACTCGGTAGATCTTTTCTTGTGAATTCTGACGATCAGAAATTCCATATTCTCTCATAAGTTGTTTTGCTTTCAGAAGTGCTGCTTGTGCTTCATTCATATTTGGACTCTCTGAAAGAGCAAGAAGTTTCTTCACTTTTTCTAGCACATTAGAAGTTTTTGATACTTCTGAAAGAGAATGCTTCATGAAAGCTTGATCATTCTCAATACCAAGAACCTTACAGATTTCTTTGAAAGTTTTGTCATGACCAAAATGTTGATATACAATTCCATCAATGAAGTGAGCAAACTCATGAGAAACAACTTCTTTGAATGTCTCATATGAAACAGATTCTGAAAGAAGATCTTCAGAAAGAATGATTTGATACGCTCCTCCAAGATATTCACAATATCCGAGGACTTCCTCGTTGTCACTGTCTCTCAGCTTTGGAGAAAAAGTTACAAATTCTCTGTTTGGACCTCTTTGAAGATAAACAATTGGAATCCATTTTCCAGTCTCTGATTCCCAGATATCCTTCAGATTTTTGATAATGTCCCCTGCAAGATTTGCAAACTCTGAGCTAGCTTCTGAATACTGTTCGATTTTTGGTTTTGACATTTTTGTCTCCTTATCTTTTTTAACTTAATTTCATTATAAAATATAATGAAGAAAAAGTAAATAGATTTTTTATTTTTCTTCTTTAATAGGAACATCTTTCCAGAACTCTTCTCCACAGAGATCACATTCTTCTTTCTGCTGTAACACTAGAATTTCTGTTGCAGTAGTTGAAGAGATTACTTGTCTCATCCTCTTCACAAATCTAAGATCTGGAATTTTGTGAGAAAGACAGTGATCACACTTTTCTTTCAGATCTTTCTGAGACAACTTGTTCTCTAGATCTTCTGCTTTTTCTGCAAGATACTGAACAAATTCATCTTGATCATATTCATCAATATCTATTCCTGACTCATTCATAAACTTTGTTTGTTGACTCATTACTGCATTCATACATTTTCTCCTTTTTTATTATAAGCTGTTTCTGCTTCTTCTATTGCCCATTCTAGATGAGAAGACTGTCCTCTTTCAATAACAGCATCATTCTTATAAATGTACCATACTGAGTATGACCAACTCAATTCTTTGACAACAATCTTGATATTCTCTTCTGGGTTGGATTGATAAGTTCTTCCTTTCCCTTTTTGCTTGACCCAGCTTAGTTTCATTTTTGTACTTCCTTTTTGGATTATCTCAATCTATAGATTGGAACAACATCTCCAAGTATATAATTACTAACATCCTCTATTCTGAATCAATTCACTCTTGTGGTTTTCAAGCAGTTGCTGATATCGTTCATATGCTTCAACTTTTGCTTGAGGAAGGGAGCCACAAGTCCCATTATAATAAGTGTATTCATCAGTACTCACATCATATTCCCACTCATTTTTACTGAGCTTTCTAATACACATAGTTATACCATAAATCATTCTTGCCACATAGTATCCTTCATTCTTCCTTTCCCAGATTTTAGCTCCGTTTTTCATCTTTTAAATCTCCTTATTACAATATCGCTGAATAATAATATTCATATATATTTGGTTTGCTATTTTCCATTCCTACTTTGACCAAAGCTTCTGCTTCTTGAACAGTAAATTTCATAGCATTTGTCTTGTCTGTAAGAACCTCAAAATCTCCTTTTGAGTTTAAAGTCTCTATGGGTTCTGGTCCCCAAGTGACAACTCTGGAAACTGTGAAATACTGAACTTCTTCAATCCAGCATTTTCTTCCACTCTCTACTGTGAAAGTTCTTGCCAGACTTCCAGCAATCTCTTCACTGAATTCTAGTGAAGCAACTCCATTTCCTCTTGGTTGGAATCCCTTATAGGTAAGAACTGAGAAATGTCCTGCTAGTCTTTCTTGAACTATGTTGAACTTTTTTTCCATCTTTGGATCTCCTTTTAATCTAACCTTACATTAATACTATATACTATCTTTCATCTTATGTAAATACTTTTTTAAAAATTTTTTATTTTTCTAAAAACATAGGTCTCATGAATGTATGGGTAAATCCAATGATTCTCTTTCCTTCAAAATTGAGCTCACCTAATATGAATCCTACATTTGCTTCTAGTCTCTTTCCTTTCATCCAGTTAGACTGAGACTGCATGGATCCACATCCAAGTCCATAAACTCCACCAGAGAATAGAGAAACATACTTATGATCGTGTCCTGCAAGAAGTAGTTGTGGTCTGCATTCAACATCAATGGATTCAATAATTTTTTGTAATCGATAACTTTTGGCATAAGCAGCCCCATCAAATCCGTGCCACAGTCCAATATCAGGTCCATTAGGAACTCTCAGAGTCGCAAAGTCATCTCCTAAATAAGTTGCATTTGGAATAGAGTCACAAATATCTTGCACAATTCTAGCTCCTATGCTCTTGAAGAACCAGCCATCATGATTTCCAGAGATTGCAAACATCTGATGTCTGATCTCACTCAGAAGAGAGACTGCATAATTCTTCTGAGCTTGATATCCTATATGAGTCAGTTCATATACATGTCCATCTCTATTGCTCATGCCTTCTGTAACATCTCCAGGAAGTGCCACAAAGTCTAGATCTAAATTGTTTATATATTCTATAGCTTTCTTCATAAAAGAGTCTGAGGTAAACTTAGAGCCTAGATGGAGATCAGATAGAACTGCAAACTTGATAGAATTACTTCCTTTCAGTTTTACTGTTTCCACATTGATCTCATTCAGTCCTGTAGCTTTGTCATTTATAATAGCATCAATCTCTTTCTTTGAATATTTATCTCTCATTCTTCCTGCAAGAATGATGTTCTCATATTCTTCTTTTCCCTGAATCTTTCTAAATTCTCGAAGATATCTCTTCATAGTCTCTTCTTGAATTCCAAATGTAGACAGAGTTGCTTGTGTTCCATATCTTGCATATGAGTTTGAAATGTCTATTGTTCTTTCTTTAGAAGGTCCATTTTTCTTTGCCAATTTATTCGTTCTCCTTTGTACAGTTATATAGTTTAAATATCATATCTGTTCTGTCTGTTCGTATAGAACTCATGCATTCTGGAGCTCTAACACATAGACTAGAATTTTTGAGATCACATTCTTCACAAGTATGTGTTCTAGAAGGAAGACAGACAAATATATTTTCATTTAATTCAAATGTTTCTTCTACAGAGATCTCATAATCATTACAATCTGGACATCTAAGACTGTATTTCCAGTCTCCATCAAAAGAAAAAGAATTTTCTGGAAGAGAAAAGTAGATCTCTTCTTTTCTTGGAATCCAAGCTTGTTCCTGTAGATCTATTTTTGGTCTACTTGTGAAAGCCCAAGCTGTCTTGTCTTTATCCATAGCAATATGCATATGAAGGAAATTTGCCCATTCTAGAAATGTTCTTTTTCTCAATCTAATTTTCTTCCACATCTTTTACAAACATTCAGCTCTCTAGCACAGTCTAGACAATACATGTCAACATCTGTACTAGAAAAGACAATCTCCTTCCCACAACTCTTGCATTGTGAAAAGGAGATTACACTAAATGATATTCTGTTTGTATAGTAGCATTCTTTGCATTCAGAGCCTAGAATTCTGTTTTCTTCTGTTCTTTTAATATGAGCCATCCAGCTTTTTCTAAACAAGGATAATCCTTCTTGTCTTCTCCTGTAATAATTGTTCTTACAGTAAAATAGTTATCAAGTTTAGGACATCTTCTTGCATTCAGATCAAAGTATCTGGACTTCTTGAAGAACTTCTTGTTTGCTAGGCTCTTTGCTTTCATTCTACTTTCTGCAAATGCAATCACAGTCTGTAAATTGGAATCACTCTTATCAATTACTTCAAATGCTTTCATCATACTTTTTCCCAAGTCTTTTCTAGAAGATCAATATCTTTCATAAGGATAGATTCTTCCTCTTTTTCCTTGATAGCTTTTTCAAGGATCATTATCAATATATGAAGAATTCTTAATTGTTCTGGTACTTCCATTCTCTTTCCATTATAATTACAATAAGCTTCTAATTCTTCAGACCAAGCTCCTCTATAGAGATAGAAATCAAAATATCCTTTCAGCCCTTGATTCTCTAAATGGAAATCTATTGACTCATCTTTTTCATCAAAATGACTGATGAGCTTACTTGGACAATTAAAATTGATAAATTGATTTCCAAGATGTTTTAATCTCTCTAGATCTTCTCCAGTTGAATCTCCTTTCTTTATCATACTCATGGCTCCAGAACTCCTTTTGATAAAACCTCTAGATCATCATACAAATCCTGTTGTTCTGTCTTTCTAAAAATCTCTTTTTGTAATGAATACATGAGAATTTTCAATATGTCCAGTTCTATATCAGAATCTTCTATTTGTTTATATTTGTAGAAGAAACAGAGAGAAGTTGTATAACCACAAGTACTAAATTTGAATTGAACATCAATATCATTTTTCATTCCATCTACATATAGACTGAAATTGACTTCTGTTCCTTCTTCATTAGTTGATCTTACAAGATCAGTTGGACCTTTTAGTTCTAGATATTTTATAGTCAACTCTCTCAGTTCTTTCAATAGGTCTTTGCTGTTGATCATTTTATTCCATACTCCTTTTTAAGCTCTTTCAAGAAAGAAAATAAATCTTGCTTGTCTTCTTCATTCTTGTTTTTTATGAACTCTCTTTCTTTCTCAAGAATGGATACCATTGTTCTGTAAATTCCTTGATAGTCTTGTCTTTCAAGTTCAAGTTCTACTCTATCTACATAGACATTAACAGTATTTACAACAGTATAAGGAGGATCAAACTTACTAGGACCCTCAAAACGAATCCTGATGACCATGAAGGAAGTTTCATAGTTGTCTCTAAATTCTATAAGTCCTTCTTTGTTTTCACTGTTTATCTCAATTGAAATTCTTCCTTTTCTTTTTAGAGGGTATAAATCTACAGCAAGATTAAAAAGATTATCATTCTTTACTCTATTCTTTGGTGGACCACTTGGGCTATTATTAGTTATCATCTTTGTTATCCTTTTACTCTCATTAATTCTAAAACATACTGAAAACCAGGAAGAAGATATCTTATAGACTCTTTTGTCTCAGAATGTAAAACCATTTCTTCCTGATTTTCTTCAAACCAGCTAATCACAGATCCTCCCTTCTGAAAACTCATTGCTGTCCAGTCACAGAGCATTTCTACTAGGAATCTCATTGGAATAGGAATAAGCTCATTCTCTGGATTCCTCGGTATGACCCAATATTCCCAATGATGAGGATTGTGATTGTAGTGATGAAGAACAGCATCGCTGAAAGCTGATTCATCTGAAACTTCATTCTCATAAGGAAAGAAATTCTTTCGATAAGCATCAAATTCTTCTGTGGAATATTTAGAAAGATCATGGTTTCCAATAAGACTTTCCATATTTTCCAATCCTTCCCCTCCAAAAAGATTCTGAGCATCATCTGTTCTTCTCCAAAATGTAAATGCATTCTTTACATTTTCTCTATGGCTTCTTATGTAGCTTTTGTATTCTTCTTCTTTAGCCATTTATATCTCCTTTAATAGACTGTCTATGTCAGTAAATGTCTTAGCAACTATATCAAGATTATACAAAATCCTCTCAATATTGCTCTCTGGATATTCTCCAGGCTTAGTCTCTTCTAATGTCTTTAAGCCAAAATTTATTTTTGCTGATAGAACAATTCTTTCAGATAATTTCTCTGCTTCATTACTAAGATCACTTGTTCTATAAACAAGATTCTCTATAGCTCCTATCCTCTTTTCAGCTTCAACAGATTCCCCTTTAGAGATATAGCCATACTCTTTGTCACTATAATTCTGAGTTTTTCCAATCATAGATTCTTTTGCTGTTGTTTCATACATTTTACTTTTCTCCTTCAATTAATAAAACTTACTGGATATCCAGCTTGATAGGTACCAGGAATTGGTACCATCTCATTCTTATTGTGAACAACTTCTTGTATAAAATTCTCTCCAACAGATTCTGTGATTGCGTCACAGAGAACTTTTGGATTGAATTTTATCTGATTCTTTAGAATCAAGACATGAAATCCAGATCTTGTTGAGATCATTCTGAATCCTTCTAGCTTAAAAGACTCTAGAGATAATTGAATAAGTCTTCTGATAAGAATGATCTTTCCAGAAGGAATAAGATCCTTATTATTCAGATCTATGTCAAGATCAAACCATATTTTGCTAGAATGACTCTGTTGATAATAAGACATAAGATTATTATCTATTTTATTGAGTCTATTCAGAAATTTCTCTCTATCTCCAGAGTTCAATGAGAGATTCAGAGACTCACTCATATATTCTGACAAAAGATCTTGAAATCGTTTGATTGTCTTGATTGTATCAGAAGGACAGATATTTCCATAGCATACAAAACATCTTTCTGGAATTGGATTTCCAGTTCTGGTTGTATATCCTCTCACATCACATTCAAGTCTTCGAATATGCTTTACAAATTCATCTTCTGAATCATGACGAATGATTGTCTTTGCATACATTTCTGTTCTTCCAAGATTCAAGACTTTTCTCTCTTCTTCTGATAAATACTTATTTCTAGCAGACATAGAGAGAAAATATACTTCTGCTGGCTTCAGTCTTGGAAGAATTCTGTAGAATTCTCTTACTTGGTTTTCATCATAAATAATTTTGTAGTGATCCATATTTTTAATCCTTCAAATAGATAAAACACAATTCTTTGCTCTGAAGATCTATTCCAAATATTTGTTGCTTGATAAGATCATCAAGAGCAAACCCTGCAAATCTGACTTTTCCTTCATCAAGAATACTTTTTATTTGAGAAGAAAACAATACTCCATTTTCTATTGCATAGTCTATAAGAATATTTTCAACTTCGAGAACTTCTTCTCTTACCTTAGATCTCTTTGTGGTGATTACATCATAGATGACAGATACCAGAATAAGAACTCCAAAGGTTACAAATACAATAGTATTCCACATATTATTTCTCTCCCAAACAATGAGAACAATCTTTCAGAGTTTTCTCTTCTGTATCATCATATGGAGTTTCTAGAACTGACCAGCTTCCGCAGGTCTCACAATAAGTGAGATAAGCATATCTATGCATGGTTCCAATATCATGATAATAATTACGAAAATATTTCCAAGCTTCTCTTTTCAATCCTTTGGAGTTCTCTATTTCTGATTTGATATTCTTTTCTGAGATCACAATTTTTGTATTTTTCTTCTCAGGCTCTTTCAGATAGAGTTCCCATTCTTTTTCTAAGGTAACATCAATAGAATTTGTTCCAAAGAAGTAACTCTTTGACATCTGGTCTTTGAACAAAATTCTTACAATTGGAGAAATGAAGTCCAAAGTAACTTCATGCTCATAGATAAATCCTTCATGATTTTTTCTAAAGGAATCAATAAACTCTATCAGAGGATTTATGTTTTCTAACTTTACTCTAATTCGAATTCCATACAATTTTGTCATTTTTGACTCTCCTCAATATTTGATATATTTTTACTATATACTACATTCTTTGTCTTGTAAATAAAAAGTTTTCTAAAATCCATAAAATTCTTTCCAAGGACCAAATTTGTAAAATTTCTTGGAGTTATCTTTTGAGCTGATACCAACATAGATTCCAACAACTCCAAATCTTGTGCTCATCATGAAGATTCTAGATTTCTCTATAAACCTCATTACATCGTCTGTGATCTGTTTACTGTCTATGAAGTCCCAATTCCAACAAAGTAATTCATTGAAGAATTCTTCTTCTGAAATTTCTACAGATCCTTCAGGTCTGTGATTGAAATGAGTGTCATAATTGTTAGGGAATTGCTTTTCATCTGTGATATATTCAGTTTTTAACATGTTTATCTTTCCTCTATATAAAGAGTATATTCAAAATTCTTTTTTATTTTCTTCCTTTTATTTCTGGATACAGGGTTGGTACAAGATCAGACTGCCAATATTCCTTTGTATCTATGTCCATTACAGTCAATTTTCCATTCCATCCAGCTCCTTGATCCAACATGTATATCCCATATTTGGATACTGGAGTAAAATCTGGTTGGACCATCTGTGTGGTTGTATGTCCAATGTAAATTTCTTTAAATGGATCTGTCTTGATACCTATATCTTTATTGTAAAATACTGAATAAGCTACATCTTTAAAGAGCTCTCTACTCCACATCATATCATATCCACTTATGAGATCAATTCTGACTCCATTTTCTACAGGTGTAGGACCTCCATGGATGAATAATTTATCATTAGTAATATAATAATAAGGAAAAGACTGAAGAAACTCTCTGTGGGCTTCCTTGAGCTCCTGAGAGACTCCTGCATAACTCTTTATAGAAACAGTTCCTCCCTGTGAAGTCCAAATGAATGGGGTGTTCCCAGCTGTCAGGTAATCCAGAAGCCAATCGTCATGATTGCCAAGAACACTAATGAAGTTAGGAAGATTTCTTAGATACTCTATTGTCTCAAATACTTCTGGCCATCCATCTGCATAATCTCCTAATCCAATCAGAGTATCCTCTTGTAGATTAAAATTTGCTCTTTCCAGAACTTGCATCATGGCCTTATATCCACCATGGATATCACCAATTACTAATGTTCTCATTTATTTACCTTTCTATATTTTCCTTCAGAATTCTTCACTAGTCTTTTTTCTTTGGCATGAAAAACTTTTTCTTCTTTTTACTTCTTTGCCATTGCTTCATAAAACATTTTCAATATTACTTCATCTGTTCTTTGAGTATTTATCTCACTATTAAATATTTGTAGAGCATTCAAATCATCAGGAACATTCTCCATCATCTTTGGATCATCTATAGTATTCCCAATTATTTCTACTTCTCTGCCTGTCCAATAGTTAGAGATAGCACCAAGATGCCATTCAAGTCCGCTTTTTCCTTCACAAGGAAGAACCTCAAAATATTTACCGTCAAAATAATTTGGTCTCACTATGTCATGAACAAAAATTTTTATTCCATATTTGTCTTTTCTTCCAGTATATGGACTGATTGTTTCAGGAATTACTTCGAAAAAAGAAATATTTTTTGAACTTCCTCTACAGACATCATCAACAATTACAAGATGAGAAATTATTTCTTGGTATATTTCTGCTTTTTCATCATTAAGAGTTTTATACATATGTACATGTCTATGATATGTTCCTTCTACCCATCTTTCAGAGTTTTTCTCTTTTGCTCTTACTAATCCCCAATAGTTTAGAATCATATTTTTATTTCCTTAAGACTGTCTATATCAATTACTCTTTTCAGTGATCCCTCACTGAATATTACTTCTCCATGAAGTAGATCCATCCATTCTGTAACAAGAAATTCTCCTAGAATAAATCCATTAGAAATTAATTTTGATAATTCATCAAAAGAAAACCAATACTTCAACTGTTCAAAAGAACAAGCAGAAGATCTCCAAATTTTATCATTAAGACTATAAACAGCTGATCTATCCATTGGCATATCATTCTCTGGAAGTATTCTTTTAATTTTGTTTGTCTGAATCTTATCAGAAGTATACCACAGTCCTTCCTTTCCAGAAGGATCAAATACTCTATAGACTTTTTTAAGCTCTGTTTGAATCATACTCTCTCCCTAAGATATTTCTCAAAATATGAATCAGCTAAGATTACTTTCATAGCTCGTCTGATACGCTCTTCTGTTTCTGTAAATTGTTTTCTTCCGTATTTTGAAACTACTTCATCAGCAATCTGTTTTGTCTTTTCAGTAGCAGAAAGTTCATAGAATTTGTCTTCTATCTGTTCCCAAATATCTTCTGAATAAAGATTTTGATTTCCATACATATCTTCAGTTATTTGTTCACATCTCATAGCTTCTGCAAAAGCTTCTTTTCTATTTAGATATTCATTTTCTTCATTGATGAATCCTTGGCATTCGTAAGGAGCCTGATGATATACTCCACAAAAAGCTGTTGCCATATTCATGATGTACCCATGACCTCTAGCAACATAGAGCTTTCCCGTTAGAGGATCAATGTTTGCTGATGACTTTACCATTTTTGTATTTTTCCTTATTTAATAGATATAGATTGTTCCATCATCTTTTACTTTCTTCATTCTTCCTTTTATTGTTTTGTAAAAGGGATATTCTGAAGTAGTATAAGAAGTCCAAGAATATAGATACATATTTTTCCTAAGTCTTGCTATTCTCTTCCAATAATCCTTTTTCATTTTTAGATCTTTACCTTATTGTAAAACATATTCATATGCTTTCTTAGTCTTATCCATTTTTTCAAGAATTCTATTTCCTTTTTCAGTTAGATCTTTTTCTAGTTTTTCTTTATCATAGTAGATTTTTGCTAGAACAGGAAATTCTGAAGCTTTGGAAAAATCTTCTTTCTCTGCTTCTGGAGCAAGCTCATCTTTTACTATATTAGCATTATCACAGATGATTGTCTGAAAATTATTCATCTTATAGATAGTCTCTTTGATTTCTTGTAGTTCTTCTTCTGTAAATTTTGATTCTGGTGAATTGAAAGACAAATAAATATCATTATCTTCAAGAGCCTGAATATACTCTGATAAAATATCATCCATCCCATATGATCTAACAATATTTATCAGCTCAAGAAGCTTAGAAAAGATCTTTGTCATCTTGTCATCATATTTACTATCAGGATCAATCTCAAGAGGGGACTTGTTCATTCCTTTATAGTGAACAAGATCTTTCAGGTAATTAAGATGTCCTCTTTCAATAGACTTTTTCTTTCGTTTGAAATCTCTTATGGTTCTAGAAGCAACTCTTGTCATTTGTTTTCTAGCAGAAATTTTCTCAGCAATAGGTTCTACTGCATCTTCAAATAGCTGGTCAATTTTCATCTTTTTTCCTCCGATGGACTTTTTCCCTGTGAATCAAGAAAGGCAAAAAGTCTTTTTTCAAATGTATCATAATCTAATAGATTGAAAGAATCCTTTATAGATTCTTGAGTTTGTCTAACATCTTCCCAATCCATATCAAGGTCAGGAAATTCTGATGAGAGGTTTTTACGAAAGAGAGTATCAAACTGTTCTTTTGATAATCCTGAAACAAAGTTTTCTATATTATCAAGTTCTTTCTTAGTATTCATCTTTAGATATCCTCCATAGGAAGTTCCAAATCCAATAGTTTTTGCTATTCTTCTTTGATCAGAGGAGATCTCTTCAGATGTCTTGTTAAAAATTTTTGATGCAAGAGTTCTATATTTATCCATCTCTAATTTTATCCTTTATTTCTTATTGTTACACTACCATTAAAATCAATAAATAAGTCTGGTGACCATGAATCAGAGTAGTCTCCTACTACCCAATCAAGTTCATCTTCTCTAGTTGATAAAACAATTCCTGAATAATGAAATTGTGTTTTCATTTTCATCAAAACAATCAGACCATCATAAACCATCAATTTTGGAAATTCTTTTTCAACTCTAGCTGTATTAATCTTGGACTCAATCATTTCTAATTCTCCTTTATATTTAAAGTATACTCATTAGTTTTCAAATATTTCTTTTATTATTTTTGGATATTTGATATGAAAAATTTTACAGAAGAAATAGATAAGATAGAAGATGACAGTGATAAGACAAACTGCTAGATAAATAATACAAATAGAGATAAGATAGACAAGAACAACTACAAAATAGAGAATAGCATGAAAGATTGTAGAAAGAATTAAAATTATCATCTAGAATTCATCATCCTTATGAGCACACCAATTCCAAAAAAGCATAACAGCAGCCATAACAATCCAGAAGGCAACCACTTTAATCATCTTTTTCCCTCCATTCATCTGGTAAAGCATCATAACAAATGGTTTTCAAACTGTTTCCACATACCTCAAAATTGACAGTATCACCACTAATCAAATCAGGATGAATATAAAATGAATTTCTACTATCTATCCTCAAATGGAAGTCAGTTACTTGTTTGTCCCAATATTTCTCAATAAACCCTTGAATTGTTTCCTCTCTATTTGTGATCAACCTGTCATAAGACTCTGCTTTGGATTTATAGCTTTCAAAACTGATCAGCCATTCTGCTAATTGCAAGTGTTCAAGGGCACACTGTAAGTGCAAAGCTTTCATTTCTTTCTTTACATTATCCAAACAATGAGAGATTGCTTCTTCTATTGTCATTTCTTTCATTTATATTCTATCCTCTTTTATTCTACTGGTTTATAGGTCTTTTCAAAAATGTCTGGTTTACAAGGATAGAATTCTCCTTCTACACCTTTGATCATCCAATCACCCTTGGATGCCTTCACTTCTCCACTGTTGGAAGAAAAAAATATAAATCAGCAGCGATAATATACATCAGTACACTACACGTCATATTAAATATAAACATTATACATTCTTTGTGGTTTGTTTTTCTTCTTTGGCATTCCCAATCTCAATCCATTTCCTCATAATATCTAGAGGAATATCATACACATCACCCTTAATCTCTTCAAACTTTATATCTTCTAAGAACTCAGGCTCGACTGTGTTAGGATCAATGTTAAAAGTAATGGTCAGAGGAGAAAGGGATATTTCTTTAGGTAATTCTACCTTATCATATGTCTTCTCAAATATATCTGGCTTACAAGGATAGAATTCACCATTTACTCCTCTGATAATCCAGTCTCCAGGACTGGCACTCATTGTTCCTTCTAATGTAGGAATTAGCATGATTGGAGTTGTATATCCGAATCCATCAGCAATTGATTCGTCAAAACTTTTAGCCCAATCTACTATTTTTAGATAATCTTCTAATCCATTAAACTGCATTGCTTCAATTACTACTGGCTTCTTTCTAAATTTCATTTCTTTCCCCTATATAATCATTATATCTGCTAGTACTTTCAGCATGACTTAATAGCTCTAATAACATACTTTTAGTAATAAATGTTCTAACACTTACTTCATTAGAAGTATTTCTTAAATTAATCTGGTAGGCATCTCTATATACCTCAATATCTGTAATTATGTAGCTATCTCCCATATTACTTATCTCCTACCTTAGTAAATGTTGGTTCTATTTGATGATTTGCATCAATTACTACTGACTTCTTTCTAGATTTCATTTTGTTTTCTCCTGATCATCAAAAATGTCAAATGCAATATTTCTCATAGTATGATGTATATAATGATAGTTAATTTCAAATCTTGGAGGATCTCTTTCTAGATCTCTATCCATAGCATCTTTCCATTGTCCACCACAAAGTATTGAATCATTGTCTTTTGGTGTACTATATTGTCCTGCTGTTTTTCCTGCATGAAAATTACCACCAATGACTCTTTGTTTTTGATTTTGGTATATATAGTCCTTATCAATTTTCATACTTTACTCCATTCTCCATTTGTAACAATGCGATGGTCAAGATGATGAACTATACTCTTTAACTGTCCAGCTAAACTGTTAGCTTCCGATGACATACGGTCAGCGAATCTTCTATATTCTTCTTTTTCATTCTCAACCTTTTGAATTTCGTTTTCAAGCCATCTTTCGTAAGTAAATCCTGCTTGTTTTTCCAAAGAGAGATTAAATTCCTTTTTCAGATCATCACTATTTCTTGTCATGATTTATCTTCCTTTTTATTTTCATCATATTGATCCCATTCTTCCCAAGGACCTGGATCTGAAATATTCTTATGATCTTCTTGATATAGAAAGATGAGAATTAATAGAAAAAGGATTATTACAAAAATCATTTCTTTCTCCTTTGTTAGATCATCTTTTCCCATTCATAAGGAAATTTCAGATCACAAGAATTGGTCTTATCTTCAATGACTCTGCTAGCATACTGAATTGCCTTCAGTTTTAGTTTTCTTCCTTCTATTGCTGTATAGTCATCAGGACCATTTTGAAAACTAGAGGACCAATTTCTTTCTAAATCTTTACTGATAAATTGAAGAGCTTCTTCTTTTGTATCAAATTCTTCTATTTTTGGATATTCATCATATTCATAAACTGGTGTTACTACATAAATCATATCTTTACTTCTTTATCCCGAATGGTACTTCTTTCTCAAAATGATATTTTTCAAAAGCTGTATCCCAATCAATAATTTCTTGGTCTACGATAATACCTTCTTCAGTGTACCCTTCATGCTTGAATGTTATACCATTATAACAAATCCATTCATCTCTGTAATATTTAAACTCTTCTGCATTCATGAATGGGTGGTAGGATGGTTCCTTGATGACTTCTAGAGCGGTGAAAGGGACAGACCAACCACAAACTGCTGGAATAAAAACAAATATATGCATTCTAGTAATACTCTCAACAATGCCTTCTATCCCTTTTGCATCCTCGTGTTCACAGCAATCTGAACCATCTTCATTATCATCAAATCCTTTAATGAAACGTACCTTTGTTCCTTCCTTTACGTTGTTCTCTTTTACCCACTCAGCTTGACGTTCTGCATAAGTTGGTTCTGGTGCAGGGTAGAAGAGTGCCCAAAGAGTGAGAGTTTCTTTTTTAAATCTAAGGTTATTTGCTTCACTGAGTATTTCATATAATTTATGTGGACTGTAATAAATTGCCTTTGCCTCTAAGGTTTCTAAATCATTAGCAAACCATCCTTTTTGACCAACTTTTGCTTGGTCTGCTGTTACACAGGTCAAAATCTTGTTCTTGTCAAATTCCATTTTTATACCTCTTTCCATTCTTCTTTTCCACAGTATATACATACTGACTTTTGTTCAACTTTTTCTACAAATTCACAAAGTCCAAAAGTTGTTTTAATAGTACGAATTTCCATAGTCTTCTTCCAAGCATGATTGTGATCCTGAACAGTATTGAAATCACGGCAAGAAATCCTTAGAGGATTTATTTCTAGTGAATGTACTTTACAATATCCAGTACTCCAAGGATCATACTTATCTCCAGCAAAATGGATACAGTCCTTACAATAGTTGTCTTCTTTTTTCATTTCAAGATCCTCCAAGATTCATAGTATATTTCAATAAGAAAATCAAAGGTGCTTTATTGATCATCACAAGAGTGTAGATATTACTCAATAGATAAGAGATGAAAATTGCAAAAAGACTCAAAGATCCTATGATAAACACAGATTCTAGTGGACAGTCAAATATAGAATCAATCCAAGTATTTTCTTTTTTCATCTTTAGAAATCTCTTGTAAAAGATTACAAAAAGGACAACAGAAAGAGCAACAATAATCAATGATAATATTATTCCAAATATAGAGGTAAACTCTTTATATTCTAGGACTTGCTCGACATAAACAGGAATACTCTTTTCAACTGCTTCTGTTCCTCTTCTTAATGTATCTAAAAGATAGTTATATAATTCTGCATTGTAGTTTATCATCTTAGATATATTCTCCTATATAAGATTCAATTTTCCACATTCCCATGAGACCATCTAAAGAAGTAGCTTCATCTATCAATTCTTTCAATTCATGTTTTTTATATTTCTCTCCATTCGGAGAAATAAAAGTAGTCCATTCATTTCCACGACGTAAAAGATAATTAAGATTTCCTATATTTTCTACAAAAATGATTATTGTATATTCTTGCATGTCTTTTTCCTCAGCATAAAACAGAAAAACCACAATTTTCAGGAACTGGAGAAACGTCTTCTGCTCTCACAACAGGAAGATCTTTCCAAACTTTCAGTCCACAATTTCTACAAACCCAAAGTTTTTGAATGGACAGAAGCTTGATGCTGTCATCTTCATTTTTTATAACCACTTGTCTTAAAGCTCCTGTTGGATTCATTATATGATATTCACATTCATACTTCATCTTTGACTTCTCCTTTCTATATATTTAGTATATAAAAATTTCTATTTAATTTTCATATTTTCTTTTCATAAATCCTGGATTCATTCCCATCTGAATCATATTTGAAAAATAGGTATGATCAGCGTTCTTATCTTCTTTAATTATTCTTTTTGCCTCAACTAAAGCATCTTCTCTGTCTCTTATCTTTCCTTCTAATTGAAGATCCATAAGCTTGTCTAGAAGATATCCCATCCAGGAACCTGGAAGAACTCCAATATCTTTCAAATCATATCCATTGAGAAATGGTTTTGGGAGTTCCTTATATTCCTCTACCTTGTCTAGGTGTTTTACCCAATTAAGATTTTCTGGAATTCCTGTTGCCTGAGAATCACAGATAGAGAGAAGTCTCAGATCTTCATAGAACTTTTCTGCTTTCAGTCGAGCAATCTTAGACTTTTTCATCTTGGAAGCATTCTTGATTCTCATATGATTCTTTACCAAGAATTTTACTTCATCAATCTGACAATTAGGAGCTCTTAAATTTCTCAAGATCTTTTCTGCAATTTCTTCTCCAACTTCAGCATGTCCATGATTTGTATATTTTCCGTCTATGACTTTTTCAGTTGCTGGCTTTCCAATATCATGAAGGAGAGCTCCCCAAAGAATATTAAGATTGTCAGTCCGACTTCTAGCTAGATCCAAGACAATAAGAGTATGTCTCCAAGGATGTCCTTCAGGATGCCATCTTATTTCATGATATGCCGTCAATAGATCTTTCATCTCAGGAATAATCTGTTCTAAAAGTCCAAATCCCATCAGTCTTTCAAAAGCTTCAGAACAATTTTTTAACAGCAATATCTTATCCAATTCAGATTTGATTCTTTCTTTTGAGAGCTTAGAGATATCTGCTGATAAAAGAGCTAAAGAAGTATCTTTATCAAGTTTGAAGTCATTTGAAGAAAACCTGATGGCTCTCAATGCTCTCAATTGATCTTCTTCAAGTCTTTCTTTTGGATTTCCAACAAATCGAAGAGTTCTAGTGTAAATATCGTTTTTCCCATCTACAAAATCATAGATCTCATCTTTTATTGGATCATAGAAAAGAGCATTGACTGTGAAATCTCTTCTTTTTGCATCTTCTTCCATAGAGGAAAATTTAATAGAATCTGGTCTTCTTCCATCGGAAGACTTTGACTCTGTTCTGAAGGTAGCAACCTCAAACTGAAATCCATCCATATGAACCTGAACAACTCCAAAAGATATTCCAATAGGAACAGTTTTCTTGAAAATTTCTACAACTTCTTTTGGAGTAGCACTAGTGGCAATGTCAATATCATGAGGCTCTTTTTTCAAAAGCATGTCTCTGACACATCCTCCAGCAAAGACTGCTTGGTGTCCATGATCCTGGAGAATTTTACAAACTTTTGTTGCAGCATCTTTCATATTTGAGCATCTCCTTGGTTTAAAATACCCCTCCTTAAACTATAAGGAGGGAAAACAAGTTTAGAACTTACAGAAAGCATTCAAGATTGCTTGCTTTTGATCTTCAGTCAACTGGCTGACCATTCTGATTGGAGTTCCTTTGCAAACATCTCTCTTTACATCGACTAGAAACCAGCCACTTTGAAATCTTTCAATGACGAAGTAGGTTGCTTCTGGTGTGCCTTTATAAGCATTCGGGAATGTCTGTGCATTTGGATTGCATGAAAAACGCAGCCATGTCCAATCTTTTTTTGAGAGCTTTTTTGCTAAAAGATCCCTCTCAATCTGTTCTACCATGTTTTTAACATGATAAGCATAGGCATTTCTGACTCTCTGATTGACCGACTCGAGAGCATCATTTACTCTCTCTTCGTTGTTAACATTGATCTTCATTTTTGAATCTCCTTTTTAATTAATTTTAGACCAGAGTTCTTTAAACTTTTCGACTAATTCTTGCTTTTCTTTTTCAGTAAGATATTTGAAATCAGCAATATTGTAACAGCTAGAAGAATTTTCATAAGCCATATACCCTTCGTTCTCATTATAGTCAATATCACAACTTCTTGTTTTAGGATTATTATCAACTCTATATCTTACTAGTCTTTTAACATCTCCCCAGTCTTCAGCTAATTGAAAAAACCCTGTATCCATCAGAGTTTTTAGTTTTCTAGCAACAAACTTGGAATCTTCTTCAATTACTTTCACTTCGAAGTCAGTGGCTTCTCTGACTACATGACCTTTGTCAGAGTAATAGTCTAACATATACTTGTTAGACTCTTTGTCAAAGTAAGAACTATTTACTATGTCCTTCTTAGTGCTTTTCCTGAGCCCCACTTTTGAGATCAAGAAACTATTCTCTTCCATTTCTTTTTTAGTGATCATCTTTGTATCTCCTTTTCTTTTCTTTTAACTTAATTTCATTATACATTATAAATCTTATAAAGTAAATAGTTTTTTAAAAAAATTTTTATTTTTTACTTCCAAATATTCCTTTCTTTGATCTAAATGATCTTTGAGTAAACATCATAGAAATATCTTCTGCTAATTCATCAGCTCCTCCTCTTGCTAGAATCCAAGCTTTACAGATATTTTCTGCTTTTTCAGTGCTCAATAAAGACTCAAATTCTTTATTGTGCTTTTTGCAAAGATGAGCCCAGGGCATTCCATATACATCTCTTAGCTCTATGACTTCTTCTTCATCACAGTCTTCCCATGTACACTTCATTATATAGTATCCCCTATCTTAGTCTCAGTTATTCGAGGAAACTCCCAGATGAATCTTCTATATAAAGTAGTATAACTATATATTTTCTTCATCAAAGTTCTCCAACATAAATTCTAGAGCTTCTGCACTTACAATGATGTCATCCATAGTGATCGGTCTTGAGAGCCCAATTCCTTCTAGTGTTCTACATCTTGAGAGAGCCAAATAGACTCCTGACTCTGGTACAAACTTAGAAGAAAGATCTATGAAGATAGAATCTAAAGTCAGACCTTGACTCTTGTGGAATGTTACAGCAAAAGCAGGCTTGCAGGCAATTTGATTACAAGATCCCACAGATTTGTGAGTGACTTCATCAGTTTCTTCATCAAGGAAATACTCAAATTTATCCCAGTTCTGTCGAATAACATAGACTACAGTTCCATCTTGTTTTCTGATTCTTACAAAATCCTCAAAGACATCCTCTACAATTCCAAGAGTTCCATTCTGATATCCTCCTTCTGAATTATTAGCAGTACAGATCACTTGTTGTCCCTGAGCAATCTCAATTTTGTAATCTAGTCCAGGATGATTTCTGATGTCAAAGTCTCCTTTCAGAATTGCTTCATAAGTAATTCTCTTTGTAAATTCTGGTCTTGCTGTATACTGAAGATTCAGCTTGTTTACAATCTTATTTGTAGAAGCCAGATACAACATATAAGGATGTGAGTCAATGAATTCTTGTTTGTTCTTCACTACTCTTGTATTGATAAGATCAAGGTCTTCTTGAGTACAAACTCCTAGACGGATTCTATTCAGAGCATTCTTAAATACAGGATCTTTCTGTCGATATACCTCATTCAAATGGAAAGTCTTGAATTTGAATTTTTCATATAATCTTGCACTAAAGAAGAAATAATTTCCATCATAGATCTTATCAAAGTATTTGCTTACAGCATAGATGTTATCAGATCTTACAGGAGGAAGCTGAAAGATATCTCCAAAGATGATAATTCTTGGTTTTACAAATTCTGAAGATAATCTAGAAGCTTTCAGAACAAAATCCATTAAAGAAGCATTTACCATTGAGATCTCATCAATTAGAATCAGTTTTGTTCTAGTGATAAGATTTATGGCATCATTGCTAAGTCTCAAAGTATTATAGACATTTACTGGTGGTATCTTCAGAGCTGAATGTATTGTTGTTGCTGGAACTCCATCTGTAGAGAGATTAGCAGCACTAATTCCTGTTGGTCCTAGAACCAATACATTTCTGAAGTGATCATAAGCAATTTTCAAAAGAATAGACTTTCCTACTCCCGCTGGACCTATCAGGAAGAGATTGTCATCAGTATTTAGTATTGCATCAAGAGCTGCAGAGAATTGTTTTGAGTCTGTTTCTACCCATGACCATTTTGGATTGAGTTCCATCAGAATATCCTTCCAAAATTAGATCCATACCAAGAAGTAGACATATGACCATCTTCATAGTAGATAAGACTTCTGATATCGTCTTCATTAGAATTCTCTTGAATACAATGTCTGAAGATAGTTGCAGAAATTCCATCTATCATATAGATGCTAGCTCCAAATGGGAGATTTCTTACAAATGTCCCTTCCTCAAGGATGAGATTATTGAATCCTTCAAGAAAAGTTTTTACTTTCTCTAGATCTACAGATTGGATATAATTGATAGCTTCTCTACTTTCATTTGTTTCTACAAAATTACTAGGAATCGTCAGTTCTCTGAAAGACATCTGATTTATTCCACTATAAGAACAAATTCTTACATAATCCCAATGACTATGAGAAAGAATATTTTCTGTAAGGTTGATTGTTACTCTTGTATTGAATCCAAGCTTGGAAAGTCTGTTGAGGATTTCTCCCTGTTCTCTCATCTGATTCCAATTGTCAACTGATACAGCAACAGTATTGACTCTTGCTTCATTCAGAGTTCTGAGAACTGCTCCTTGATTCAGAGTTGTTCCATTTGTCTGAACCTCAATAGGATAGTCTTGAAACATCTTACAAATATCAAGAAACATCTCAAGGTTTTCTAGTTGTAGAGGTTCTGTTTTTCCCGTGATAATCACACAAGAAATATCTGCATTGTCAGCAATCTTTCTAGCTTTCTTAAGATTTCTAAAGAAATTCACATAATCCACATTTGCTTTTCCAGTCATTTTGGAAACACAATATGGACAATTCTTTTTACAAGTGGCTTCTGAAGGGATTGAAATACTCAGACTATTTGCTTTCATTTTTATTTACTCCCAAGTTATTGTTATACTAGACATGTTTTTATCAATATAACAAATTAAATTTACACGTACAATATACCCATTTTCTGATAAATCTTTTATAAGTTCTTCAAGATTTAAATTATTGATTTTTACAATTAGAGATTTATTTTTAAAAGTCTTAGAAAGTTCTATTGCTGAGTAAACATTAGATTTTTCTTCTTCAAAAGTCATATTTTCTCCTAAAGCGACTGAAGAGAGAACTTTTTTAATTCTCTCCTCAGAATTCTCTCTTCAATATTCACTTCTTCTTAGGATCATACCAGCGACGAGCCATTCGAGCAACAAGAGGTTCAACATATCTATGAAGAAGAACTCTCCTCTGTTTCTTTGCATAGTCTGGGAGTTCTGAGAAATCATACATGTTGTCATTCTTCAGAGCTCTTTCAATTGCAATTCTCAAGCCCTCATTCACATCAAAGTCATCTTTTGGATTGCAGAAAGAGTACCCAACAAAGACAGACCCATTCTTGGGAATTCCTGCAACAATAGCTTTTCTTTCTCCATCAATATTCTTGAGATAAGTGAATCCATACAGCTCATAGTCAATAATATCCTGTACACTCATTTTTGTTACATCTTTCATTTTTAGTTTTCTCCTATATACATATTATACAAAAATCTCTTTTTTATTTTCTAAAGAAAGTCAGAAAATACTTTTCCTTTCTTTTCTAGCTCTTCTCTAGACTCTTCAAATCCGTCTTCTCCCATCATGAGATAACTCTCTGACTTGAAAAGAAAATTATATAGATCATCTGTATTTCCATTTGCAGCACTTTCTAGCATATTGTAGAATTCTCCTCCAATAGAATCATGATCTATAGAGCCATAGTATAATCCTTTTTCATCAGCGTTTTCCTCATAGAAATCATAAAATTCTCTTCTGAGATTGATCTCAAATTTGACTTCATCTCCAAATTTCATTTTCAGTACATCTAGTACAGCATCCATATATTCTTGAATATCTGAATAGAGAGCCTGGAGAACAATAAAATTCAGTTTAGAGTCAAAGTCTTGATAGAATCCTCCTATTCTGGAAAAATCTATTTCTCCCATCTCATTTCTAGGAATCTTAATTGTTCCATTAAGTGCTAATGGAGTGTCTATTTCTTCTTTATCAGAAACAATAATAAAAGAAGAAGAACTAGAATTACTTACAAAACCATTTCTCTTTTTCATATTTAATCTCCTACAAAACAAACCTTTTCTTTGAAAGATCTATAGCTATCATGAATAAGACTTTTTACTTCTTCTCTGTAATCACTTGGAAAGTTATGCCAAGCGACTTCTATGTAATTATTCATAGTATACCAATAAACTCCAGAATCATTCCATCCAGAAGTAAACCCCCAGTGGTCGAACTCTTCCTCTTTTATTCTTTCTAGGAGATCCATCAATTTTTCCCAATTTTCATCTGTCATCTCACTCTTATGTACAATAAAAGAAGATGAACTACTATTGCTTACAAATCCTGTTCTCTTTTTCATTTGAAAACCTCCTCTCCAAATTCTTTATAGATACCTTCCAATGCTTGAAGAAATTTTGCCTCTTGTTCGTCTGGCTCATAATGTCTTAATTCATATTCTTCTTCTATATCCATAATTGACAATCTGAAGTCATCCCAAAGAATTAATACTTCTGTGTCTGAAACTTCTTCTAGAACTTTTCCATGAAAAATCTGATTGTCTCTAGAACATCCTGACTCAAATCGAACATAATTTCCTGCTTCAAATTTCTTCATTTTTGGACACTCCTAATTATCAAACCAATAGACTATTCTCATAGAGTCCAAAGAGCCTTTTTGTTTAAGTTTCTCAATTAGTCCAAGAAGATAAGGAAAGAGACTCTTATAAGGCTGTTCCCACATTGTTTTACAATAAAGAATCACATCATTCTCTTCATTTGTTTCTAAAACTTTCTTCATTTCTTCTTCAGAAATTTCTTTGCATTCTTTTATTGGAGAATACCAATTTGGATTGAATGTATACCAAGGATAATCTCCATTCATCAGAAGTTCATATCCTCGAATATCAAGAAAACCTTTTTTCTTATATTTCTTTTCCCAATCAAAATCTTTCAACTCTGATAACAGAAACCAAGATGGAGAATGAGCATCATTTTTCCAATGAGAATAACAATTTTTTACTTGCCATGAAATATCATCAGGAAGTCCTCTCAATTCTATGATTGGAGAATTGTCCTCATCTTTTCTACCTCCAAACAACATTGAAAACTCATTGTCATCTCCATAAAAAGTTGAATCATATTTGGAAATGTAGTACTGTCTTTTTCCATCAACATCTTGATAAGACCATTTATCTAATGATTCCCATTTTCCTTTATTGTTTTTCCTTTCTAGAAAAGCATGCATTGTAGTTAACATTTTTTCTCCTTATCCATTTCTGGAAACTCCAAATCGATAAGACATCCTCTCAGTAATTCCATCTTTTCCTTTCAAGTACTCCAACATCTTGTAAGAATCAGGAAAATTAGTCTTAAAATATTCCTCATTCACAATAGAATAATCTAGACCATAGAATCCTTCTTTATAGAATGGACCATCATCTTCTCCATGTCCTATGTTGACAAGAAGAATTTTATCATCATCTTCTAATTGATCAACTTCAAAATAACAAGGCTCTTCATCATTTGTAGGAGCTTTTAGACCTGCTAGATCTGATCCTTCAAGAGGAATCGCTCTACCATCAGAATTTCTGAGAAGATAAGCTTCTAGAGATTTCTTTGAAATAATCTTACAATCATCTATATCATAAAGATCTTCTTTCAACTTTTCTTCGTCAAGAACTTTTGCAACTCCTATAATAAAGGAGCTGCTGGAGCTGTTGCTTACAAATCCTATTCTTTTCTTCATTTTATTTCTCCTGCAAGATAACGATAGTATTCTTGGATATCTTCGTCCATAGTATTAAATTCAGTTTCTGATATAAATCCAAATCTTTGATAATCTGGATCAAAAACATGTCTAATCTCTAAATAAGAGACAAACTTTTCTAGAGCTAATGGATCATCTTTATGAATAGATGAATTATCAAAATTGCTGAATTGAATTGAGCATGAATTTAATTGACTGTCCAAACTATTCAAAAAAGATGTACAATCATAGACTGTATCTAAAGAAACATTATCTGGAGCTATTTTACTTTTTAGAATATATACTGATTTAATAAGTCGTATGAATACATTATTGTCTGAAAAAAGTTTTTTGTCTTTGATGAACATTTTTATCTCATCATTAGGCTCAATGAGCATTGGTGCACATTCTCCTGAAGTCCCTTGAAAAAAGACAAAAACAAAATTTGGATCATCAAGATATTCTTCTTCTATTTTCCTACATATATCTTCTTTTGAGTCATCTGTACTGAATAAATCTGTTTCTTCACATATATTATCATAGATAACAATAAAAGAAGAAGAGCTGCTGTTACTTACAAACCCATTTCTGATTTTCATTTCTTAATCCCCTATTGGATAAAAATACTTGTCTATCATATTTCTTAGTCCAGAAATTCCTAATTCCTCTCTGTATCCATTATGAGGAAAGATTTCCAATGCTTTTCGAATTTTTCTCTTTCCATATATTGTTTCTAGATATTCCATAATATCAAAGTTGTCCATAGTAGTGGAAAACAAAAGATACCCCTTATAGTATTCAAAGTCCCAATAATAGTTTACATCTAAATCTTCAATTTTTTCTCTTATTTTTTCTATTTCTTCTTGAAGAGCTTTTTCTCCTATAATAGGTTGATAGTCTTTTGGTAGATACCCTTTTTCTTTGAAAAACTTTATTTCAAGTTCTGTTTCTTCCATTGAATCATAAGGATTGTCATCTCTAAGACAGTCTGCTCTTATGATAAAAGAGGAAGAAGAACTATTGCTCACAAAACCATTTCTCTTTTTCATTCTAGTGGTTATTCTCCATCAGATAAGGAAGTCTTTCAAAGATTCCTTCATGTTCCAAATAGCTATATACTGACCCATCATTATCTGAAAAATAAAAGTAATAATAAGCTGGAACATATTTTCTTTTCCTAACTTCTTTAAGAAGATCTCTTGTCTTTTCTTTAGCTGTTCGTATCATCTCTTCTTCAATCTTTTTACTGTATTCATCAAATCCCTGAGCTTTTAGAGTTTCAGTAGCATCCCAATAATCCTTAGGAAAATAGAAGCTCTCTTCATCTTCCTCAGGAAATCTAAAAGATAGATCTTCATTAAGAGAGACTTCCTGAGCATTCTGTAGAGCACATTTAAGAAGTTCATCTGTACTTAAATCATCATAATATCCTTTAATCACAGGATCAGTTGTTCTAAACAACAATAGTTTCAACTCTTCTTCTTTATATCTTTCTATTGGCTTTTCAAAAGCAACAATAAAAGAGGAAGAAGAGCTATTACTTACAAACCCTAGTCTACTTTTCATTTTCTGGCCATCCTTCTAGAATTTCTCTCATTTCTTCTATGATTCTATCATTGTCTCGAATGAGAGATCCTATCTCTTTATATATCTTATTAGAGACAGTCTCAAAAAGATTTATAGCTTCTCTTGTCTTCTTTGTATAACAATTAGAAAGAAACATCTGTTCTGTAGCAAGTATACATAAAAACAAAGACACTAGATAAACTACAAAAAGATTTATAGGAATAAAGAAAGAGATAGAAGTCAGAAAGAAAGTCATAAGAAGATAATAAAATCCTTTCTTTAGATGAAAGTGCTCATTCTTAAGAGACAGCTTATAATTCCATTCAAAATCTAAATCCACAGTTTTTGCTTCTTCAAACAAATAGTCAATTCTTTCTGAATTGATTTCACTGAAATAGCACAACTGATCAAGTCTTATACTTTGTGAATACATCTTTGTTTTTCTCCTTTATATCTACAGTATATTAAAAATCTTTTCTATTTTTCAGAAAAAGATTTTAGACTTCTCTCCCAAAAGGAATTCCTAGAATACAAAAACTACTTGAACTGCTGTTACTAACAAATCCCATTCTCTTCTTCATTGTCTTTCTCCTTATTCATAAACTTCATAAAGAAGTCTTTTAGATTAGCTTTTACTTCATCATCTGCAATATACTCTTTTGGAATTTGATAAAAAGTAGCTGTTTCAGCTATATACTCTTCAGCAAATCTTTCAGCCTCTTGCTCACTAATCATCCTTTTTCTTTTCCTTCTTTAGTTTTTTCATATATACTTTTGCCATAAGCAGAACATCTTTTTGATCAGAGTCATTTGAGCATTGATCATACAAAGGACAAGGAACTCCTAGATTTGAAAAATCTTCTAAAGGTTCCAAGATCTCTCTTCCAAACTTCTCTGGAATATAACTTCCTCCATCACAGTTAACATGAGAACAATTTCCTTTTCTCTTTATGATAGACTGAATCAATTTTCTTTGTGTCAATTAGATCTCCTTCTATTGATAAATTTTGAAATAGACATAAAAGGAACAGATTCTACTCTTTTAAAATCTATGGAATGAAAATCTTTTCTTACTTCTTTTTGAAGAATATACTTTGCTTTCAAAGGACTTTCTGCTTCTACATAATATCCTGTTGGTTCATGCTTAAAGATCATTTTTGTTCTCCTTAGAAAAAAGTATCATCAGGATCGAAGACAAAATCCTCTTCTTCATCTTCTCCTAGATCATCAAAGAAAGCTTCATTCTCCTGCCAGTCATCACACTCATTCCAATCGTTTTCTATTTGGATTCTGATATTTTCTTCTATCTTATTACAGATATCCTTGAGATTCTCATATGCTAGAAGAGTAATAGAGGTAGAAGATCCAAAAAATCTAACTCTTCCATCAGTATTAAAATCTCCTACAATAGAACCATTTACCAAAATCAGAGTGTCATTAGAAACTTCAGACTCTTTAAATTCAAGATTGTTTGAAAGCATTTATTTTTTCTCCATTTAGATTGTATATATTGGACATTCACGACATCCAAATCTGTTTTTACAGGTAGAACCAAGAAGTCTATTTCTGAACTCTTCTGTTCTAGGATTGTTCCAAACATCATCTACAAAATTGTCACAGTCTAGAACTGAGATTCCTTTTTCCCATCCTTGAGTTCCTTCAGTAAATGAACAAGGAAAGAATTCTCCATCTACATTAATGTATGAACTTTCTAGAGTAGACTCACAAGGTTGAACATAACCTGAGTAAAGCTTGTATTCTTTATCAGAGAGACTCCTGAAATATTTCAGAGAGCTGCAACTGTCAAAACCATATGATATATTAAGTTCATTGCAAAGATTTACCAGAGAGTCAAATTTAGCTTGTGATAGAGGATGAAAGTGCTCTCCTCTACCTTTGGTTTTTAGACTCAAGAACACAATAGCATTCAAATCTTTCAATCTTTCGTCTGTAGCTGCATCCTTGATTGTCTGTACTGCTCTATCATAAGTCTCCTCTGCAATCATATAATGAATATTGACTTGCTTCAATCCACAATCTGCAAGATATTTTACAGAATTATAACAAATGTCTGGGTTGTGATATCTCGAGACTGCAACAGCTCCACAAATAGAAGCAAGTTTACAAGCTGTCTCTTTATCTAATTCTGCTACTGTGATATTAGGAATGACTCCTTTATCTTTTGCATAAAGCATCATGTCCCAAATATCAGGATTTGTCATACATTTAGAGTCTGCTCCAAAAGCAATCTGAGTGATAGATCTTGGAAGCTTATCAAAAATCTTTTTGAAATTCTCAAAAGAAAGATTCTTTCCATTTGGATTATTTGCCTTATAGCAGAATGGGCAAAGTACTCCCCCAACTCCAGTGCACTTGGTAGTGACCTCAAAATCGAGAATTGTTGGAGCAGGAAACTTCACAGGATTGTCTTCTCGAGTTCTTCCCCAAGATTCCATATATCCAGTCTCTTTGTTGAAAGCATAATTTGCTTCTTCTGAAAATAGAAATTTTGTTTCTTTATCTTCAATTATAGAAAATTCATTCTTCATTTTTGAGTCTTCCTTTTTCTATTGAGTTTTTTGGATTGTTTCTCATACCAATATTCATAAGAATCACTAGAATCTGGATAAGTATGAGATTTTTTTCCTAAAAATTTAAATTCTCTTGGTAAACTCCTGATATCATCTAGAGAATAACCCCAGCCAGCAGATAAAAAATGAAAAAGATGTGTATCATCTAAAGAGTCTATATAATCAATGAATTTTTTCATCTGATTGATTGTATAGTATTTTGTTGCCCAGATTCTTCTAAGGAACCAGGATACCTTTTCTTCATATGTTTTTTTTTCTCTTTATATTCTCTCATTTTGTCTATTCTAAATTCAAGACTATGTGCAAGCTTATAAAGAGGATCATCAATCTTCTTGTTATCAAGAACATCTATTAAATCTGTAATTGTAATTTCTTCTAAAAATTTGATAGAGTCACAAACTACTTTTGGATATCCACTAAAACCTTTGAATTCTGAAACAACATGTCCAAGAATTTTGAATATCCTACAATTTTCAGTGAGAACAGGATAAAATGCTGAAACATTTTGAGGATTTCTACAAGCATGAAATCCACTATAGCAAATACCAATATCCCCATAATGAACATGCTCTCTATCCATGGTATATTGTAGACCTCTACAAGTCATATCATAATTTGTTCCCTTGTACAAAATTTCATATTCTTCTATTGGATATCTCACAGTATTCCCTCCTGAAGCATTCTCATAGAAAACCATCCATCCATAACATCATATAAATGAGATCTTTTTTGTTCATTGAGATGAAGTTCATAATCAAATCCAAGAATTTCTTTTGAACGCTTAATCAAGAATTTGATCTGTTTTCCCATTGATCCAATCACTAATCCAGGTCTTTCAACAATGAGAGTATATTTTAAAACTCCATCTTCATCTTCTGAAAGATTTGACCCTTTGACTTCCCAAGAATTAATATTCTTAATAGAATCTTCCATGACTTCATCTCTGGATAATTTTGGATTCTCTTTCTCAGTCCAATCAATCAGAGCTTCGCCGATAGCTCTTTCAATCTTTATTCTTGTTTCTCTTGTTTTATCCATATCCATTTTTGAATCTCCTATAATTAGAGTATACTTGATTTTAACAATTTTTTTCAGGATAATACCTGAATTCTACTTGTTCTTCAGTAGGAATTTCTTGTAGAGTATTACAGATTGCTTCTGCTTGAGTAGAGTTGAAATAGACACACTCACTCTTGTCTGTATCAAATCCAAGAGCTGTCAGATAAAACTGAGTGACAATCCCATTTTCATGTCCAATTCTTGGAAGACTTCTTACTGTTTTTTCAATGTAGTATTTCATTTTTGAATCTCCTTATTATCTTCTAAAAAGGCTATAGCTGCTCTTTTGCTGCTTGTAAAATTACCACAATGATATTTAGAATCTTCTATCATTAAAGGACATTCTTCACACGAAAAACTGACCTTCCCACAGCCTTTTTCAGCTTCTGCAATTTCTTGGCATTTTTCTCTGTCATTCATCTTTGAATATCTCCTATTCTAGCAGTAAAAAGATTTATTTAAAAACTTGAAAAAGGCTTTTTCGTTTTTTGCTTCAAAAGTATCCATCATCTTTGTTAATTCTGGATCTTCCAGCTTTCCTTCTTTCTTCAGTTTGAGAATTCCAGCTTTCAGCTGATCAATTGAGAAATCTTTGTAGCTTTCTTCAATTTTGGTGAAAGAGAAATCCCCGATTTGCTCTTTTATTTGTTTGTCAATTCTTTCTAATTTAGTCATCTTTGAATCTCCTCTTCTTTAACTTAATTAAAGTATATACTATAATCTTTATTATGTAAATAAAAATTTTAATCTTTTTTCAAAAATAAAAGGAGCTCTAAATTTTTCAACTTAGAGCTCCAAAAAGGAGGATAAAAATGAACACTAGAAAATAAGGTATCAAGGAGCGATAACTTTAAATACAATGTCAGATATATATGTTGCGGCTGTGGCCTTGTCAATATCTGTACTATCTAATGTAATGGTAAAAGGTTGCACAAGCAAGCGCATACCGTTATTTGACAAAGGAATAGCTTCACTGAAAAGCTCGTCAGTAACCTCTGTACTTGCAGATGTTACCTCATTTGTGCCAGATACAATTGTGTATGCAATCTCACTGGTAATCCCTGTACTCTTCATATTTTCTACAATTACATCAATAGATACATGACTTTTGTTATTTGTTTTCACAACCATCTTGTAATCAGATACACTTGTTGCAAGTTCAGTGAATGTATGACCAGTCAATGTCGTTGCTGTATCGAACACATCAACATTTGCTGGTGTCTCTTTAAGAATCTTGATCTGATGTACAGGATCGATTTTTAGATTTACGTTGAATGATGTGCTTGCCTGTTCAGCACCAAACAACATCCCTCCAATACACAACAATACGATCATCAATTTTTTCATTTCTTTTTCCTCTCTAATGTTTTTTTATAAATTTTAAAAAATTCTTCTGCATCCAAAATCACAATTGGTTTGCTTCTGTTTTTCTTGTGTACAACAAGCCAAGGTTGGTCTGCTTTCGC